CTGAAGTTCCATCTGTTCCATCTGTTCCGCTTGAGCCTGAAGTTCCGTCTGTACCGTCTGTTCCTGAAGAGCCTGAAGTTCCATCAGTACCGTCTGTTCCTGAGCTGCCAGAAGTTCCGTCTGTTCCGTCTGTTCCTGAAGAACCTGAAGTTCCGTCTGTACCGTCTGTTCCACTTGAACCTGAAGTTCCATCTGTTCCATCTGTTCCGCTTGAGCCTGAAGTTCCGTCTGTACCGTCTGTTCCTGAAGAGCCTGAAGTTCCATCAGTACCGTCTGTTCCTGAGCTGCCAGAAGTTCCGTCTGTTCCATCTGTTCCCGAAGAACCACTTGTTCCATCTGTACCGTCTGTTCCTGAAGAACCACTTGTTCCATCTGTACCGTCTGTTCCCGAAGTTCCATCAGTACCGTCTGTTCCTGAAGAACCGCTTGTTCCATCAGTACCGTCTGTTCCTGAGCTGCCAGAAGTTCCATCAGTACCGTCTGTTCCTGAAGAACCGCTTGTTCCATCTGTACCGTCCGTTCCGCTTGAGCCTGAAGTTCCATCTGTACCGTCTGTTCCTGAGCTGCCAGAAGTTCCATCAGTACCGTCTGTTCCTGAGCTGCCAGAAGTTCCGTCTGTACCGTCTATTCCGCTTGAGCCTGAAGTTCCGTCTGTTCCATCTGTTCCACTTGAACCGCTTGTTCCGTCTGTGCCATCTGTTCCGCTTGAGCCAGAAGTTCCATCTGTACCGTCTGTTCCTGAGCTGCCAGAAGTTCCATCAGTACCGTCTGTTCCGCTTGAGCCAGAAGTTCCATCTGTACCGTCTGTTCCTGAAGAACCACTTGTTCCATCAGTACCGTCTGTTCCTGAAGAACCTGAAGTTCCGTCTGTACCGTCTGTTCCTGAAGAACCTGAAGTTCCATCAGTACCGTCTGTTCCACTTGAACCTGAAGTTCCATCTGTACCATCTGTACCACTTGAACCTGAAGTTCCATCAGTACCGTCTGTTCCTGAAGAACCGCTTGTTCCATCTGTACCGTCTGTTCCGCTTGAGCCTGAAGTTCCGTCTGTTCCTGAAGAGCCTGAAGTTCCATCAGTACCGTCTGTTCCTGAGCTGCCAGAAGTTCCATCTGTTCCTGAGCTGCCAGAAGTTCCGTCTGTACCGTCTGTTCCTGAAGAACCGCTTGTTCCATCAGTACCGTCTGTTCCTGAAGAGCCTGAAGTTCCGTCTGTTCCATCTGTTCCTGAAGAACCGCTTGTTCCATCTGTACCGTCTGTTCCTGAGCTGCCAGAAGTTCCGTCTGTACCTGAAGAGCCTGAAGTTCCGTCTGTTCCGTCTGTTCCTGAAGAACCTGAAGTTCCGTCTGTGCCGTCTGTTCCTGAAGAACCGCTTGTTCCATCAGTACCGTCTGTTCCGCTTGAGCCTGAAGTTCCATCAGTACCGTCTGTTCCTGAGCTGCCAGAAGTTCCGTCTGTACCGTCTGTTCCTGAAGAACCGCTTGTTCCATCCGTACCGTCTGTTCCTGAAGAACCGCTTGTTCCATCTGTACCGTCTGTTCCTGAGCTGCCAGAAGTTCCGTCTGTACCGTCTGTTCCTGAGCTGCCAGAAGTTCCGTCTGTACCGTCTGTTCCTGAAGAACCGCTTGTTCCATCTGTACCGTCTGTTCCTGAGCTGCCAGAAGTTCCATCAGTACCGTCTGTTCCTGAGCTGCCAGAAGTTCCGTCTGTACCGTCTGTTCCTGAAGAACCGCTTGTTCCATCTGTACCGTCCGTTCCGCTTGAGCCTGAAGTTCCTGATGAACCACTTGTTCCTGATACGCCTACACTGTCGAACTTAACATAGTAATCAGATCCAGTTGAACCTGAAGTACTAATTCCACTTAAAAAGGTTACAGTAAACTCAAAATAACCTGCGTTATTAGTCGAACCTGTTATTTCGTAGAAGAATGAGTTTGTATTATAAGATATAGTAATTATAGATCCATTACCTAGTTTTTCAAAGTAACCTTCTCTATTAATTCCTGGATTTTTATCTGTTTCATTTATTTTAATATTGGTTACTAAGCTCAAATCAGATAAATTATTAACTGAGAAAAGCCCGCTAGCTGGAATTGCACCTTGTGTAGATGAAAGCTCCCATACAGCAGTATTACCATCATTACCAGATGAACCGCTTGTACCTGAGCTGCCTGAAGTACCTGAAGTTCCTGAAGTACCTGAGCTTCCTGAAGTACCATCTGTACCGTCTGTTCCTGAAGAACCGCTTGTTCCATCTGTACCGTCCGTACCATCTGTTCCTGAAGAACCTGAAGTTCCGTCTGTACCGTCTGTTCCTGAAGAGCCTGAAGTTCCGTCTGTTCCGTCCGTTCCGCTTGAGCCTGAAGTTCCGTCTGTACCGTCTGTTCCTGAGCTGCCAGAAGTTCCGTCTGTACCATCTGTTCCTGAAGAACCGCTTGTTCCGTCTGTACCGTCTGTTCCTGAGCTGCCAGAAGTTCCGTCTGTACCGTCTGTTCCGCTTGAGCCTGAAGTTCCGTCTGTACCGTCTGTTCCCGAAGAACCTGAAGTTCCGTCTGTACCGTCTGTTCCTGAAGAACCTGAAGTTCCATCAGTACCGTCTGTTCCTGAAGAACCGCTTGTTCCATCTGTTCCGTCTGTTCCCGAAGAACCTGAAGTTCCGTCTGTTCCATCCGTTCCGCTTGAGCCTGAAGTTCCGTCTGTTCCGTCCGTTCCGCTTGAGCCTGAAGTTCCGTCTGTACCGTCTGTTCCTGAAGAACCGCTTGTTCCATCTGTACCGTCTGTTCCTGAAGAACCGCTTGTTCCATCTGTACCGTCTGTTCCTGAAGAACCGCTTGTTCCATCTGTACCGTCTGTTCCTGAGCTGCCAGAAGTTCCGTCTGTTCCGTCTGTTCCTGAGCTGCCAGAAGTTCCGTCTGTTCCGTCTGTTCCTGAAGAACCACTTGTTCCATCAGTACCGTCTGTTCCTGAAGAACCGCTTGTTCCGTCTGTTCCATCTGTTCCCGAAGAGCCTGAAGTTCCGTCTGTTCCATCTGTTCCTGAAGAGCCTGAAGTTCCGTCTGTTCCGTCTGTTCCTGAAGAACCTGAAGTTCCGTCTGTACCGTCTGTTCCTGAAGAACCTGAAGTTCCATCAGTACCGTCTGTTCCTGAAGAACCTGAAGTTCCATCAGTACCGTCTGTTCCTGAAGAACCGCTTGTTCCGTCTGTTCCGTCTGTTCCATCTGTTCCCGAAGAACCTGAAGTTCCGTCTGTTCCGTCCGTTCCGCTTGAGCCTGAAGTTCCGTCTGTACCGTCTGTTCCTGAAGAACCGCTTGTTCCATCTGTACCGTCTGTTCCTGAAGAACCACTTGTTCCATCCGTACCGTCTGTTCCTGAAGAACCGCTTGTTCCATCTGTTCCGTCTGTTCCCGAAGAACCTGAAGTTCCGTCTGTACCGTCTGTTCCTGAAGAACCTGAAGTTCCGTCTGTACCGTCTGTTCCGCTTGAGCCTGAAGTTCCGTCTGTTCCATCTGTTCCCGAAGAACCTGAAGTTCCGTCTGTTCCATCTGTTCCCGAAGAACCTGAAGTTCCGTCTGTACCATCTGTTCCACTTGAACCTGAAGTTCCGTCTGTTCCATCTGTTCCCGAAGAACCTGAAGTTCCGTCTGTACCGTCTGTTCCTGAAGAACCTGAAGTTCCGTCTGTACCGTCTGTTCCTGAAGAACCACTTGTTCCATCCGTACCATCTGTTCCTGAAGAACCACTTGTTCCATCCGTACCGTCTGTTCCGCTTGAGCCTGAAGTTCCGTCTGTACCGTCTGTTCCGCTTGAGCCTGAAGTTCCGTCTGTACCGTCTGTTCCGCTTGAGCCTGAAGTTCCATCAGTACCGTCTGTTCCTGAAGAACCACTAGTTCCGGATGAACCGCTCGTACCTGCTTGTCCTATTGATGTTACCTCTGTAAGTAATTCATCTGGCAATGTTGGTACACTACTACCGGTCTGATGCGTAACACTAACTGCATATACATCGCTAGTTGGTGCAGTTAGAGTCGGTGTAGAATTTATTTCGTAAACGTATGTCGCCGCATTAGCATATATCTTAAGTACACTGCCTGCTCCTAAACCGCTCCAGAATGAGCCTAATTGTGTACTGTTATTGTCTGTCTTGTGATAGTAAATTACTGTTGCCGAAGCCCAGTTTGAGTTACTGTTTGTTGTCGCTTCACCTTGTGTTAGTATGGCAGGACTTGTTGTTGTGTAGTTATAGAAGAATGAGTTACCTCCGATACCACTTGTACCACTGGAACCACTTGTTCCATCTAATGGCGCTGGTTGGTTTTCAAATTGACCTGATGTTGAATTATAGGCTAAATAATCACCCTGGTTTGGTGATGTGACACCGAATTCACTAATCTGTTTAATTCTAATCTTTGACATCTAACGATATTTTTATTTTCTAATGCTTTTCTGCTCCTTTTATATATCACGGGCACAACTAGTCAGTAGACATGTTGCGTGCAATATTTAAAGGGCAGATTTTTGGTTTGGAATATATATCCAAATCAGTACGCTTAATATATGAATATACAACTTCAAAGACTTATTAGAAAATATGAATTCCTGCTTGAGGATTGGCAAGATGTAAAAGAGATCAGTCAGTCTGCAAATCAAGAAATGTCTAGGGAAATCCATGCTAATAAGCCTGATAATATTTTAGAGTCCGATTTTACTACAGAAGAGGCTGAAGAAGACGAAGAGCAGCACGAAGAATCAGCTTCTGATGCTGAGTTGAAAAAACTGTTTCGTAAGGTTGTAGTTAAATGCCATCCAGATAAATTAGGTGCTGATGTAAGTGATGTAGAGAGGATTAGGATTGCTGAACTCTATGACCAGGCGATTGAGGCGCATGATGATAGGAACTGGGCTTTGATGATTATTGTCGCGATTAAGTTAGGTGTGGAATTACCAGCTGAGGCTGAAGATCAAGTTGAACAGATTGAAGAGGAAACACTAGCGCTTGAGGAGAAGATTAAGAATACTACCAGCTCTGCGGCATGGCAATTCTATCATGCGGATGTAGATGCTAAGGCTGAAATTATTAAGACTTACATTAAGAACCTCACGATGATTAAAGAGCTAAGGGCTAAGAAGGCTGCTAAGAAGAAGTTGATCTTGGGCTTAGGGCATCCAAGGACTGGTACTGGTTATACTGCTAAGTTATTGCAGAGTTGGGGCCTTGATGTTAAGCATGAAAAAATGGGTAAAGATGGCACTGTAGACTGGAGTCTGGCAGCTGGCAAGTCGCTCTGGCAGGATGTAGACATTAAGGACTTTGACTGGAAACATATCGTTTACTGCGTTAGAGACCCGAAAAAGGCTATACCTTCTAGTGTTTACACAGAGGATATTCAGAGCCACTCTATTGACTTTCGTAAAGAGAATGGTGTAGTTGTTAAGGAAAACCCGATCGTAACTGCAATCAACTCTATCGCGCGATGGGAGCACTTGATTAGCCTGCTAGAGCCCGAGATAATCTACAGGATAGAAGATGAGGGCCAAGAGCTTTTTGAGCACCTTAAGTCAATGGGTGTTGGCGTAGAGTGGAGTGATGAGGTCTTGGGCCAGAAGCAAAATACAAGGGCACATAAGAGCTGGGAGGAGATGATAGCTGAGTTTGGTGAGATACCGGCCAAGAGCAAGATTAGGATTAACCAGTACTGTAGAAAGTATGGGTATGATTTGATATAATCATGAACTTAATAAGTATGGCCCGAATGGATTATTTAATAGTCCCAATATTTAGTTGCATGACATCTAACATAAATTGGTTCACTAATGTAAAATACAAGATCTTTATAATATTCTTTATTTCCTTTTCCAAATACGAAATCTTCGGTTTTTTCACCTACAACATCTTTCCATTTTACTGGGCTATTACTAAGATGTGATATTGCAACAGTACCATATGAAACCAATCCTTTCTTTAATTTGACTGAAATCCACTTAGAATCTAATCCATCTATCTTAATAGGATTTTTATCTGATTCTAATGAACTAAACACAGGATCTTGAAAATTAATAGATACATTATCATACCACGCCAGATTAATACATAATCCATATTCTTTTTGACGTGTTGCAATTTCCCATGTTTTTAATAACACATCGGTTGCATTTGGTATTAAAAAATCATCACTATCTATATATGTAGTAACTTCACCGGTTACTAAAGATCTACCAACTTGTCTAGGGAAACCCCTATAGAACCTTTGTTTACCTTCATACATATTGAGTGTATCTTTATCAACATATACATACTTAATTCTAGCATTACTCTTAAAATATTTAAGGTATAACATGTGTGTTATTTCACAGCCATCACTAACAATAACGAGCTCTGAATTTTTATTATCTTGGTTTATAAAAGAATAAACAGCTCTTAAGAATTTAATATCTGATTTTTCTCTAGATCCTGGATATTCTCCAAGATATGATTGCATTATATAACTTAATTTCATAATTTAGTTAATTTAATTTTATGAACTCAATAAGTATGGCCCGAATGGATTATTTATTACACCAGTAACTCCTAAAGTGTTAATGTATTTATTTGGTATCTCAGATTTAGAATAAGTTATGTACATACACTGTTCAATGTCTGTTATTTTATCTGACTTAAATCTTATAAGCATATTTTTTAAAACATTAGGCCAAAGATTTTCTAATTGATTAAAATAATTGCCGGAAAATGCCCACAAAGAAGTACCTTGTGAGTCTTTGCCTATCTGTTTTGCAGTTATACCATTAGTACTGTAATTGCTTAAAACAAAATCTTCATTTAAAAAGTATCTTCCTGAAATTTTAAAAACCAGGTCATATAAACTAAAATCATATGCCTTAAAAAGTATTTGTAAAGCAAAGTGCTCTGTAACGCTTTTTATATAGCCTACTTTGATAAATTTTTTAAGTTCTTCGGGTGTCTTACCTTTACTGGTATACTTTGTAAACATCCTTTCAGAAGATTCAACAGCATCCTCTTGTATCGAATTAATACGTTGGTTGTTCACTAAGGATAAAACATTAACATCCTTTGGAAAGAGCCTTAACCATTCTTCATTCAGCTCATCACTTCCAACTTCTATTAAAAATATATGGGCATCTTTAACTTTAAGCTTGATAGAATGTATTGTGTTTATAGTTTGTTGTAATCTAACCAACTGTTCACTTGAGCTACTATCTTTAAATTTAATTGCAGAAGTTATTATAAAGGCTGTTTTCATCTCAGTAAATTTGTTTTCCAATCATATTTTTTATTATCAATCTTGTTCTTTTGCCATAGATTGTTTAATAAAAGTTCATATTGTTTTAACATCTCTTTATTTTCCACAGTATATCTTTTTAGAATAGATCGATTTCTATCAGTATATTCTTTATCGTCTTTTCTAGAGCTACACGCGTCAACTAAAAGTCTAGCTCCATCTTTAATATTCCAATCTGCATAATAATAGCCTAGATCAGCACATAGATGTGCATTGTGCACTAGAGGATAACCTAGGTAAACAACATCAAAATAAGCATAATTTAAAGGGTTTCCCCACTGATGTGAAATAACAGCATCTGCATGTCTAGCCATAAGATTAATAACGTTCCACCTAGGAGCTAGTAGAAGCTTTCTTTGTTTGTGAAATGATAAATTTTTAACAAGTTGGATTAAATATTTATTTTTTGAGAATTCCATGGCATTGGTGATCTTAAACTTCTCAAATAGACCTACATTAAGTCTGTTTGCATATTCAAATAACCAGATTAATGGGTACATATTTTTTATAACGTTTTGATTAGGTTCCATAGTAGCTACGCGCCACATATCTATGTCACCTCTCTCTTCAAAAAATATTTTAAGTTCTGGATCTTTTATTCTGTTTAAAGCAATGGACTGCTCAATAAATTTACTGGACCAGAGAAAAGGAACTACTCTAGCTTTAGTATTATGTTGAACTTCCCAGATCTGTAAGTTATGAAACTCTTGTTGTGGTATAAACCATATTTCATCAAACTTAATCGGCTCTACTATTGGTGTCTTATTTTCTTTTTCATTGATCTTATCCTTATATGATCTATCAAAAATCAAGTTTTCCATCTGTAATGCAGCTGTATTACCGCATTTATAAGATATAACTTTATTATTTTTAACAGATTTAAACTGATCTACATATTTAATGGTCGGTGTAATACCAAAACATATTAAAACATCAAATCTATTCTGTATATCTGAGTCCCATTGTTCCATATCATATCCATCAAGATATTTAAAATCTTGATATTCTTCAAAGTCTCTTTGGTAAAGATCAACAAGTGAAACTTTATCTACTCCTTCTAGCTGATTCATGACGTCATAAAAGGTTAAAAGATTCTGTGTTATACCATTACTAAAGATAGAAAGGCCTTTGGTTAGTCCTATAGTAATACCAACTCTCATGTTTAAGATTTGTTTTATTTTATTTATCAGTCTTATTAAACAAAGAAGGGCCCTTATGGGGCCCTTCTAATTAGATTAGATTAACAAATCTAGCTAGGATAAATTAAGCACTTTGATAGTGGAACTTAACTGTATCATTAGCATCGATTGCATAACCTGGAGTAGTAAGAGTTACCTGAGTACCAGAAACTGATGCAACTTCAACTGATATGCCGTTAACATAAGCCCATACTAGTTCTTCCTCATTGTCTTGAACAGAATTTGCAAGAGTGTAAGGTCCTAGTACTAGAGAGCCTGTAAACGTCTCTACGAAGAATTCATCATCTTCGATGATTGCAGCTTCAAGAGTATCTACTCTACCGTCCATTAATACGTCTAAGCTATCTGCGTATGCGTTAGCAGCAACGATTGCATCGCTTTCAGCAGAGTCAGCATAAGCCTCAAGTGCAGTTGTCTGAACTGTGTCTAGAGAACCAGCAACAGCGATTGCATCGCTTTCAGCAGAGTCAGCATAAGCCTCAAGTGCAGTTGTCTGAACTGTGTCTAGAGAACCAGCAACAGCGATTGCATCGCTTTCAGCAGAGTCAGCATAAGCCTCAAGTGCAGTTGTCTGAACTGTGTCTAGAGAACCAGCAACAGCGATTGCATCGCTTTCAGCAGAGTCAGCATAAGCCTCAAGTGCAGTTGTCTGAACTGTGTCTAGAGAACCAGCAATAACGATTGCAGTGCTTTCAGCAGCAAGGATGTCAGTTGATAATCCAGATAATTCGCTAGATAAATTTTCAACCTGTTTAATTTTAATTAATGCCATGTGTATATGTTTGTTTATTTTAGGCCTAAAGGGAACTTTATTGGACCCCTCATATTTATATATTAAAAAGGCCCATCTAATTTTACTAGACGGGCCTGTATTATACTAATATTATAAGAGTGTTCCTAAACTACGTTAAACGTCATTACTTGAAGCATCATAAATAATGTCAACTAGATCTGTATCTTCTAGTTCAAAACCTGCAATTGAGCCGTTCCAGTAAAGTTTATCCCCTGCAGTAATATCTGCAATTGCGCGGGCTGTTGTACCATTATCGCCTGAGAAATAACAGTCTTTTGTCTTTACTCCATCACCTAGATTAGCACCAACACCGTTTACTGTAACTTGAACGTTACTGTCTGAATATGGCGTATATGTGATTGTGATACCTGCATAGTCGCCGTCTGCTGAAGTATTGTTTGGGATCCAGTCTAGATCATCTGATGTTTCAACGCCAGTTTCTGAAATCGTAGAACCCGCACCTTCGATCATTAGTAGGACTGCCGAAGAGCCCATTGAAGATGAAGTTAAACCATTTATGTTAATGTAGTCACCCTTGCTTGCTGTAATCAAGATGTCACCACCGTCTGCTCTAGTTAAGACTAAGAAGTCTGAGCTTGCAGCAGAAGTTGTTGCGGCCACGCCAGTTCCAGTTAAGAAAGTGTCGGCTAGTTTATCAGTGTCTGTACCTGAGATATTAATTGTAGCACTTGCGCTAGTTGCCGAGATTTTAAGGTTCGGGAAACCCGCTGTACCGCTATCAACTGTTGAAGCTTCTAGATTAATACCATTGGCTGTAAAGTCAGCATTAAGTACATTTGCAATCTCAGTTGCTGTGAATGCGAAATAGCCTGGAGCGCCTAAAGCCGTAAGTTCTACTAAAGTCTCGCCTGTATTTTCATCAAATGTAATTGTAGATGAAGTTGTACCGTCGCCGATTGTAACTACTAGTGGGTCGTAAGTTGAACCACCGTCATCTGTAATTGTCACAATAACTACACCGTTAGTTGGGCCTGTACCATCGCCTGTTTCTGTTGAAGCGTAGATTGAACTTTTACTTGCTGTTACAAAGTGTGTTGTAGTATCTGCGTTAATTAAGTTTACAAGATCTGAAACTGCAGCGGGCGTTGTATCAACACCACCTTCAAAAGATTCAACACCATTGATGATTAATGAATCGTTAGCGTCCGGTAGGTAATCCGCAACTGTAGTTGTGATTACAGTTGGAATAGCATCTTTAACCTGTAGTAAGATTGCTTTTGAACCGCTAGCATGTGTAGTTGTCATCTGACCTGGATTGGCTGGATCTGTATAGTAAACGTCACCTGCACTTCCAGTTAGAAGTTCTGGATTAGAGTAGTTGTCAATAACTGTATTGAAAGGCTTAACGTAAATTACGCGCTCGCCCATTGTTTTCTCTAAAACAATACCTAGTGGAATATTTGAAGCATTAGTTGCGCCAAACTTAACAAAAGAACCATCAGTAGTATCTACTGTAATTGTATCACCTTTGTTGTAACCTGTTTGTGCTGCACTAAATTCAAATCTGTATCTTTCAGTCTCTTCAGTTGCTGCAAAACGACCCTGGATCTTATCAATTGAACCTGGATTCTGGAATGCAGTAATGTCAGCTGTTGTAATTAGTGGCTGACCGTTATCTGAAACCTCAAAGAAGACAACTGTATCACCGTTAGACATTGCATTATTAGCGTATGTCTTATAAGAGATCATGTCAATATCCTTCGCTGTGAAAGTGATTGCACTGTCTGTTTTTGAATCAACGCCTACAATCTGTAGACAGATCTGACCGTTTGCATTAGCAATCCAGTCGCCTGTTTTAATGTCAAGTGCTGTATATTGTTTAGAACCACCTGTTCTAACACTAGCGTCACCAACACTTTGTGGGTCAATACTACCTACGGTAATTGTATAGTCTATTTTTGCACCCGCTGCATTAAGTCCAGTCTCATCCGTGTATGGATATGTTTGACCAGAGTTGATACTGCTAATTGTACCTGTTAAAAACAGAGGTGGATGTGTTGGATCGTATACTGACATTGTCTATTTATTTTTATTTATTATCCGTTGAATGATATTATTAAATATGCGTGTGCGAATCTTCTATTACCACCTAAGCCAATTGCGTTCACGTACTTGATGTAATCCTGTCTTACGTCGATCGTCAAACTTGTTGAACCAAAGCTACCAAAAATATTTGGTGTGAACTGGTTGTTAGATGATGTAAAGTCACCGTTGTCTGTATCAATTGTTAGATCCGAAGAGTCAACTCTATATGGATGTACTTGATAGTCGTAGTTTACAGGATCCCATGCATAAACTAATATGTTTTGTGGTGGATTAGATTCGTTGCTGAACGATACTGTAATTGTATAGATTGTGTTTCCAGTATCTACGCTTACGCTGTCCACGCTTGCACCTGAAGTTTCAAATCCAGTTGCTGCTATAAATCTATTATCTGTTGTACTATTTACAAGGTGATTTGAAGTATCATATTCAAGTCTTAGTAGATAGTTTGTTACTCCACTTGCAGCATCAGCCCATTCTGTATCGTAGTTTGTAGCAGATGCTTTAACAAGAGCTTGACCTTCGGTACCACCTGTTGGTACGCCTTCACCAGAGATACCTGAAGAACCACTTGTACCATCCGTACCGTCATTTCCGTCAGCACCGTTAACACCGCTTGAACCACTTGTACCATCCGTACCGTCATTTCCATCTGCACCATTAATACCTGAAGAACCACTTGTTCCGTCTGTACCATTATTTCCGTCAGCACCATTAACACCTGAAGAACCACTTGTTCCGTCTGTACCATCGTTTCCGTCAGCACCATTAATACCTGAAGAACCACTTGTTCCGTCTGTACCGTCGTTTCCGTCAGCACCATTAACACCGCTTGAACCTGAAGTACCGTCTGTACCATCGTTTCCATCAGCACCGTTAACACCTGAAGAACCACTTGTACCATCGGCTCCATCAGCTCCGTTAACACCTGAAGAACCACTTGTACCATCGGCTCCATCAGCTCCGTTAACACCTGAAGAACCACTTGTTCCATCAGTACCTGCAGGACCTGGTACATTTGATACACCATCAACACCAGATGAACCGCTTGTTCCATCAGTACCATTATTTCCATCAGCACCATTGATACCTGAAGAACCTGAAGTCCCGTCCGTACCATCGTTTCCGTCAGCACCATTGATACCTGAAGAACCTGAAGTACCGTCCGTACCGTCATTTCCGTCTGCACCATTAACACCACTTGAACCTGAAGTACCGTCCGTACCATCGTTTCCATCAACACCACTGATACCACTTGAACCTGAAGTACCGTCCGTACCATCGTTTCCATCAACACCACTGATACCACTTGAACCTGATGTTCCGTCTTGACCGTCAACACCATTAGCTCCGTTAATACCGGATGAACCGCTTGTTCCATCTTGGCCATCTGCACCATCTTGGCCGTCAGCACCATTAACACCGCTACTTCCTGATGTACCATCCGCACCCGCAGGTCCAGTTTCACCAGCAACTCCGTTTATACCGGATGAGCCGCTTGTCCCATCTTGACCGTTAACACCGCTACTACCTGAAGTACCATCTGTACCGTCATTTCCGTCTGCGCCACTAACACCACTCGAACCTGAAGTTCCGCTGATACCAGATGAACCGCTTGTGCCATCAACTCCGTTAATACCTGATGAACCAGATGTTCCGTCAACACCATTGGCTCCGTTTATACCAGATGAACCGCTTGTTCCGTCTTCGCCGGCAGCACCATCTTGGCCGTCAGCACCATTAACACCACTGCTTCCTGAAGTTCCATCAGCTCCAGCAGGTCCAGTTGCACCAGCAACTCCGTTTATACCAGATGAGCCGCTTGTCCCATCTTGACCGTTAACACCATCAGCACCATTAATACCACTACTTCCGCTTGTTCCATCTTGGCCGGCAGCACCATCTTGGCCGTCAGCACCATTAACACCACTGCTTCCTGAAGTTCCAGCAGGTCCAGTTGCACCAGCAACTCCGTTTATACCACTACTTCCGCTTGTTCCATCTTGGCCGTCAGCACCATCTTGGCCGTCAGCACCATTAATACCACTACTTCCGCTTGTTCCATCTTGGCCGTCAGCACCATCTTGGCCGTCAGCACCATTAACACCACTACTTCCTGAAGTTCCATCAACACCGTTAACTCCGTTAACTCCGTTAACACCTGATGAACCACTTGTTCCGTCTAAACCATTAACACCTGATGAACCACTTGTTCCATCGATACCATTTACACCGTTTATACCGGAAGAACCTGAAGTACCATCAATACCGTCGTTTCCGTCTGCGCCGTTAACACCTGATGAACCGCTTGTTCCATCAACACCATTGGCTCCGTTTATACCACTGCTTCCTGATGTTCCATCTTGGCCGTCAGCACCATCTGCGCCATCAGCTCCGTTAACACCAGATGAACCGCTTGTTCCGTCTTGACCATCTGCTCCGTCAGCACCGTTAACACCAGATGAACCACCTGTTCCATCAGCACCATTAACACCAGATGAACCGCTTGTTCCTGAAGAACCACTTGTTCCGTCTGTACCACTAACACCGCTGCTTCCTGAAGTTCCATCAGCACCATTAACACCCGAAGAACCACTTGTTCCATCTTGACCATCTACACCGTTGATAGTACCGGTTACGTTGTCAAAATAAGGGATGTTAACTGCAATATTGCCGTTGCCGTTATCACTAACGGTCATGCCGCCAACAAATTCAATACTCTTTGTACCTTCGTAGTCTGTTGAGCCATTTACTACTGTAATGCTGTTGTTTGCAAAAGACTCTAAGAAGAAACCTAGAGTATCACCAACTTCAAATTTAGTAACTTGAGTCTCAGTTCTAGAAGCACCTTCTGGTGAAACGGTAATCTCAATACCATCCACCATTTCAGAGTTATTGCTAGCACCTGAGTCTAGAATTTCAACTCTCTGCCATGAAACAACCTTAAAGATTGCATATTCACTTGTGTTGTTAACATTAGTAACAAAGAGGTTTAACTCTGCGCCATCATCAGTAAATCTTTTCTGTAGTAATGTTTCTACATATACATTTCTCTTACCTAGATCATCAGTGTTGTTTAAGACAATCTTCGTTAAACCATTTGGATTAGAAGAGCTTAAGACAACTTGTCCTGCTGCTGGTAAATCGTTACCGTAGTTTAAAGATATAACTTCATAGATCGGAGCTGGGATTGTAAATCTACCTCCAACTGATCCGTCTGGTAATGCCTGGCCACCGTCGATTGTGAAACCAACTTTTAGTCTTGGCATTGTAACTACTTTAACACCTGAATTGATGACAACGTCTAGATAGACATCGCCTTCTGGTAAGCCTAAAGTCTCAGTTGAGCTTAGATTGATAATAAATCTACCTTTTGTAGATCCGGTTCCGTACGTTAAAGTTGAATCTGATTTTTTAAGTATTTTAACCGTCGTTCCTGCGTGGTTAACTACTTTTATCGTAACGTCATTTAAGTTGACAATATCTACTAGATTACCTAGATAATTCTGGTGTAATGTTGTAGTAACCAGGGCTTGTACGCCGCGGTTAACCTTTACTAACTCAGGTATCTGTAGAATAAAATCATTACTATTTACTGATGGCATGTTTTATTGTTTATTTTTTAGTCTCTATCTATATATCAAACGTATCTTAGGTTAAGGTCTTATACGTAGCCCTGCCAGTTATCATTGCCATGTACTGTACCTTCTTGGTACTGTGCTGCTCTAAAATTAAATTGATTAATAATTACAGATGAATTGGTTGTAGCAGATGATAGCTGGAGTATTAGAGCGCTCGTATTATTTAATTGAGCAACAAACTCTGCACTAAATACATAGGTTCTAGCAGCCGGTAAAGTAAATTCATCTTGATAGATGCTACCACTTACCGCCGCGTCAAAAACAGAGACTGTAATAACTTCAGTACTTTCAGACCCTGTCAAATTAATATTGTATTCTACTCTGTGCCAGCTTGATATATTCTCCCCATTAATATTATTAAGTGCATAATAAAGCCCACCTGTAGTTATAGGCTGTAACAGGTTAACCGAGGATGCATCTATTGGCATTAAACTAGATTTTAAATCTATAAATGTACCTCCGGGCGCGGATTGCAGTGTGTTATAACCATTAGCTGGTCCGCTCTGAATTTTTGCATTGTAGTGTATTTCTGAGTAGTCTGTTAATCTTTGTGTTGTACCACCGCTTGCAGCTACATCAGACCATTGTGTATTGTAGTTTGTGCCGTCAATTTTAACAAGTGCTTGACCGGCTGTACCACCTGTCGGTACGCCCTGGCCGTTTACTCCTGAACTTCCAGAAGTACCTGAAGAACCGGATGTTCCGTCTTTGCCAACAGGACCGATAGTTCCATTAACACCACTTGAACCACTTGTTCCCGAAGAGCCACTAGTTCCCGAAGAGCCACTAGTTCCTGAAGAACCACTAGTTCCTGATGAATGACCTGCCGCTAACGCATGCATAAATTCATATGCAACAAGCTGTAGATCCGAAAGTCTTCCGAGGCGTGGGTTGGACGCACCAATACCATAGCCTAATATCTCATAAGTAACTATATCTCCCCCAATAGCACCGTGTGAGTCAACAAACTCAAGATTAATTACATCGTTAGTATATGTTTGACCTTCATAAATTATAGTAGGATTTGTTGAATTAATAGATCTTTGTATTGCATAAGCTAGATCACCTTCAACGTCTGCAACTAATCTAATAATATTGTAATCAGATACACTTACATGGATTTCTATAGTTAAACTTTCACCGGGGAGACTTGGAGTTCCCGAAACATAAGCTGAGCCGGAAGACCATGAAAAGAATTCTAAGTTTTTAATCGTTGGTGTTATAGCCGTAGCCTGTGCACCGTCTATTCCGCTACTGCCAGATGTACCTGATGTACCTGATATACCTGAAGAACCGCTTGTTCCATCCGTACCTAAATAAGTACCGTCTACACCGTTTACACCTGAAGAACCACTTGTACCTGATGAACCAGATGTGCCTGATGAACCAGAAGTGCCTGAGGTGCCTGAAGTTCCGTCTGTGCCTGAAGTTCCGTCTGTGCCTGAAGTTCCGTCTGTGCCTGAAGTTCCGTCTGTGCCGCTTGTGCCAGAAGTACCTGAAGAACCAGATGTGCCTGATGAACCTGAAGAACCAGCAGGGCCTTGGATTTGACCAACATTATTCCATTGAGGACGATTCCATGTCCATAGATCGCCTGCTATAATATAACCGTCACCGTTAGAGTTTTCATCAACTGGTAATTGATCTTCAGATTCAAGTGTTCCTAAAATAGTAATTGAAGTGCCATCTACACCGCTTGTGCCAGATGTGCCACTTGTACCAGAAGTGCCACTTGTACCAGAAGTGCCTGAAGTTCCATCGGTTCCAGATGTTCCTGAAGAACCAGATGTACCACTTGTACCAGAAGTACCTGAAGTTCCACTTGTACCGTCCGTACCGTCCGTACCGTCTTCACCGTGAATAACTCTAATCTCATCTAGTTCTGGAATGTCCGGTACCCAAACGTCAACTCCACCGTTAACATTAGGTCTTACGTCGAAACCACCTCTAAATACAATTCTGCCAACGTCACCGTAAGATGTTCCTGTGTAGTTAACTTCAATTGTGTTTGCATTGTCACTAAAAGATTCAATCCAAAGACCAATCTCATCGTTAACTATAAATGAGAAAGACTCACCTTCGATTGATGAGCCGCCTTCGTATTCTAGATCTACTTCAATGCCGTCTAAAGAGCCTGAGCTTGAGCCGTCTGTATTAAGGTCAACTCTTGCCCAACCTGTAACTTTATAGATTGCATACTGTGTTGTGTCGTTTGCGTTAGTTAAAATCAGATTAAGTTTAGCCCCATCTTCATCGAATCTCTTAAGCAACATTGTCTCAAGATAAGCGTTAATCTTACCTAAAGAATCGGTCTTGTTAAAAAGCGCTTTAGTTGTAGAGCGTGTAAGTGCTGAGTTTAACACAACTTCACCCAGTTTTGGATTTGCACCACTGTAGTCAAAACCATGTACTCTGTAAATTGTAGTTGGGTGTGTAAATCTAGTTAAGATCTCACCACTCTTTAACTGGTCTCCATAAGCGTAGATTACACCAGTTTTAAACGGTGCAAAAGTAAGACGCTTTATGCCCATGCGAATATACACTGTTAAGAAGAGGCTACCTGATTTTAATTCTAGGGTCTCTTCGCCAGAAAGGTGTATTCTAAAGCTACTTGTAATCGGATTACCGAGCGTTACGTTACCTAATGACTTGGAAAAAGTCTTTACTGTTTGGTTGTCTAAATCTTTAAGCGTAAACACATAGTCATCTAATAGACTAGTATTAACATCTTTACCCTGTATATCTTGGTACAAGTTAAAAGTAAAAAATGCTTCTTGGCCTCTTAACACTTCTGTAAAGCTGGCCTGTGTTATGATAAGATTATCTCTTTTTACTGTTGGCATTTGAAATTGTTATATTTTTCTCTATTTATTTATCCTGCTTAAAATGAATAGTCTTTACGCAGAGTATGATAAATAGTGCTTTTTATAACCTCAATTGCAAAACCTTCAATAATCGTTGCGTTATTACACTCTACTTTAAAGATAATCTTTTCAGTTTCTGTAGCATTTAGGTCTTCTAGCTGCGACATATAAACCTCTTTTGTGTACTTGGTCTTGTTTAAGAATTCAAGCTTAAAAGAGCGCCAGTCATTAATATAACCAGAAGGCTTGTTGAAATAATATGAATGTAATTCGTTGTTTGCTGTGATAATGAAGACAAAGCCATCGTTTAAGAAATATCTCTTGTGTGGTACATAAGCAACCTTAAGGCCAAGCTCGATTTCACGCCAAATGTCTCTGATGTTTGAGTGCAATTCTTCAAAAATATCTATTGCTTCCTCACAGAGGATGTCCATTACTTCATCCTGATCTAATTCTTTTTGAGTATATTCTAGATCAAAGTTAAAGAAGTTAATGCCAGTAAGTTCATAGTTAGAAAGGTCCTCGGATGAAAGAAGCTTTTCTGCATCATAACGGTAAAGGTAGTCAAGCGTGTCGTCTACCTTTTTTAGAGTTTCAGAGAATAGACCATTCTTTAGATCTTTTTTAAGACTCTTAACTTCGGCTAGAAGTTTATAGTGTCTGTATTCAAAGTCTATCGGGCCTTTAGTAGCCCATTCTGGTATGTAAGTCTTCTCCATGAGATATTTATCACGGAAAAGCCCGTTACCAGCCTGAAATGGTTATAAATTATCTTTTGTCTTTTTCAAATCAACTTTAAGCGCCTCTTTTGAGCTTATTTGTTCAACTCGATCAATTTGATTTGTAGTTAGACCCCACTGTAAAATAAACCAGCTCATTTCCTGCTCGGCCATTTTCTTGGTCATTCTAAGCTTCTTTCTGATCAGTTCAACGCCCCATTTAATAAAAGCTTGCTCTTGATCCGCTGTTACGCGATAGCGCATATACCAGTCTGGATCTGAACTTACTTCCTTATAAGTAACGTCAAAGGGCTCTAGTTGTTTGTTGACTAGTTCGATAAAGACTTCTCTTTGTTTTTCTCGCTTGTCCATCTTATTTTATTTATTCGGCTTAATTACTTCGTCGATGATACCGTATTTAACAGCTTCTTCTGCATTTAACCAGAAGTCACGCGTAGCATCTTCTTTAACTTGTTCTGCACTTTTACCACAGTAAGATCCAAGTAGGACAAAAAGCTCATTGTTAACTTTTTTCCATTCTTGCCAGTCGATTTCAGCATCTTGAATGTTTCCACTGAATCCACCTGATGACTGGTGTAACATTGTCGTTGAGTGTCTTAATGACATTCTTTTACCTTTTGTACCAGCGCCAAGAAGTACTGAACCCATCGAAGCTGCCATACCTGTATTAATTGTGCGGATGTCAGCTTTAATGTATTCCATCACGTCAACCATTGAAAGTCCTGATTTAACACTTCCACCTGGAGAATCAATATGCATTGTAATATCTTCGTTTGATGTAGTGTCTAAAAACATTAATTGAGCTTGGACAACAGTTGACATTTGGTCATTTACAGGACCTGCAACCCATAGCAATCTGTCCATCATCAATCTTGAGAAGATGTCCATTTGAGTTGCTCTCAACTCTCGTTCTTCTAGAATATATGGCGTCATTGAGCCTTGGATGTGTTTGCTATATACATCTAGCTTTGATGAGCCGATGTTAAATTCGCTCTTTGCGAATCTCTCAAATTCTTTATCTTTACTATAGTAATTCATTTCTCAATTTGTTTTATCATATCTTTGATTAGGCCACATGTTTCATACTCTTCAATCATTCTAAAGTATTCAGTTGCTTTGTTTAATGATTTTAGGTAGCCTTCTCTTGGTAGACTCATATCATACTCAACGCCATCTTCATCTACTAAGATGGCCATAATTTCATCCTTAGAACCCTCCTCAATATCTTTAAGTACATATTCTACTATTCTGCGGTAGAACATATCGTATTTGCTCATTAACAGCTGATCGAAATCAGTTACTGTTAAAGCTCTAGGGTCAATGTGTATTCTTAACGGTTCTGCCATCTTTCTTAAAGTTCAAAATAGTCCGCAAGGATGTTTTTGTAGTTAACGTCTTCTTTACCAATTGAAGCGTCAATGCGCTGGCAGAATTCACGACCATGGTCGCTTAAGCTTACTTGCCCGTCTTTGTAATCAATAAAAGGCTTTTTAAGCATGAATGTATCAGTCTTGTCTTCTGTTTCGGCTAGAATATTATCTGCTAACTCAAAGTGTCTTTCGTAGAAATGTAAGTTGTCTGCGAAGTGGAAATAATAACCAATCTCTAGATCTGGATAAGTTTGCTTTAAGATATGCCAAACTGATTGATGTAAGAATGAGAAGAAAGGTGCATCAAACGTAAGACCGTAGAATACATCGTTAGATCTCATTTGTACTTTCATCATAAGCTTGTTGTCTCTTACAAAGAAGTTTGCATACATGGTACAGACAAAGTCTTTGTTGCCTTCAAACTGAAAGTCTGGCCGGTTAAAGAACATAATAGCCTGGCGGCTGTTAAGGTCTTTCTTAAGAGACTCAATCACCCAAGACATTTGTTCATCATTGATAACAAGACTGCCGTAGTTAGAGTTGATCTCGTTTGAATTAGGATTAGTAATGCCTTTCCAAAATGAAGAGAAGTTACTAATGTAGTCAATATCTCGATCTCTGTGTAAATACCATGCTAGTTCACCAGCTAGATATTTCCAGTTAAAAGGTCTGCTCTCAAAATTAGCAATTGGCTTAGCTGGGTCAATATCGAAGTCTGCTAGTAAGACTTCTTTGACTTTCATATCTCTAGGCTGAGACTCTGTGCCTTGCTCTTTAATATGTGAAAGTATTTGTTTGAATGTAGTTGAAAAACTCATCTATCTTTAAATTATTATCTTTGTTATTATATGCTTATTTAAGCTTTAGTTTCTCGTCTGTCTTGATCTTATTAACAGTGTAAGTCTTACCTGGTTTAAGATCACCGTCAACTATCGCATCTGCAATTAAGTCTTCTACATATTTTTGAATTGCTCTCTTAAGTGGTCTAGCACCGTATGCTGGGTCATAACCTTCAACTGCTAAAAACTCTTTTGCAGCCTTAGTAAACTTAAATACATAGTCTAACTCTGTCATACGCTCGTTGAATAGATCAAGCTCAATGTCAACGATTTTAATAATGTCATCACTTGAAAGCTGATCGAATAGAATAATATCGTCTAGTCTGTTTAAGAATTCTGGGCTAAACTTATTCTTGAGTTCCTTCTTAATGATTGCATCCATCTTAGCATTCTCAGTTGCAATTGTAGAAGCGCTCTGGAAGCCAACGCCAGTTCCAAAGTCCGCTAGCTTGCGCGCGCCGACGTTTGAAGTCATGACAATAATAGTATTGGTAAAGTCAATCTCGCGGCCTAGAGAGTCCGTGAGACGGCCCTCATCAAGCACTTGTAGTAACGTATTAAATGTATCTGGGTGCGCCTTCTCAATCTCATCAAAGAGAACTACTGAATATGGCTTGCGGCGTACTGCTTCTGTTAGCTGACCACCGTCTTCATGGCCAATATATCCCGGAGGTGAACCAATCAATCTTGAGACATTAAACTTCTCTTGGTATTCTGACATGTCGATACGGATCATTGCATCGGTGTCACCAAACAAGTATTCTGCAAGTGCTTTTACAGTCTCAGTTTTACCAACTCCAGTTGGACCTAAGAACATAAATGAACCCACAGGCTTCTTGTGACTTGCCACGCCTGTACGTGATCTTTTAATAACTTGTGCAAGTGCCTCAACTGCTTTATCCTGACCGATGATATGCTCTTTAAGCTTATTAGCCATGTTCTTAATCATCTTCATGTCGTCAGCGCCAAGCTTATTCACTGGAATACCTGTCTGGATTGCAATCGTCTCTGTAATATCGTCGATTGTAACTTTACGTTTTGTTGTTTTTAGGCTTGCTTCCCACTTTTCAGTCTCTTCTAAAACTTCAGACTCACATTCCATCTGAGCATCTCTCAACTGAGCTGCAAGTTCATAGTCTTGTTTTTCAACTGCAAGTTTCTTATCGAGTTTAATAGTTTCGCATTTGTTCTCAAGCTTTTTGATATTAGCCGGTACTTTAACTTCCATTAAGTGCGTTCTAGCGCCAGATTCATCAAGTAAGTCAATTGCTTTATCCGGCAATTCACGCTGCTTAATGTAACGTTCACTCATGCGCACACAGGCTTCGATTGACTCATCATTATATTCAACTGCATGGTGCTCTTCATAATTAGACTTGATTCTGTGTAAGATCTCAATAGTCTCTTCAATTGAAGGTGGGTCAATAAACACCTCTTGAAAACGACGTGTTAATGCGCCATCATCCTCGATATTCTCGCGGTATTCATCAAGTGTAGTAGCACCAATACATTGTACTTGGCCTCTGGCCAACGCTGGCTTTAGGATGTTTGAAGCATCTAGCGCTCCACTAACACCTCCAGCACCAACAATAGTATGAATCTCATCAATGAAGACGATTACGTTGTCGGCCATCTTTAGCTCGTCAACAATATTCTTCATGCGCTCTTCAAATTCACCACGGTATTTTGTACCTGCAACGATCGTTGTCATGTTGATTGAGATAACTCTCTTGTTTAAGAGCACTCTCGCTACTTTCTTCTCAACAATACGTTGAGCAATCGCTTCTACAATTGCAGTTTTACCCACACCTGGGTCTCCAAGAATAATTGGGTTGTTCTTCTTTCTTCTGGACAAGATCTGGCAAATGCGGTAGATCTCTTTATCTCTACCAATAATTGGATCTAGCTTACCTTCAGCGGCAAGTTGTGTTAGATCTTCACCAAACTCATCTAGAAAAGGAGTCGCTTTCTTCTTCGACCCCTTTCTACCTTTTTCACTTTCGTAACCGTCTGCTAATGACATATATTAAGTTAATTGTTTTCTGTTGTTTATATACTCTAAATGGAATTAGTTTACAATATCGTCAGCAGCATAAACAGCTGGCAATAAGTCTGGTTTAACTCTCGCTTCAAAGCCAAGTGACTCTACATATCCAACCGCAGCTTTTACCAGTTTATTTGATTTATGGACCGGGTCGATGTTATAGTCTAAATCTATTGTATCTATCTCGATTCCAGCATCACGCAAATAGAGTGCAGCCTGAACCGAAAGTTCAGTTTCTTTCCACAGTCTGTTCCACATATCTCTAACCACAGGCACCACTTCTTTCTTATAGATTACATGGCAGCCTGATGAGGCAACGTGAAATACTAACGTTGTCGCATAAGTAGTTGTAATACCTTTAGTTTGGCTGTCACAGCCTAGGTACATTTTTACTTCATAATCCTTGTTCTTTTCAAGGTATTCTCTAGTGTATTCTGCTAGATCAAAATTTGTATTGCTAGCTAATTTCTTAAACTTCATCTCTCTAAAATAAAAAAGGAGGTCGCGAGACCTCCTTAAAGTTAAGTTAATCACGTCTTATTTTATCTATACAACTTACTTAGAGTCTTTAACCAGAACTCTTCCCATTTAGTTAGGTTGGAGCTCCATTGTTTTCTCTCGCTTGTATTGTCAAGCCATTTCCAGAGTGGTGTACTCAAGAAAAGGAAGTCCCAGTTAGTTACACTTAAGATCTTGCGGTCTGCTCCATTCGGCAATCTAAACTCAAATGCTAATAAGGCGTATGGTCGAAAGTCCTTTGTGAATTCAAAGAACGTGAAGCCGATACATGCATCTCCATCATGTAAGAAAATATCTAATAGGTTAAACTTAAGATTAACCTTGCGCAACTTCCATTCTAGTTTTCTTAGTATTTTATTCATCTTTAAATCTTTTATCTGAGATATTACCGATTTGTTGGTAAGCTTCCCATAGATGTTGTATAGCCTTATCTATGTTTTGTTTAACTTCTGGCTCTAATTTAATTGCCGGATGTTGCATCAAATGGTCTTCACAGTTGCATGCGATCACATGTAACCTATCTAGAGCCTCATGATAATGAAACTCGTCTAAATTCTTCTTGATCTCCTCGTTTGCCATTAGTAACCTGGATTATATTCCTTTCTTAAGAGTAAGATTACATCTTGTGCATCTTTCACTGCGTCGTGCGCAACCTCTTCTGGTAAACCAGCTCTCTTCTTACAAAGTCCTAATCCCGGCAAGCTCTCGTCCTCTTTCCATTCAGTATAGATTATGCTTGGGTCTAAAATACGCTGACGTACTTTGATTAGCTGTTTCCAGCGAGGCATCTTCTCTAAGAACTTAAGGTCAAACGTGCCGAAGTTTTTACCAGCCGCTGTGATATGGATCGGCTTAGTCTTGTTAGTAATCATAGGCAACATTTTACCGTTCTCCATCTTAGCATAACCACCAGAATTTATATCGTTAAACTCTACAAAACCATTTTCAGCTAACCAGTAATAAAAGGCTTCAACGATCTCTTCTTTCTTATAGAACTTCATGCCAGTCATCTGCACGATGTCATTCTTCTCATCTTGATCCTGTGCTGTTTGATACTGCACGATCGTCTGAAGCAGGTCTCTGTTCAGATTGATAGCATAAGGATCGCCTTCAATTCTGTTTGGCAAAACTACGCCGTGGAATGTTGGCAGATCTGCTAGTGGTTTAATATCGTTGGTGTCTTCAATAACTGCACCGATACTTAAGACTTGACATTTCTCTGGGTCTAATCCAGTTGTCTCTATGTCTATGCTTATGTACTTCATAAAAATTCTATTTCGTTTGTTACTGGGTCCCAGTCTACTGTGATTGGTTCATTTACTTGTACGTACCTTTCATTTAGTACAGCTGCGTTGATAAAATGCGTACCTTCATGAAACTTATAGCCATAGCCGCCGTGAATGTGACCAAACACGTGGATCTTTGGCTTAATCTTATCTACTCGAACCCTTAGGATCTCACAGCCTAGATCACCTTCATTATATGGAGGTCCACTTATGTCTAAATGTCCTTGTGGAGGCCCGTGAGTTACTAAGATGTCAACATCTTCTGGTATATCATTCCAAACTTTGGCCAACTCTTCACCACATCTGGGTAGATTAAAAGCCCAATGATAAAATTCAGGCTGCCAAGGACTGCCATAGATCTTAACCATTTCATCCGGAAAAAGACCATACTCAAAAACATTGTCCTGCATATAGTCAACTCCATATGAATTGACGATCTCAGCCACTTTTTCAGGTTCATCCTCAAACAGACGGTCGTGGTTTCCGGCAATAAAAGCGGAGACATCATAGTCTTGACCCTCAAACCACTTACAGAAGTCTGTGACTTCATACGCGCTATAACCGCTATTCATAATGTCTCCAGCATGAATTAGGAGGTCTCCACCCGGCAGATCTAGCTGTCGGTGTTTGGTGTGCGTGTCGGAAATAAATGTTATTCTCATCTTAGTCTTTTTATGCTGATCTTAGGTTTTGTTTCTACATTAAACTATCTGGTATGTAGAGAATCGTTGGGTTCTTTTTTTAATTAAGTTCTGTGTTGGCACTTGTCATACACTCGTCCGTTATGCACCATTTTTAGGCTTATGTCTTTTATCCAAAAACAATTTACCTAAATCCTTTTCAATGCTTTGTGCATCCCTCCAACCTTCATTGTATTCGTAGATTATTTGTAGAATTTGTTTTTGTCTTGTGGTGCAACTAAGTTTTTTAATTTCTTCATTCATTATTTTAAGTATTAAACGGTGCATAACACCATATAAAATTCATTTCGTTCCTCAACGCATTTTATACAATACGTTAGCAACAATTAAAATTTTTCAATACATTCGCAGTTATCTGATTGGTAATATGCTGCATGATTGATAACATTAACTTCTTTGCTTCCGCATCGGTATAATTTGCAATCATCATGTTTCTCACAGCTAGTCATAATAGTAGCTACAATCAATAAGATGCCAAACCAACCCATTACTATAAGTGTTGGGATAATATTACTTTTCTTTATTTCCATATCTCTTTTTTAATTGTTTAAGCGTTTTAATTACTTCTTTATACTCACATACCAAATCCATTTGTTTAGCCGTTAAAGCTACTCCTAAATCGCTGTGAGCTGTTAATTCTTTTGCTCCTTGTCGTTCTAATTCTTCTTTTACTATCATCCCTTCTGCAATGATAAGTGGAATATTTTGTTTTAGCATTTTTTTTAATTATAGTGTAAATATAAACAAAAAAGGCCAAACAAAAAAATGTTTGGCCAATTATTTTACAAAAAGTTATTAACAGTCCTCTTCAGATTCACCATTCCACTGGTCATCCCAAAAAATCATATCTTCTCCCATCACGCCATTGATTTAGCTGCAACTTGTTTGGCATTAGCATGATTCTCTGTGATAAGCAACTCCACTATAACTGCTTCCGGGATCTCCTGCTCCTCTGATTCCTTCCAGGCTCTATATTGATCTTGATAGTCGCCTTGTATCACAATCTCGTACTTTTGACCGGTGTTGATGATCTCGTACCGAATCAGCATACAGAACGCGCTTGGAAACGTAACTGAGATTAAGTTAACTGTCTTCGCTTCTGTCTCTTTAACTTTTCCTTGAGCCTTTTTTAAGACCCAACTCCAGAAGCTGTAGCTTCTCTTTTTACCTTTCATTTTAAACTGCATATCACTAATCATTTAGAAATTTAAGTACTTTATCTTTAATACCGGATTGTTTAATTCCCTCAAAGTCTCTTGGCGTCCAAACAAAGTTTTCAAGACCCCAATCCTCTCGGTCAAATGGACCATAACTACTATTTTCAACATGAACGCCCATATGTAGGTCATCAATAGCAGCCCAATGAGTAACTTCTGGGTGGTCTCTTAACCAGCGCTTAATCTCAAAGTGTCTCTCTTGCTCTCGACTTTCGTTGCGACTCCATGGAAACTCTCCATGATCTTTAATAAGTCCATCTTCGAGCCAATTAGTGTAGTGGAATATCTCAGTGCCGTCAATTGGTCTCTTAATAATACCCTGAGCCTCGTAGTAATCACCCAATTCTTCAATGCTTGCATAGAGTCTCCAGTCCGAAGAGACTACAATCTCTGCTCCAGTTTCCTCTAGTATTGAGTTAAGTACCTTGACTGCCTTTGCATCGAAGTTATCGAATCGATACTCCAGTGGGATTTCTCGCATGCTCATTGAAAGCTTGAGACCTCCCCATTCTTTTTGTTTTTTGTGGCGAGAGCCCCAATTATTTGAGAGGCAGATTACGCCATCGTTATCTAAAAATATTACTTTCATTTCTTACTCCTTTCTTCGTTATGTTTATCACAGAGTGTAACTATCCAGCCACCATGTCGCATCTCGCCCGGTTCGCCACATTCCTCACAAACCTCGTAGCTCTTCTCTTCAGCCTCTCTAATTAGAGCCCAAACTTCTTCTGAAGCTCCGTTGATATAGAAACGCAGGCCACCAAACTTCTCTTTGACCTGACATATCTGACGGTCCCAGCCGGCAGCAATTGACTTCTCAATTAAGTCTTTGACTATACCATACCAGCCTGGGCCAATTGCAAAAAAGCCAGCCTCTTTGATCCTAGGTCGATCTGTGAAGTAGCCGTTCTCGAGACCACCAATCTCATCTAAGAAACTAGTGAAGTCTTCGTCTGTCATGTAGTAATTTTTCATCTTTAACTAAATTCAGTTGAACTACTTACTCTAAGACCATCAACCACAATGTCATAATAATCTTCCGGGTTACTCATCCAATGGTGGTGATTGGTCGTATCAAAATATTCTTTATCTGCGACTAAACCATCAGGTTCGCCCCAATTAAATGCCATATCTAAGAATTCTTGTGAGTCTATTTCTTCACCATACTCATCAACTACTCGTCCACTCAAAACAAATTTAATTAACTCTTCCCGATTAGAGTACCATTTGTTGTTGTGAAAGTTCCAGCAGAATTTCCAGCCCATGCTTCGCTTACCCAAGTGCACCGCAGTGCCATCTAAGAATTCATCCCATGGTGAAAGTTGTTCCCATTCATCTTTTGGGCAGTCAATGTAGCGATAGCCTCTTTCGATCATGGCCGGGTTCCACATGTCGACCTCTTGCAGCCTCATATTTAACTTTTGTTTGCGAGCATTTATCTCGTCGCTCTTCGGAACTCTTGTGTAATTTGTACCCATATTGGTTATATCTTATCGGTTTAAATAGTTTCTTATCTGTTCTACAGTCTCAGGTTCAGTTGTCGGGTCATTCCATTTTCGGTTAACACCGCTTGGATGTGGCACCTTAATGTGATCAATACTAAGTAAACGACACCATCTCGCTGGAAAATTGCCCAGACAGATTACTTTGTCGTAGAGTGCTACTTCATATCTGTTCTTTACAATATCGCTCTGTTTAGGTCGAGCTCCAGGCTGATCTGAGCAGTTTTGCCAGTCATATTCGGTCTCAACAACGCCACATTCAGCCAGCCATCGGTTTACTCTCTGCACTGACTTTGAGTTAGCTCGAGAACCAGCAAAGCCTGGTGAGATGCCTAGAACCAGAACTTTATTCTCTGGCACGTCGTGCCTATGTCTTGGTACTCTAATCTCCATCTAGCGCTCAATAAAGATGATCTCTTCTAGGTCAGCTCCGGCTTCAATGTCTAGGCCTCTTTCTTTAAGCATTGAGTCTAATATGCTACGTTCTCTAGTCAAGAAGACTGCCAACACGTAGCGCTCAATCTCGGGCCAACCGTCGTCGATCGGTGAGCAGTTTAAGAAGCCTAAATAATCTGGGCTGTTTTTATCGAACTGATAATCGGCAGCTACATCGTTCAAGATTCGGCGCATTATATCGCTCTGATCCTTAAAGGTCAGCTGACTAACCTTGTCTTTTGCTAAACTGCCGTTAATTGTATGGTTACCTGGCCTGAGTGTTTCAGACATAGCAGTTTTTCTGCGATTTTTTTGATTCTCTGGATTCCAGTTCTCACACAGGTCTCTTAAAGTATCGTCTGGTAATTCATAGAGCAAATCTTTGTTAAAAGAGATCTTATTCTCTCGTAAGAACTCTTCGGTCTTTACGATTAGCATTGCTCTGCGATTCATGTCTTCTAACAGAGTCTTTTCAAATTCGGTGAAATTATTCTTATCCATTGTTTTTTTATAGTTAATTGTGTCGTATTATGAAAGTATTGATAAGTTATCTAATTGATTAAGAGATTCCGAAAAATCCACACCAGCAATCTTAGTACAAACATAAGGCTTGTCCCATTTACCAATATGTACCCAAGTATAATAATCTGGAATCATTCCATAATCGCCGTCTTCAGTAGAAGCTCCTTTACCCTCGTTTAAAATAGGCATAATAATATCCATAATATCTGCGATTGCTGGATTACTTTCATACTCTTCAGTATCTCTATTCCATGTTTCTGCTCTATAGTCATGATATGGGTTAAGTTGTGAATATTCAGTTCCAAAGTCCGAAGGACCTCTCATGATTGCAACTTTAATCCCACTATAATGTTCAGTAGTGATTGATAGTTTAAATTCTGGAAGCGCTTTCTTAAGTGCTTCTCTTTTAGCTTTAACTTGTTCTTTTGTGATGTAAGGCATATGATTTATGTTTTAGTTTTAATTACAGTACTAATATAATAAAAAAGATTGACACTAAAAAACTTTTTGCAAACTTTTTTGAGCTTTTATGTGTTTACAGTCGCCTCTGTGGAAATTCTTAGCCGGGCAAGTACAATCCCAAGTTGAGCTGTTAAGCGAAACTGTATAAAATTTGCTCTTCTTCGAGGACTCAACTTGCCATTCTTTCTTAGCCATTTTAGGCTCTTCTGTGACGACCTTTTCTACAGATGGTATAGACGTCATATCAAACTCAATCTGATCTCTGGTTGTACCTGATGGCACTGGATGCCATCCTGGACAGACGTAAGTACCACTAAGTGTCTTTACAATTGCAAAAACAGCTCCATAGAATGGATCAGCTGGCAAGACTATCTTACTCATAGCTCTCCATTCTCGACCAAATACTCCATGTCTGAGATAGCCAACTCACATTCATGAGCTTCACTACCACCATCTTCGATCTCGTCAACTGCAAGTTGATAGAGTTCCATTAGTTCTTCTTTGTGCTCTGGATGGTTAGCCATCAACTGCACCGTCATCTGTTTAAGTCTGTCTAAGTTCATTGTTCTTATTATTGATTTACAGTGTAAATATAATAAAAAAGCCTGACATAAAAAAATGTCAGGCCAACTTTTTTGCAATTTTTTGCAACTTTTTTAGTTATCAAACCAAAATACTACTCTAACCTCATTTTCACCATCATCTTCGAGGGCCTTCATCGAGGCTAGGAGTGCCTGATACTCTACTGGAGGTTTAGTGACGTCTTCTCCCCAATCTAAAGTTGCATGTACTTTATAACGTTTGAAAGCCTCTTCCAGTTCTTCAATGCTCATCCAAGAGTGTGAGTGCCATTCTGGGTGTTCGACCCATGATGGCACACCATTCTGGTCGTTCTCGATCTTACAGCCATAACCCTCCCATTTCTTTGCAGTCTCTAGATTTGTACAGCCGTTCTCAAAGTCAGTTTCAACACAATCTTTGCTAATATAGCACCAATTAGCATCTCGGCTCGACCAGCCCATCTCTTCACGATCTAATTTACCTTTAGGCTCAAATGAGTCTCCATATTTACCTCTAACTCCCGCTAATATTCCAAATAGAGTGTAGTTTCTACCCGGATTTGTATGGTTTCCATAAGAGTACCAATAGGGTTTACGACCTCCTGTCTTGTCTTCTTGAGCCCGCTTCTTGTTTCGGTACTCAACAAACATGTGTATATCTGCTCCCATATCTTTTATATAATTTTATCTTTAAAAGTTTCTTTCCACTTAAACCAAGGCTGGGTTTCTGGATCTACGGCAACCAGGGCCTGCCACCAGACAAAAAGTTTATGGTCATTCAAGCTGTCATACTTTTCGATTAAGGCCTGGTTTTCATCGATCTCAGATTTATAGCGCTCAATCATGTGAATCATGTCTTCATTGTCAGCCTCTAGCTGAAGGACCCTGTCTCTGGCCTCTGTTGAGATAATACCAAGCATTGCCAAGTTTAGGATGGATTCCTTCAAGGTAAGAATCTCGTCAAGGTTTCTATTAACCACCGGTACAAGCTCATTATGTTCATTCTTGGCCCTTTTTAACGCACTCTTGAATCGATCATAGTTTCCTTGTAACTCAGGATCGTTTACCACTTCTTCAAAGGCCTTCTTTAAAGCCTCTACTGGGTTGTGTTTCTTTTTACTCATAGATTGTAATTTTAAGTCCATCAAAATATTCTATGTAATATGCGTCGTGAGGATCTCCCCCGGGTTCAGTTCTAGTCTTTGTAAGATCCGACATTGCGACCTTATCCATATCGACATCACCCTTAATATGACCCGACTTCATTAGATGTCTTACTAAAATGTCCTTGACTTCATTGGGATTTAACCTAAATTCTTGTGTTGTATTTGTTTTCATCTTATTTGAATTCTACAATGTTAGGGTACTCACTTAAAAAACCAATACGAAAACCGATTGTGGTAAATTCATATGTGCTGTCAGGTTTGATCTTACCATACCAGTCACTTGAGTTAAAGTTACCATACAATAGTTCGTCTTCTAGTTTAAAAGTGCCAGCCTCCGTATAAATGAGGTAGTAAGATTCGATGCTCTCACCACTCTTTTTGACAATGCGTTCCTTGTCGGTTACAGCGGTCTTAACAGTTTCTTTGTTGGTAAAACTGGCTATCTCAAAGCCAATAATTGCGATTGCTACGATGGCCACTAGGCCAATAATTCCTTTGTTCATGTTGATTTATTTTAACGTTTAAGCTTCTGCAAAATAATATCCTAATGGCATATAATCATTATTGTAGCTGTTTGCTGACTTCATATACCATTCACCATCTGGTGTGATTAAGTAGCCATACTCTTCAATGTCGCTCTCAAAGAAAGCATCCATCGACTCATCAAATCTAGGGTCTCTGTACTCTTCACCGCGATCTCGGCAGTATGCTTCAGTGTGATCTGGTGATTTACCTAAAGATGAAATATCACCAAGTTCAATTAGCCCTTGTGCCATCTCATAGTCATAGTTGTCTAATAGGAGTTGGCCGTTGTTTTCTGGGTAGCCATCCCAGTGACAGTAGATTGATTCCACTGTGCCATTTTCTTTTACGATTCCGATTCTGCTACGTGTTGCCATTGTGCTTGTTTTTTAATTATAGTACTAATATAAGCAAAAAACCCGAGACTAAAAAATCTCGCGTTAATTATTTTTAAAATTTAATTAGCCTTTAGATTGGATTAATAACATTATAGCGTTGATTTGACCTCGATCTTGCCATCCCAAAACATCATCATTATGATCTTCAGGGAAGAATTCACGTGTAAACTCACCATCAGGAGCAAATACTGCTACCTCAAATGAAGCAAAGTCATCAGGACTATCCTTATCTTCACGTGGTGTACTGTAAGCCAACCCACCTGCGATTACACTAATTGAAAATCCATTGTCAAAGTCTGTTCGGCTGTTAATACCACCAGTATGGATTCTCTTTTTACTGAATACTAAATCTTTAAATGTTTTCATATTGTTTGTTTTTAATTACAGTGTAAATATAAACAAAAAGATTGACACTAGAAAACTTTTTTGCAATTATTTTGTTAAAAATCTCGGCCATTTTCATAGATTGCCTTAACCACAGGAAACCTTAACGAGTACTCGCCGTTCTTGTTCTGACTCTCTTCAAAGTATTGTACCGTGATCGTCTTGTTCAGAATACGCTCAGGGTTGCTGTGATACATTCTACGCTGTTCGTGGTTGAAACCACTGCCTACTCGAACCTGGTTGCCACGGTGTTCCACAATCACGTGACTGAGCATCTCTTCTTCTACCTCTTGACCGTCGACTACAACTCGGTGTAGATCACTCTCAACTGCAACTACGGTATATTCAGCATCATGGAATTTCTTAACCTTTAAGACATCCGTGCTGCGTTTGCCTTGGTAGACCACATCTTTACGTAGCATTAGGCCTTCCCAGCCAGATTTGCTAGCGAGATCCACGTAGTCTTGTAGATCTTGGTCAGATTCAACTCTGATCTGCGCCACATGTTCGATAATACCAGCAGTGTCATAAGTATCAACAAAGAGCTCGAGCTCTTCTTGGCGCTCTGAAAAGGTACGCTCTGAGGTACAGCTCTCGAATTCATCTTGGTGTAAAATATCAAAGGCCAAGAACTTTGGATTCTGAATTGTGTGGTCCTTACGCTTGATCTCCTTCATAATGCCTTGAAAGTTCTCGTTGCCCTCTGCGTCTACCATACAGATCTCACCGTCTAGTACAATCTTACGTAGACCATATGGCTCAAGTGCTTTACGCACGTTGTCTAGGGTTTCAAACTCTTTACCTTGGCGGCTGTAGAAATTGATGGCACCAGTCTCGTCGATTACACAGACACAACGTACTCCATCCAATTTACGGCTCATATACCAACCATCGTTCCAGTTTACTTTCTTCTGAGTCTTCTCATCATAAGCCTTAGCCAAGGCCACATCAAAGGTTGGGATTAAGCCTGGTACAATCTTGTTAATCATTGAGGTTGTCGAACGCGTCTTTAGATTACGGTCTAGAATGTTCCAGATTAGATCTGCATGGCGCGGATTAGCACTCACGAAGCCATTCACGGCTGCAATTGCTGTGTGGCCTGTGATGAACCTGGTTGCAAGGTCATCTAAGAGTGTAAATATATCTTTGTAACCATAGCTGATGAGCTCAGAACGCTTCTTACAGTTGTCTGAGGTTACATAGAACTGTTTAGTTGGGTGATAGACATATCTCAACATCTTCATCACTTCTACGTCGGTGCTAAAGTGCTTGATTACGTTAAGCTTGTCTGAGTTTGAGTTGGTTAGATTAGAAGCATCTACAAACTCTTGTACCTTGTCTAATACTGTCATCTTTATTTGTCTTTAATCCTTAAATATTTTTGGCCGGCTTCAGTCTCTCTAACCTCGCCTTGTTTTACCAGGCCTTGAAAGAAAGCCTTGTTCTGGTTGGCAATAATTGCCAAAGTTTGTTCCATAAATATTATCATCGCTCTAAGATTACAAAGTTACCGAATTCACGATCAAAGACTTGGATTAAGTGTTCATAATCACCGGACATCATATCATCTTCAATTGGTTGGTGTGGTATTCCTAATTGCTTAGCAAATTTTCTAGCCATTCCTAAAAGTGCGAATGCATTTCCATCTGGACCTGTTAGGTCAATTACAATCTCTGATTGTGGTTGTTTTTCTCTTATCATTATGCGAATTTTTTACGTAGTTCTAAGATTTCTTCACGAGATTCAAAGCCAATGATGTGAAAGACCTCGTTGCCCTCGCCAAAGTTTGGCATTACAAACTCAGCGTCGATTAGTTCGTCCCAGATCTCTGCTAACCAGTAGTTTTCAAAGTTATCAGCGTTCTTTAACATATCAGCCTTCATACTGGCTAAGTTATAACCTTCACCATAACCATAAGGATTAATAATCTTTGCTAGCTTATTAGCAGTGGCTTCATCTTGAAGTGTGTTGATTGCAGACTTAGTCTCTTTAATCATATGAGCTCTGATATTGTCATTATAGTCATACATCTCTTGTGACCAAGGTTTTGTAATTTCAATGCCGTGCTTGTAGATCTTTGGTATTTTTGTCATGTCTTTGTTTTTAAGTACAGTGTAAATATAATAAAAAAGCCTGACATAAAAAAATGTCAGGCCAATTATTTTGCAAAAAGTTATTAACAATCTTAGTCTTCGTTCTCCTCTAAGAACTCTTTTGGAGTCTTAGCATTCTCTTTCTTCTCCTTCTGGATCGCATTAACCATATAGCCCGCGATTGCAAACTCTACACCAGCCCATAGTACAATATCTGAAGCTGTCAAAGAGTTGATGTTCTTAGTTAAGAAATAGATCATACCCCATTGGCCAACAATAAATGCTATCCCAGACTCAATTCTTTTCTTTGAGAAGAAAGAATCTTCACCGCTATATAAGCTTCTAATTTCACGGATGAACCATTTAATGTTCTCCCAGCCAAAAAACCATTTTGATTTCATATAAGTAGATCGTCTATTTCTACTATATATCCTAGCTGAGCCCTTCTTTATGCTAATTCCTCAAGCTGACTTACTAGTTCAAGTCCAATTTTAACCTGAGCCTCGTTGGTTGAGCCACCGATATGTGGTGTTGCAATCACTCTTGAATTGTTTAAGAGTCTACGATCTGGCTCAGGTTCATTCGTGAAAACATCCAGACATGCTCCGGCAAGTTGCTTTTCTTTGATAGCATTAAGTAGATCTTCTTCGTTGACACAGCCACCACGAGAAGTGTTAATCACAACAGCACTTGGTTTTGTCATCTCAAAATCAGCAGCCTTAAGCACTTCAGCTTTGCCACCAATATGTACTGTAATAAAGTCAGACTCGATCAAGAGTGTCTCCATTGAAGTTGACCATTTACAGTCTACATTCGGATCATATACTAAAATATCCATACCGTTTGCTTCAGCTAGCTTGGCCACCGTTTGACCTATATTGCCAAAGCCAATAACACCTAGAGTTTTACCTTGGACTTCATACGAGATTCTTGAGATGCCTTTTTTAACATCATTGAACGCAGCGTTGCTCATCATGTAGTTTGCCGGCCCTACTCTACGACTCCAGTCATAGATGTAAGTCATCACCAGTTCAGCCACTGATCTTGAACTTGCTTTTGGTGTGTTAAAGACATGTCGACCCTGCTCTTGAGCATGGTCGACGTCGATATTATCTAGGCCCACACCAGCACGGCCAATATACTTTAAATTAGGACAGTTCTTGATTAGATCTTCTCTAACTTTAGTCGCTGAGCGTACAAAGAGTGCTTCAATCTCATTCTCATTAATCCAGACTGCCAAGTCTTTCTGCTCAACATGTTCTGTGAAGACCTTATGTCCTAGCTCTTCTAATTTATTAATTGCCAGTTCATGTAAACCATCATTTGCAAGTATATTCATCTTTAAAGTTGTTTAACTGTTTTATGCTAAATTTAGACAAAGTTTCAAACATAAAAAAGGAGAGCCAGTTTACCGAACCGAACTCTCCTTGCCGCCTCGCCGTCGTGAGGCCCTGAATTTAGTTTGATTTTCACAGGGAACCGGTTTCCCACTAGAACATTTTTAGGGTAAATCGGCAGTCATTGCTCACTCTGCCTACTAACCAAGCATCTACGTCTTTTGTTTATAGGGACAATTGTGACGCTCTGCTCTGGAGCCATTCCTAAACCCTCGGTAAAATTCTATTCACAGCTTTTGTGTATTACTGTTTCAAGAACCGTTCTTTATATAACCAATTAAGGTTATGTTTCAAGACATATTGGTATAAATTGCAGTCCAGACGGGACTCGAACCCGCGACCTCCGCCGTGACAGGGCGGCACTCTAACCAGCTGAGCTACTGGACTGTTTAGCAGAGGAGGAGGGATTCGAACCCCCGGTACGTTGCCGTACGTCGGTTTTCAAGACCGATCCATTCGACCGCTCTGGCACTCCTCTGTGTTGAGACTTATATCTCATTGGTTGCGGGAGACGGACTCGAACCGCCGACCTCGAGCTTATGAGGCTCGCGAGCTACCAACTGCTACCACCCCGCTATATGTGAGCCTCAAGAGGGATTCGAACCCACGACCTGCTGATTACAAATCAGCTGCTCTGGCCAACTGAGCTATTGAGGCAAATGGGGACTTAAATCCTAGTCTTATGCTAACTAGTATTCCAGCTGCTCGATTATAGTCCCTATTTTTTTAACTACCGTTTCCGGGTTTGTTTATGACTTACTTTCTAGATCTTCTATTCTATGCGAAAGTAGATCTACAAACGCTGTATTGTCATTAAATCTAGCGTTTATATCGGCAATATGTTTAGCAGTGCCGTCTGCCATTTTGTCCGTTCTTGAATCAATGTAAGAATAAATCTTATCCACATCTTCATCGTGTTTACTGTGTAGCTGATCTATATATTCATATAGCCTATTATCAACCTCTTCTAGTTCTCGTTCTACCATGTCTATTCGACCATGTAGTTCTTGTGTTACGTCGTCTATCCGATCATCGATCATCAAGGCAACTGTCTTCTTCATCCCAAACACTCTCACAACAGCTGCGACTGCAACCACTGAAAGAACACCTAGAACAAATGTAATTAATTGTTCCATAATTTTATCGTTTTGTTTATGGAAACGGTAGTTAGTGGAGGTAGAGGGATTCGAACCCACGACCCCTTGCGTGCAAGGCAAGTGCTCTAGCCAACTGAGCTATACCCCCAAATATAACAGGATGCTGCTTGTTTACTTCCTAATTGTATAAGTTAAATTTGCTGGAAGCATCCTTAAAAAGACCAGAGTGCGTAAACGTGTTTGAATAAAAGTCAAATGTTTGTAAATTTGCTGTAAGCACTCTTACTGTTTCTTAATATACCAATATGTCAAAGAGCTATTGTTTTAATAACGTTGATTATATAACATTCTTAATTCTTTGTTTCATTTGAGGCGAAGGTTGGATTCGAACCAACGAATAACGGGGTTGCAATCCGCTCCCTTAGACCACTTGGGTACTTCGCCAAAAAAGAAGAGGCTCTGGGTCTTACAGGGTTACTGGTCAGCCTGATTTTACCTATACTTAATCTTAACCCTTTTTCAGTATAGTCACCCTTATCAGTGGTGTGCTAACTACAGCTTGAACTGCCTCTCCTTTGGGTGAAAGACGGGTTACGATCCCGCTACCTCCTGAACCACAATCAGGCGCTCTACCAAATGAGCTACAATCACCATATTGGTTGCGGGACCGGGACTTGAACCCGGAACTTCGGCTTATGAGACCGACGAGATAACCAATTTCTACACATCCCGCAATATTGGTTGGAATGGGCGGACTCGAACCGCCGACCACATGCGTATCAGGCAAGTGCTCTAACCAACTGAGCTACATTCCAATTTAGTCGGGATAACAGGGCTCGAACCTGTGACCCCCGCGTCCCAAACGCGGTGCGCTACCAACTGCGCCACATCCCGAAAATGCGTAGGTAGAGTCATCGGGCTGGTTCCCTGTACTCGCATCATGCATTAGTTTATCTGCACCCTATTGGGCTACCTACTGATACCACTTTTATTACTACCTCCTCCTACTAACTGATCAGGCGTTGGGACTCGGGTTCACTACTAAGGTATTTGTGGTACCTCCCAGGATCGAACTGGGGACACCAGGATTTTCAGTCCTGTGCTCTACCATCTGAGCTAAGGTACCAAATTGTACACTTAAAAGGATTCGAACCCTTATCTCTCGGTCCGTAGCCGAGTGTTCTATCCAGTTGAACTATAAGTGCATTTGTGGGGCCTGGTGGACTCGAACCACTCCTAATTAAAGACGAGATTTACAGTCTCGCTGCCGTATCCAAACGACTTTCAGTCCCCATATTGTGATCAGGGCAGGACTCGAACCTGCAAGCTCTATATCAGACGTCATAAATAGAGCAGGGATGTCCCCGTGTTTACCAATTTCACCACCCGATCCAACCAGCGTCGACTCTGGTTGTTTGTGCTCTCTGCAAGATTCGAACTTGCGACATCTAGTGTGTAAAACTAGCGCTCTGAACCAACTGAGCTAAGAGAGCAATTTGGGAATTACCTACGATAGTAGCACCCGTCTCAAGGTGGAGACCTACTATCGGACAGAATTGAACTGCCATTTAACCAGTATCGGTATATTCCCATTGTACCCAAGGAGAGACTCGAACTCTCAAACCATAATGGCGCTAGATCCTAAATCTAGTGTGTCTACCAATTCCACCACTCGGGCATAAGAGAGCTTTTTCTTTAAAACTATATCCGATAGCTACGTTATAGATAACGCGGTAGGTTATTTCAGCTCTAACCTCACATTTTGATGGGCTCATCGATTAGGTGTTTCACTAACCAGCACTTCTGATGCAGAACAGCTTGTGACCCCGGTGGGACTCGAACCCACGGCCTTCCGATTAAAAGTCGGAAGCTCTAAACCAACTGAGCTACGAGGTCAAATAGTTGCGATTGAGGAATCGAACCTCGGAGGGGAGCTACCCAATACAGCTCATGAGACTGTCTCTGTACCACCATCGCAATATAGTTGTCCCGCAAGGATTCGAACCTCGATTCTCTGGACCAAAACCAGATGTGCTGCCTTTACACCACAGGACAATTTTGTAGGCCTTGCACCTACTCGGGAGCATCTATATCCCTCCAAATATTAAAAGAGCCGGTCTCTTTAAGACTTACTTAAGCATATCGGCTGGGCCGTTAGACCAGCTTTCAAATCAGAAGTAATATCTGCATTTTCTTAATTTTACCAATATGTCAAAGAACCATTTTGTTTATTGCAGTGCAAATATAATAAGAATATTTGACACTGAAAAACTTTCTTGCAACTTTTTTCAAAGTTTTTTGCACGCCTGTAAGGAATCGAACCCTACCCACGAGGTTTTGGAGACCTGTGCGGCACCTTGCCTGTCAGACGTATGTTAAAGAACTCTGCGGAAGATGGAGGATTCGAACCTCCGAGCCCCTTTCGGGACCAACTCCTTAGCAGGGAGCCACAATCGACCACTCTGTCAATCTTCCAAAATGAAAAAGGGCCTCAATCTTGCGATGAGGCCCTTATTTCTAAGTTATATTATATGTTCTATCTACTTAAGTTCATACAATATTCGGGCCTCTGAGCTCACATGGCTTAATCGCCTGTGACCATCCAAAATCGACCATATATGTATGACTGCGTTTCATTGAACTTAGTTTTTCTTGTTATTTGTTAGGTATATATCAGCTCACTTGCTAAAAGTTTCAACCTTTTTGAAAATTAGTACTCAAGGAGGGACTCGAACCCTCAAGCCTTGCGGCACTGGTTCCTAAGACCAGCGTGTCTACCAATTCCACCACTTGAGCATATTGTGGGCCCTGCAGGGCTCGAACCTGCGACCTACTGATTATGAGTCAGTTGCTCTAACCAACTGAGCTAAGAGCCCTCAATTCTAGTTAATGACAAATGCCGTTACCACTATTCCTATTAAGACCAGTATAACTGATAACATTGCTAGATTCTCAGAGTCTTTGACCTGACTTAATCTCTTACCTTGGTTTTCGTTTAACATTTTCATAATCATTTAGTGATCGCGACAGGATTCGAACCTGTGACCGTCTGCTTAGAAGGCAGATGCTCTATCCAGCTGAGCTACGCGACCATTCATTTAACAGTCTTTATATGAATAAAGAGTCTGTTTGTTTCTTTGTAGTCGAGGCGGGAATCGAACCCGCACGAGCATTACTGCCCATCAGATTTTAAGTCTGACGTGTCTACCTATTCCACCACTCGACCAAAGTGCCTAGATTTCGTTCTAGGCTGACGTGATCTATCAAGTCCTTGACTTTAATAGATCAGCAGCACTTATGCCGCTAATGCAAAGTTGTCGTTTGCGTACGCCAATCGTCTCTTCCTATCGCTATCAACCATTGTCAAAAGCCGGTCACCCCCATATTTTGGTAATATGTAAAAGAACTTGTGGAGGTGGCGGGATTCGAACCCGCGTCCAACAGTCTGCCAATAAGCGTCATTGACAATCAACTTGCTCCCCCACCTGGACTCGAACCAGGGACCTACTGATTAACAGTCAGCCGCTCTAACCAACTGAGCTATGGAGGAATATTGTAGTCCGTACGGGAATCGAACCCGTGTCTTCACCGTGAAAGGGTGATGTCCTGACCCCTAGACGAACGGACCATTATGTAAAAGAACGTTTTTGTTACAGTGCAAATATAACAAATAAGTTTGACACTAAAAACTTTTTTTGACTTTTTTTGCAAAAAAAAGGGCCTCAATTTCTTGAAGCCCTCTGGTTAGTTGGTGTCTTATCTGAGTTTATCGAATAAGAGGGCTTCCAAGACTAGGTTCTAGTCTTCTTAAATTCAGCTCTATGTTATTCAATAATTTCATTTGTGATAGTATATATCGTTAACTTTTTAAAAGTTTCAACTTTATTCGCCCATCGCTCTTTGGATTAGAACTTTTCCGCGACGTACTCTATTCTTTACAGTCTGTAGAGATACGTTGTATTTCTCTGCAATGTCTTCGTACTTCATATTGTGAAATAGACGATCTTGCATAATCTCACGGTACATTGGCTTAAGGCTGTTAATACACTCAATTGCACTTTCGTAACGATTTTGTAAATACTCATCTTCTTCGTAGAAGTCTGCTTCAGTCATGCGCTCTTCTGAGTCTAAGAGTAAATTGTCGGCCATGTTTGTTGTATGGTTGCCTTCAGTTACTTCGATCCCATAATCTCGCATTGCATCTAGACTGTACTTACGATTACGCTTACGAATATGACTTAGACATTCGTTGAATGCTATCTTGTAAAGCCATGTAGTTACTTGATACTCTGGTTTGTACTGATCTATCTTAGTCCAAAGCTTAGTCAGAGTATTAGCTAAGACATCGCCAGTTGCTTCTGAGTCTTTAATGATGTTAAAGATATAAGACTTAAGTCCTGGCTTTACCTTCTTGTAAAGTACATTGTAGTCTTTTTCACTGCGTGAAGCATAAAAGTTCTCTGCTAATTCTCTGTAGCTTAAATCGGATGTTTTTGACATATATTTTTTCTTTGTGTGATAATTATAGTACTAATATAATAAAAAAGATTGACACTAGAAAACTTTTTTGCAAAAAAGTTGCAAAAAGTTTAGATGTCGTAAAAGATCTGTAAAGTCTTCTCTAGATCCTGTGGCTTAAAACCCCAGAGATCAGTAGAAACGTTAATGCGCTTCTTCTTTGGGTCACTCTTGAATTGCTTCTGCGGGTGACCTATGATTGAGTAGTAACCTTTCTGTTTGCCGGGCCAGGCTTCCATTGGCCAGTAACTTAGATTAGCCTTCATCATTTCAAGCGGCATAATTCGGTTAATCACCTTAACACCATCTCTTAGTAGACCTTTTCTAGCCAAGATCATTACAGCATCATCGTATTCTGCTGGCAGTAACCAAATGTTACCGTTAAGTCGATCTAAGGCCTCTTGTGCTGTCTTTGGATCCCAGGCAAAGTTACCTAAGTGATAGACAAGATCACCTGGAGAGACGACATTATTCCACTCTCTGATTAGAGCGTCGGTCATCTCATCTACATTCTCGAAAGGTCTCTTATAAGTTTTAATAGCAGCTGGACGACCCAGCTGCATATTTGAAGTTACAAATCTCTTCATTAAGCTACAATAAATTTGATGTTGTATCTGTTCCAAAGCTCTTCGATAAACTCACTCTCGTTTACGCTATCAACCGAGTTTTGGATTCTCTTGTCTTCTGTTGTATCAATAAAGAGGTAGATTACAAAGTCATAATGTGTTGCATAGATCATTGACTGACCGATACCGCTACGCAGTTCTGAACCTTTACCGCCACGCTTGAACTCAATTGCAATGCGTAGCCCGTTCATCTCGAGTACCATGTCTGGTCTGTTTTGAGTACCCATGAAAAGAATGTTGTTGACTGTAGTCTTAACATTACCTTCCCATTTCAAGGCCTCTTTTACGCGCTCTTTTGCAGTGGTTTTATCTAACTCTTTTGTCTCAACAAGATGTGTTGTCAAGTTCTCTATCAAATGTGGATAGATGAACTGCTTGATCTTGTCCTCACTCTGTCTGCGATAATCGATTGTTTCGTAGATGTCATCGTGAGTAAGAACTCCCTGGATTAAATCCAGGAAGTCCAATCTTTTTCTGCTCTTACTCGATGTCTTCATTACACTCTATTTTCTAGAGTCGTTCTTTCTAACTCTGGTTCTACTTCTTCAGTGTTTTCAAGCTCAGCAATCTCTCTTTCGGTTGCATCTAGTTCTGCGTGCATCTCTGAGATCTCCTTGTTCATCTCACCAAGTACTGACATTGCGTTGGTTACTGTCTCACCAACGTTGGTTAACATTGTGATAAAACGGCGTGCTGATTCAACACCAACGCCTTCTACGTTAAGAAGAGCTTGGTAAAGACCGTTAAGCTCGTGAGCTTTTAGTTTAATTACTGTAGCCTCTTCTTCAGAGCTGGTTAACTCTTTGTTCTGCTTCTTTAACTGATCGTAAAGAGCTACAACAACCGCAGCGTTTTGAGTCTTCCAGGTGAAGCCTTTGTTTAAGTGCTCCATAATTGTTTTAATCTGCTTACGATCGTCTAGTTCTATTTCAAATAGCCTTTCAGCAGACTGGGTTTGTAATTCGTCTAATTTTTCAATTAGCTCTGTTCTTTTTGTCTTGAGTGTTTCTAATGACATGTTTATTAAAATTTAAGATTCTTGATTTTATATATTCTTAAAAATCTGGGTTAGTAATGCGGATTTCAAAGTCGTTGAAGCCTTTAAACTGTTCGTCGTCTGCGAGTAAACGCCGTTCAACTGAATCATTTGGGTCTTCTCTCAGATTAAGTCTTTCAACTCTAGTCTTACGGTCAATATCTAAGTAGATCACCATACATTCTTTACGGTATTGTTCCGGTAAAATGTCTAGGCCATCTTTGCTCATAATCATAACTTCTGCGTGTGTGAAGTCTTCTTTAGTCTGGCCATAGTACCAGCCGTTAAAGTGCATGTATTCTACAAACTGATCTTTTTCGATCATCTGTTTAAAGGTGGCTTCGTCTGTAAAGCGATAATCAACACCATCTGTTTCAGATGGTCGAGGTGGCCTTGTAGTATGGCTAACACCTATCTTAAAACCCTTCTTCTTTAATCGAGTCTTAAGATAGTCTTTACCAGATGCTGCTTTGCCTACGAGTACTAATTTCATATTTGTATTATACGTTTAAGTTTAAAATTGTTTACGTTCTTTCATAAGCTTTTGGGTTCGGTAGCCCTGAATAGTAATCCCATTCTGATTCTAGATCTAACTTGTCCCAATGTGGGTCGTACCAAAAACGACGCCCAGTAGAGTCTATACGTTGACTCATCTCTTTGTTTCCATAACAGAGCATAAATTTACCAACTTGGCTCTCTTTGCCGAATGGATTATCCCAGTCTTTGATTGCGCCACCACCTCTTTGGTAGGCCAGCATCGGAATATCTCGACATAGCTCTAAGATCTTTGGGTAGCTTGTTAGTTGCTCTCTAGCTGGTAGAAATGGATTAACTTCAGCACGGTAGATGATCTCTGCTCTTAGATAATTACCAATGCCATTAAAGTACTTTTGGTCCATCAGGACTTCAAAGAGTGGCTTGTTAAATTTAGCCTTGGTCAGATTAGTCGTCACATTCAAGAAGAATTCTCTATAATCGGTAGTTGGATCCGGGCCACGCTTGTCTGACCAGCTCTCACCTGCATTCCAGTTACCGAAACGTCGCACGTCCACAAAAGACAATACGTGGCCGTCTGTGGCACCGAACTTTAAGTGTGCATGTTTATCTTCTTGGGCCTTTTGAGTTAGCCTGAAGTGCCCTGACATGCCCATACCCATCCGTATTGGATAGACTCTGTCTGAATTAAGGTCTTTAAGCTCTAGTAAGAGCTCTTTGCCTCGACTCTTCGCCTGAATTTCAAACTGATCGAAAGGCACAGAGACTTCTGCACCTTTATGGATCGGATTCTTTTCTATCCCACCAAAGACTCTGCCTTGTGTTGACTGATTAACGTAGTCTGCTGTCAGTTTAAGTTCTGCTAGTTCAGGCATAAGTTCTTATTTACCATGTTCTCAATTAGGTCTTCAAAGTCACCAGAGTAAACTTTAGCACCAACGTGCCAGTAGTCATACTCGGTTAAAGTGTGGTCTTGGTTGTAGGTCTTCCAGTCGTAGATTGTATAGATATTACCGTTCCACTTAAGGACCCATTCGTATTGAATCTTACCGTCGCCAGAATCTTCTGGTTTAAAGGTTGGTTCTCCTAAGACTTTGTAAAGGTCAGTAAATTTAATACCTCTCTTTAGATAGCCTTTAAGTGAAGTCCCAGTAGCTTCGTACCGGGCTTCATCTGCTGTTAATTTGATTAGTGCTTCCATTATGCGTACATGTTTACTAGATCAACTGGAAGTTTGTATGTCTTACCGTCAGAGCATTTAGCCAAGATTGGGTACTTTTTGCTACGTGGTTTAAGACCCACGATAGTAAATGTTTTACCGCTGCGTTGGAACTCTTGTCCAAGGTCCATGTTAATCCCAAGGATTGTCTTGTAGCGATTAAAATCAGTAGCCTCTTTTGACATTGTGATGCCACCTTCAGCAACTGTAGCTACTTGAACTTTAGTGGTAAAATTATCGCCAGTAAAGCGAGTGTTACCAAGTTTAACTTCTAGTCCGTATTTTTCAGCCACTTGCTTAATAACTGCTTCAAGTTCAGAGTTGATTTGACGGATGTTTTGACGGTTGAATGATGTTACTTTTTTCATTTTTGTTTTTGTTTATGTTTAACTTTCAATTACAGTATAAATATAAACAAAAAGATTGACATAAAAAAATCCTGTGGCAACTTTTTTGCACAAAGTTATTAACAATTACTGTTTTGTAACCGTCATGTGTCTAAAGAAGTACCACCAGCCATAGCCAAACATCTTACCCTTGATAGTATCAAGTACTTTCTGGTGATCTGCATTGAAATGGTTGCTAGCATCTTCCATATTGTCAAATTCACCTTCAACATGGTTGTATATTGTAACTCGATCAAATGTGCTCAGGTTTGCCAAAAGTCGTTCTCTGCTACTTTCTGCTAACTCTTTCCAGGGCACAATTATATTTGGACAGCTATAATCATTGAAGAGAATAGTCTTGTCGTGGTAAATTGTCTTAATCAGCACTTGGTCTGCATCAGATATGTCTGCAATAAGGCTTACTCGATCCACAGAGTCTAAGAATTTACAAGCTGAAATGGCCGATGTGTAATTGTAAAGATGGTCGTAGACTGGAATGTGGCCGGTTGGTTCCATGTTAGCATACTTGTTAATATAGTAACTTGCGTTCATGTTAAAATCAGCATATTCTTCAGCTGACATCCGGCCTGAATCTGAACCATCTCTGCGTACATAAGTATACATCCTTCTTGGTATATGTAGGTGTTTGCCTCGAGTCAGATTATAGAATGTAAACAGAGTGTCCGTTGAGGTTCTAGTATTCTTATTCATGTGCATAGCACTTTCGGTTGGTCTGCGCATACATCTAGCATGGCCATACATATTATAAGAAGATCTGTCTTTCCAGAGCTGGTTAACATCATTAGTAGAACGATAGTTAAACTCAGCAACATAATCTTTAGGTGGCTTGACAAAGAAGTACTGTTGTAATTGACCTTCAACATTGGTCATCGTTGAATCACTAAATACACTCATGGCATCTGGATATGCATCGAAGTGGTTGTGATACGTCTGTAGAATATTAGGGTCAATCAGATCATCCGAGTCTAGATCAAAATAGTAATCATAGTCTAGGTGTTGAAAGAAGTTCTGATAGAGATAGAGTTCTCGCTTCTCCTTCACATCATAGTACATAATTCTCGGGTCATTGACCTTTAAGATCTCATTCTTAAGCCAGGTTCTGTATTCTGGATCTGCACTAAAGTCATCGCCAATGATTAAAACCCAATTCTGGTAAGTCTGATTAAGTACATTCTTAACAGTAAGTTCAAAGTGTTCTTGTGGGTTATTATAGAATGATGTTACTAATAGAAATTTCTTATCTTGATTCATTTTTAACTTCTAATATTTTCATTAATACTTGGTCCGGCGATGGCTGACACTTAAACTCAGGGTAACCTTCGGCACATTCTGGTACATAATGGATTGAGTTGATAGTACCCCATTCTTTAACTGAGTACTTTGGCTCTGACGCACAAAAGATTTTACATTCACCGCCAATAAAGTGAAATTTATAATCTTGGCTTGAATTTCTCCAAGGTGCAAACTTTTTAGGGAGAATAGAAGAACCTATTGTAAAGATCTCTGAGTCTGTTGTTCCTGCAACATGTATTGGACCAGCATCAAAAGTAACTAAACCATATGAGCTATTGATTATATGCCAAAGTTCACTAATAGTACTACCATCTAAGTCACAGTAATCTAGATCTATACCTTCCAACTTGATAGTCTTCTTATCTAAATGACCATTAAATGTAGCCTCTTTATGGCTCATGCCAATAGTTACAATCTTAAAGTCTGTATGTTTCTTTACAAGGTCAACCATACGCTGCCACTTCTGAATATTCCATGTTCTTGAAGGCCAATTCTCAGTAACGTGAAAGACTAGATAGTTCTTGTCTATCTTACTAGCTCTTTCAGTAATTGGATCTGGAATAAACTCACATGTTAACTCTTCAGGATACAAATACATACCGACGCCCATTGCATGTAACTGACGAGCTTCAAAGTTATGTAGCTTTACTTCCATCGATTGATTATAGAAGTTATCACTACCTAGCCCATAATTAGTCTTCAGCCACTGGTTATATGTCTCAAAGATCTCTTTATATTCACCCGGCCATTCTTCATTATAAGGAATAATATTGTCTACATAAGGACTATTCTTAAAGATCTCTGGCATGTGTGTCATTACATCAACTTTATGGCCATATGTAAGTGCTACCTTTTTAATAGTAGGTGTTGAACATAATGTATCACCAAGTGCTGGACAAGAAACCTTGACCAGCACATTCTTATTGTTAGGTCCTAGTTCCATTATACAGTCTCTTGTATTTTCTCAAATTCATAGTTAGGCTTAATAATCTCGTTCAAGGCTCTGCCTTGTGAGTCTGCCATATTGAAAAGATTCCAGTCTGCTAATTCAACGTCTTTATAAAAGTAAGACGCATGGTTGAAATGTACAGTTAGAGTCTTATGCTCAACATTGTAAGCTGCTGACTTGACCGTAGATGAATCGTAATGTGAAATTGTGCTCGTTATCATATGTAAGTCTTTACAACTTATATAATCAACTTAGAGATTGTTTATCTTTCTTTGATCTTAATGCCTTGTGCCGTTAGAGTATCTTCTAACTCTTGGATCGCTCTAACGATACTACTAACGTCGATCTCTTGTGTATTTGCATTTCCACCGCCACCACCAGCTTGAGCTGCAGTTGCAGGTGCAGGTTTAGAAATAATGCCACTACTAACGAGTCCTGAAAGTTTATCCACAAGTTTAGAAGCAGCATTCGAGATGTTAGATGAAGCCTGATTGTTTGTATCTCCAGCTTCAGCAACAGTACCTTCAAAGTCTGCAATCATACTTGCTAATTCTTGAACTGCTAAGATCAGCTTATCTCCAAGTTGAGCAAGAGCATTATCCTTACCAACACTAGCAAGATAAGCAAGTGCATTAAACATATCAGTAGATGCCCTAATTGCCTCAACGTTCATACCTTTAGAGGCGATCGCAATCATACCATACGATTCAGCAACATGACGCATCGTGGCCTGTAATTTGTCTAAATATGTACTCATGCTATTAACTCCAAGCATTGCAAGTGTTTTTACATCCATTGGGACCAACACTGCATTAAATAGTTTTCCTATTTTTTCTACAGCTCCGTCAGAGAACAAAGCCGTAAACTTTAAAAATGCGCCTGAAATATCCATTAAGGGACTTGCAAGTTCTGTTAATTTTGGTGCGATTTCTGCTAGTTTTTCTAGAATATCAAGAGGTGATGTGGTATCAGCGCCAAATAGACCTGCAATACCATCAAGTAAGCCTCCGATTAATTTTCCTACTCCTCCAGCAACACTTGCACCTGCAGTTGCTCCGACGAAGACTAACCAGGCAACACCAAGTGCTGCTACGCCTACTGCAAGACTTAATAGATTTTCAACACCGAGCTCATTTTTAATTCTTGCGAATGCATCGATAATCGCATTGATCGGTGTCATCAAGGCATCTGTAAAGTTTTTCGAGATAGCACCTAAATCTGGCATAGCGCTTAAGATCCAGGCAACGGCTAATATACCTGCTGCGATTACAATTATACCTACAACACCGAGTAGAATACCAAGAGCTCCAACACCACTTGTTGCAATCAAGCCAATAATAAGTACTGGTATTGTAAATAATACCAATGCAAGTGCAACTCCCATTGACCAGTCCATTGGTGGCGCACTGTTAAAACTATCTGGCATCCATGTAAATATCCATGCTACACCAACTATTGCAAGTGCAACTACAACCATACCGATTGCTCCTTTTAGCATACCGCCGTAGCCAATTCCCATCTTGTCAAACAACATGGTCAGAACTGCAAATGAGACGCCAAACACTAAGATAGCTATACCTGAACTTTTAGACCATTCGATCGGAGGCGCGCTCCAAGTACCTTCTAAGAATGAGAATATCCAAGATACTGCACTGATGGTTACTGCAACTAGAATAGTCGCCAGAGCACCTTTAAACATATCATTGTAGCCAACTCTAAATTTAGCAAAGAGTACGGTAAGTATTGCAAACGGAGCTCCAAATGCTAAGAGTGCAATACCAGCTGTTTGTGTCCATTCTACTGGAGGCGCATTCCAAGTATTGCCTAACATACCGAATATGAATGAAATACCTACGATTGATGCTGCAATAGCCAACATCGCAGCTCCTCCTTTAGCAATATCTTTAAAGCCAACTCTTCTTGATTGTAGAGCTTTAGTCACAAGTGCATATGTAATACCAAACGCTAGGATTGATAGACCGGCAGTCAACGACCAAAGAGGTGGTGGTGCATTCCAAGTATTGCCTAACATACCGAATATGAATGAAATACCTACGATTGATGCTGCAATAGCCAGCATCGTAGCTCCTCCTTTAGCAATGTCTTTAAAGCCAACTCTTCTTGATTGTAGAGCTTTAGTAACTAGAGCATATGTAATTCCGAATGCAAGTATTGAAAGACCTGCTTTAAGTGACCATTCTGCAGGTGGTGTTTTATATATACCCGGTAAGAATGAAAAAGCTAACGATGTCGCAACTATTGCCGCTGCTACTCCAACGACAGCAACTGCACCTTTAGCAATATCTTTAAATCCTATTTTTCTTTTCTGAAGGGCTTTAGTAATCATCGCAAATCCAATACCAAACGCTAGGATTGATAGACCGGCCTTTAATGACCATTCTACAGGTGGTGTTTTATATGTACCCGGTAAGAATGAAAAAGCTAACGCTAGCGCAACTATTGCGGCTGCTACTCCAACGACAGCAACTGCACCTTTAGCAATATCTTTAAATCCTATTTTTCTATCTTGCAGGGCTTTAGTAATCATTGCAAATCCAATACCAAACGCTAGGAGTGATAGACTGACAGTTAATGCCCAGTCAACAGGCGGTGCTGTGCGCGTATTTCCAAGGGCTTGAAATATGTATGAAATTGCTACAATTGAAACTGCAATTCCAACCATTGCAACTGTTCCCTTAGCAATGTCTTTAAAACCTACCCTTGCTTTTGAAAGAGCCCTAGTAACTAATGCGAATGTTACTCCAAACGCTAAGATTGATAAACCAGCAGTAAGAGACCACGTAGGATCTGGTGCATTTTTATCGGTTAATCCAGCTGGAAGTGCTTTAAATACAAGGGCAGTTGCTACAATACCCAGTGCAATTGCTGGAATTATGAGTGCTGAGACTAAAACATCTTTATAACTCATTTTTGCAGGTCTTCCGCCCTTAAATAGTCCCTTACTTACCTTTCCCTTCATCAGGTTTGAAACGACACCCAACACTGTTCCAAATATTAGTACTCCAAGTCCGGCGACTGCTATAAATGCTAGAAGATTTCCACTTACTTCTGGTACTCCTACTGCATTTATTAATTTAAACCCTAGTGCAGCTATCACGATACCGCCAATAATCATAGGTAATACTAAACCAGCAAATATAATGTCTGCCGTACTCATTTTTGCAGGTTTCGACTTTGCAGAGCCTGTTAAATTCATTAATCCAGGCGTTGAGGTCTCTTTTCCTTTAACCATACTTACTACCATTCCTATCGCGACTCCAAAGAGAAGTACTGCAACACCAGCAACTGCAATAAATTTAACCAGACCAGTATAGTCTAATCCATTCATTGCTGAAATGCCCTGTGCTAGATATGGCGCTGCTTTTGCGAATGCTACGGCTAGTAATCCACCGGCTGCTAAAAACGTTACTGCTTTTAGTGCAAATATACCAATTCCTTTAAGATCCATCTTTTGATTTCTCTTTCTTGAATTATCTTGCTTAAGTAAACTTACACTATCGTCTTTTGGACCTCTCAAACTAATTAGGGACTCTTTACCTAAATTAGCGAGTGCCGTCATAAACCCTACAAGAGCAGCAATTGGAATTAATATTTTAATTAGACCTTCAACCTTGGCAACGTCAGCGTCAGTTACATTAATCGCAGCAAGCGCACGTGCTGCTAATCCAACTGGAATTAAAGCAAGTGCCATGGCGGCCATTGTAGCCCCTAATAGAGCAACCTGTTTTGGGCCAATCTTATTTAACATCGGTAACGCAAATCTAACAACAAAAAGTGCTCCAGCAAGTGGTATCATTGCTGCAGATGCAATTACAAATGATGCTGCAGTTTTAGGGCTAACATCGGGCATCATACTTAATGCTCCTGCAATAATGATAGTATTTAATGACATAACTACCATTGCCTGCATGATCTCATTAGTGTTGTTAGCATTCAAGAACTTATTCATTAAACCCGAGAACTCCCATGCATTAATTAATTGAATAAAAATTTGACCTTGTATATAGAGTGCTGCAGAGATTGCTATAAATGTTAAAAGTTTAGAACCATCTGGAGCAGCCATACCTGCAAGTGCATATGATGTTGCAACCACCATGGTTACCATGGCCATAATACCTGCTGTAAAAATTAAAAGTTTCTGTGTCGATCGAAAAAGACCGTCACCTGATTCACCGTTTAATAAAGGCTCAATCGCTTTCATCATAGGTACTAAACCTGCCATGATTAGAGTACCCATGGCTATGTCTTTTACAGAAACACCGCGCGTTGCTTGGAATGCCTGTGATAATGTGAATACACCAAAGCCGACCACTGCAATTAAGCCACCAAGACCTAGCATCTTTTCAATAGTAATACCAGTCTTTAGTTTGGCTCCTTCGTCGACGGTCTTTTTCATAAGAACGTCTTTAATGTCTTTAAGTACTGCTGTATTTTCTGCTATACTAGCGGCTAGACCAGAAGTAACGGAAAGACTAGTCTTTGAGATTTCCTCAATCCTAGTCATTGACTCCTTAGTCTCAGCAGCAATATACTCAATCTTCGATAGTAAAGAATTAGTGTTTATTGCATGGCCAATAAGTATCTTATCAGTATTTTGCTTTGCCATCTAGTGTTTAAAAAATTATACAGATCTTTTAGCTTCTTTCTTAGCAGCTTGCAATATTTTAGCTAGCTCATCGTTGTCCATAGATGCTAATTCTTGCTCTAGATCCTTTCTTGTTCTTGAATCTTTCTCAAAGTCAGATATAGTTCGATCATCAGCTTCTCTCTTATCTATTAGACTTTCTATCTGAGCTTGAATCTGGTCAACTTTTTCTTGAGCTTCAGCTGCATGGTGATCTAGACCCTGTCTTTCCAGCTTTTTAACTTTAGCCTCTGCCTTCTTCTTAAGCTTTTCTAGTTCTTTAAGATTGGCCTTTGAGATCTTTCTATTCATGTAAGCATTTTTGATCTGTGGACCGAAAGCAATACCTATACCTGCAATAGCAAATGCTAGTGTAATAGGGTCTACGAACTCGTTAATCATAGCCTCATTTAAGAACCGGTTATAGCCTTTAATCTTCTTCATGCTGGAAATTATAATTTATTGTATATATCACACAAAAAAATAAGGAGACGCAGGGTCCCCTTATTCTTTAGTTTACATTTTCGGAACTTTGATATTAGGTACCTTGATATTAGGTACCTTCATTCCGCTTGCAGCTCCGCTTGCTGCTTCGTTTTGGCTCTTGTTCGCCTCGTTCTCTTTCTTTAAGTCGTCAATTAAATCTTTGACAATGTAATGGTATTCATAGTATTCCATCTCGTTAAGCTCTGATGGCTGTATATGGAGATGTTTATACACATAAAACCTAACTTTAAAGAAGTTCTTGAGAGAGATCTTGAACAATGAAAAGAGATTTGATGCCGTCACGAAAGTTGATAGGAATAGAGGCCTCCTCGTCCTCTACCATGACTTTCATCTCTGGTTGTATTCCTATTTTCATTTGCTCTGCCAACTTATATAGTAATAAATATTTCTTGTTATCCCATCCGTTCATTTCAACTTCAAGCTCCCAAAGTCTTTTCTGATTGAATGTTCTCCAATCTGTAGCGACGAAAGGTGCAATTTGTAGAAGTGACTGATCTATTTCTTGCTCTTTATCTCTACGATCTTTAATGTATTTTGTGATTTCTGACATTACACCAATTGAAGGTGGTCTCATCATAATTTCACCATATGATTTAGTTCTGATGATAAATGCTTTGTGTTCAGCGCTGTAATATTTCTCAAGCTCAGCTGGAATATCGAAATACTCAAAGTATTCTCTCTTAATCTCAATCTCATGTTTAGTTCCTCTCCTATTAGACCAGTCAACTTTGAGGCTGTTTTCTGGTTCTGGGAATGTTAAATCTCTGATTGCTAGGATTAAGATAAATCTATCTTCTTCACATAAATCTTTAAATGAAGTTCTAGACTTTTCATTAGTAACTCTTGTACAAGATTCTACGATTGCATTAAGCTTCTCATCAATATCTAGTAGATTGTTTTCATCCATTGTTGAGAAGTGTCTAATCTCAGCTACTTTTGCAGATCTAATCTGGATAGTTGTTCCTTCTGGATAGAATCTACCTCTAGATGGTAAACTGTCTAATGGTAATTCATGCCAGCCTAATAGATTATCTGATTTCTCAGGAACGGCTGGTCCAAAGTTTGCCATGCTTACAGAGCCTAAACCCTGTTTTTCTACAGCAGCTTCCATAGCATCTACCTCAGCATTTGCATTTTGATCTTGATACACGTTGGTGTTAACACCTTGGTCTTTAGCATCTAACTGTTTTGCTAGATCTTCTTGATTCATATTGTTGTTGTCTTTCATGTTACTTATCTTTTAAGTTTTTAAGGTCTCTTTTTATAGTTGTTTTTTCTTCGGCTGAACGTTTACTCAGTTCTTGTTGGATTAATACACGTATAAACGCACTGATAGAAACTGGTCTTTCCTCCTTTTCTAATGCATCATTCAATATAATCCTATTGACCTGATTAACCTCATCCTCTGTCAAAAGTACTTGCAACTTCTTTGTCAGTTTATGGTTGTTCATAGTATATTATGTTGGTATTGTAATATGTTTCAAGTTTAAAAAAAGAGAGAGGCTTTTTAAGGCCTCTCTCCTTATGTATTCTAAATACTTATTAGTTTAATTCTTCAGCGTATACGTCACTTCTCCATGTAACTTCAAGAGTTTGTGGATCAGTTGTCTCGTAGCTTAATTCTCCAGTGAAACCTAGACCTGATGTAATGAAACAATCATCAAGTGTTACTTTTCTGAAGATGTCACCTTCTCTGTTGAATTGAACAATTACGATAGTACCAACATAATTCTTTTTCAAGCCCATTTCACCAGTTTCTGGGTTGTATGCATTTCTGTACCATTGTCTCATGGTCTTATACAAGTAAGCTTGATTTGAATCATTTAGGTTTAACGTAAAGTTAACTGTTACGTCAATCGCAGTACTGTCAGGCATACCTGCATAAGATCTAGTTGAGAACTTATACTTCTGCTCGACTGCCGCAACTTCTCTATGAAGTTGTTCCAAACCCGAGATTGAGTTTATGTGTTGTAATAACAGTGATTGACCCGATACGTTTGCTGGAGGTAAAATAGTTACCTCAAACAGGTTAGCCTGTACTGGTTCGAACTGCTTACCTTTCTTGCTGGTTTGGTCTTCTGAATAATGTGGTAAAGCCATTTTTATCTTTCTTTTATTTTATATATCTTTAGTTTCTTATGCAAAGTTTCCTGTTGCGATTTCACCAGTGTTCAAAATAGTAACACGTGATACAAGAATTTCAAGACCTTTAACCGGTTCAACGTATGTATCTAAGATACCCATGTTGTTATCGATTACTTCGTTAGTGTTATTTGTTGTGTCCATAATGTTTCTATAGTCATAAACACCACCGTCTTTCTTAACTGACTCCATGAAGTTGTCAGCTAGAGTTTGGATCTCTAATCTTGTTTGTGCGTTATTGAATTCGAACAAGTAGTTTTGTAAGATTGCAGCTAGACCATCTTCGATGTAGATCATTGCCTCTCTTACGTGAGCTGATGAAAGAGCTGACTGGATTGACTGTTGAGCAGTCTTGTTACCTTTAATTACAATACCAACTCCTCTTTCGAATACAATTGGGTTGTAACCAAATGGCTCAAGTACGTCTCTGTCATTCTTGTCGAACGCAAATTCAACACCTTGTACGCCAGTACCACCTACAACACCTCTTCTTGGACCTGCCACGATTGACCATGGTAGAGCGTCAGAATACTTGTCGATGTAGTTGTTTGATACGTATGCTGCTGGTGGAATTACTTTAGTTCTTCCATTCTCTAGTACATTTAGACCTGGACCGTAGTAGAATGCAAAGTTTGCACCCTCGTTAAGTGAAGGTAGAGTGTATAGAGCGGTTGGGTTAAGATTTAAGTTACCACTTGTTCCAACGTATCTTGTTTCAAATTCACCAGTGATCTCGTTCATGAACGATGGGTTTTCAGAGTTTTTAAGTTCTTTAACCATCGGCGCGTTTAGGATTGCACTTGCATTTTGTCTCTCTTTACAAAGTTGAGCAATTTCTTCTTTGTTTAAGATACCACCAGCTTCTAATGAACCGAATGTATCAACAACATATCTGAAGTCGATTGCGTCTTTGTCGATAAGAGTATTAGAAAGACCGTTACCTGGCTTTAACATTGTTAAAAGCTCTGCAATTGTCTTATCAGTTTGAGTTGCACCTTCGATCGGGAACATCTTGTAAACTTCAGTTGCTTCTTCGTATGATCTAAGAGCATACTCTGGCTCAACTGACATGTTTCTATGGCAGATAAACTCAAATGTGTAAGTTGTATCTCCGTTGCCGTCAACTGTTGGTGTTAACTTCTTAATTTGCTTGATTCTAGCCAAATCGCCTTGATCTGCATTTGTTGGTAAGTACATACCAACTTTGATGTGCATCATCTCGCTATCTGGATCTAATGGGTTATAGTTCGGGTTAAATGCTGGTTCAGCACCGCCTGCTACAACTAGTTTAGACATCGTGAAGATACCTGCTCCTTTATCTAAGAAAGACCATCCAGTTGGGAATTCAGCTGTTCTTGCGTTTGCACCGATTGTTACTACGTTAAACGGATTGTTAAGAGTATCACCAGTTACAGCTCTTGAGTAAGATGTTAATGCAACTGCAGTCTGTCCAGAGTATACTGAAGCTGAGAAGCCGTCGTTACCGTCTGGTGAAATAACAACCTTATTAGGATCTGAAGTATCGATGTTAGCAATCTTAACGTACTCACCTGAATTTTCTGAAGGTAAGAATGTAGTACCGTTTACACCGCCTGCAGTCCAAGATGCTGATACACCAGCTGCTGTTATTTCCAACTCACCGGCGTTGTTAACACTTAATACAGCTGAGTTAAATGCAGCTGGAATGCTTACAGCGCTAAAGTTTTCGTAGATAGACTTGCTTGGAGCATCACTACCTGCGATTATTAGAGTAGAATCAGAGCCACCGTTATCTTCAACTCCGTCAATCTGTACATATTCACCTGCAATTTCTGAGTATAACCATTCTCCTGCTTCTACACCGATTAATGCAAGTTGTGCTTTAGTAATACCGTAGATAATCATATCACCTGCTGGATTGATTTCAACAATTCTACCATCAGGAAGTCCGCCACCTTCTAATACAATACCGTTATTTACGTCTTCTTGTACTACTAAGTGTGAAAGTAGTTCGTAGTCTTGGTAGATGTTAAAGTCTACACCAACCATGTCTATTGCTGCAATTGCATCTTCATTAACCGCACAGAAAAGACCAGTTCTTCTAGCCTCTCTATTGATTAGGGTCTCGATGTAAAGCTGACGACCTTCGTTGTCTAAGAATTCTGGAATCATTGAACCAGTGTATTGAGCTATTAACTCAACTTCTCTCAGTGCTGTGAAGTTAGATAGAAGATCTTTTCTAAGACCATCGCTAGTAAACATTGCACCGTAAACTGGATCGTTGTTTAATTCTGTTGAATCAAACTTACCTTTGAATACTAATACGTCGATCATATAGTCTGATACGTATTCTAGTGGATCTACACCTTCTGGTACTTCACCTTCTCCGTACCACTCTCTTGCTGTTACGTTAAAACCGTCTGTGTTTGCAGCTTGTCTAACGATGATTGTGATTGGAGTTTGCTTAATGTTTACGAAAGTAAGAGCGTTTGTTGAAGATGCTGTTGTGTTACCAGCTAGTGCTAGTACTTTTTCATCATCTGGTGCCCAGAACTTACCGGTATCGAAAGCCTTGCTAAACTCATCAGTTAGAGTTGCAGCAGTTAGACCTTGATCGCCACCTGCAGTTACTGGTGAAACGCCGTTGATTAGATCGTTTTCGTCTTTTGCAGTTAGGTTCATTGCCAAGATCGGGCCTCTTGAAAGAGCTTCAAGCGCTGATCTGTGGAAGAACATTCCATTTCTTTCTAAAGACTTGTCAATACCGCCAAATACTTGAACGAACTGTTCAGTATCTTCGATTAAGACTGGTGTGTTGTAAGGTCCTTTTTTAGAACGACCCACAACTAGTCTGATAGTCTCAGAAGGAATATTAACCGTCTGTGATTTGTCGAACTCTAGACGATATACGCCTGAGCTCTTGAACTGTTGTAATTGAGGACTTAATGCCATTGTTATTTGTTCTTTTTTTTTAGATTCTTTGTTTATATATCTGTGCTACTCACGTTTTTTACTTCAGTAGATCGTAAATATCGAATTGTAAATCTCCTTGTACGTCATTGTCTTTATAAAGTACTCTTTCCATTTCTGTATGTAGACTGTCATCAATCACGTCAAGTAGTTCTTCAATGTAGTCTGCATAGTCAGTTGTATTTAAAAACTCAGTCGCTGTAATGGCAGTAATGATAATATCGTCATGGCCCATTTGAGCTGCATAACCACCACTTCTACCTTTACCAAAAAGACTAGCTTCTTGTACTGTTTCTTCGTCTGTTATATTTATTCTATTGTTCTTATATAATTTTGCAAAGTTCTGACAGAATATTGCTTTATTATCTGCTTTTAATTTAATACCTGGTTTAAGAGTTCTAGAATCATGTCTGTGTTTAAATCTTACAATCATCTCATCGTCAAAGTCATTTCTTTGTGGAAATACAGTTGATAGGTATTTGAATAAGACTGTACCATAAGTATTGTATTCCACAATCATCTTCACGTTTTCGTTGTAGAAGACTTCAACTGCTAAAGTATAAAGTATCTTTGCAAAGTCTTCAATCACATGTTCATTACTTCTAAAACGACCAACCTGCTCTAGTTTAAAAAAGTCATACATCGCGCCTGGATTATTCACCAGATTAATCTCTTTGGTGGTCATCGGTTGAATCTCAAAGATATTAATTACCGAGAAGTCACCACCGTTACCTTCAGCAATATCTACAGTAAAGAGCCAGTAACGATCTTCAGTTCTACACTCTTCAACGTCAAAATCTGGGTGGAATTCTAAGAAGCCTTCCACGTCAATGCTAATATCTTCAAATTGATCTAGTTCTCTACTCGTATACTTTGTCTTTGACTTGCGCATCTTCTTTAGATCAACTGGGTCTAAAAGCAGATTAGAAGAGCTTACAAATTCATTTCCATATTGTCTGTTAAAAGCTTCGATAGAACCTAAATTCGCAAGCTCTCTATTATACCATGCGTCGTCTCGATCTGGGTGTTCCCACCAGTCAATTCGCATCGGGTGGTATTCATTCTCATTTCGTTCCGCAGCTGCATAGATCTGATAGAATTTATTAAAACCATTTGGTGTTGAAGTAATTGTGATCCTAGATACTTTAGATGCTGACAGTGTTGGATAAACGTTTTCATAGAACGCATCGACAATCGCTGGATGGATATGTGCAAACTCATCTAGAAACAGATTATGAATAGTAAAACCAATACCTGCTTTTGCTGTAGTTGATTGACCGGCCAGGCGACAACCGTTGTCACATCGCACATTCATTACATCATACTTGATAATACCCGGCTTCATAAAGAAGGGTAAGTTCTCAACAACAACCTTAGTCTTATCAATAATTTCTTTTGTAGTATCTGACTTATTTGCTAGGATTAGCGTATTCTTATCTGTATTAAAGATTAAGTACCATGCATTATAGATTGATGCTGTAATTGTCTTACCCATCTGGCGCGACGCGAGTACTATATTAAAACGTTCATGTTGGAAATTACGCAACATGCGTTTTTGATATTCACGTAATTTAACGTTCTTAATTCCATCATCTGTCATTACAACAGCATACTTCTCTGCAAAGTAAACAATATCTGTGGCACACCTTGCTAGTTCAGCAACCTCAGCATCAGTATATTCAAAAACAATATTGCCACGGCGTAGGAACTGCTTACCCTCATAGAAAGGCATCTTCACTTTAGGTCTATATCCTTGGTCAAGTGCCAATAAAAGGTCATTAATCTGCTTAGTAGACCAGACTATTCTGTCCGATTCTATGTCAGATTCACCCTTTGGGATCCATTTGTTATCTCCTACGTAATCGCTCATTCTTAGTCTTCTTTTTCGTCAACTAGGTACATGAAGTTAGATGGGATAACCATCTTTTGTATTTTTAGAGCTTTGAGTAAAAGACCAACAATTAAACCACCTGGCATAACTGCTATTGCACTTAACCCAATAGTCTTTAATACATCTTTAAGTTGATTGCCAATTTCTGTGCGCTCTTCGTCTGTTACCTCTTCTCCATGTCTTACGGATCTGTAGATTTTAGAAAAGGCATCTTTAGTTTCTTTACTCTCCTTTGCAAGAGCTTTAAAGAATTTAGAAGTTGACTTACCTAAACTTTTTAAACGCGGGTCCTCATTAACAAAACCTTCAAATAATTGTACTTTTCTCATCTTTATATTTCATCTGTTTCTACATCTTCAACGTCTTCGATGTCTTCAATGTCTTGTTGGTTAATGCCTTGCTGAATGGCATGCATTAGATCTTTAGTTCCACGCTGTACGTTTCTGCTGCTACTGTCACCACCGGCTTCTTCAATCTCACGTTTGTCATCTCTCTTCTTATAGATCTCAATATCACGTGCTATTCTTTTAGTAGCCTCTTCAGCTGCCATCAGGTACATGGTTTGAGATTTGATGATGTCTAACATTGATTTCTGCAGAGTTGCAAGTACTTCAAACATTCTTGGTGCTAATTCACCGTTGTCAATTGTTTGTAATAATGTAGTCAGGGCTCTTTCACCAGCTTGGAGCTGATAGATTAATGATGACATTGTCATCTCATCCATCTTCTTTTTGGCTTGAATATATTCATCTTTCTCGATAATATCTGCATCGAGATAGAATTTCATTAGACTTGTAATGGTCTTCTTGGCCTTCTTGGTTGAGCTTGCTTTCATCTCACCGTAGTTAGCCGGAGCCATTAACTGTGTATTTCTCTGTGTTGCTGGCAGGTCTCTTGGATCAGATTCAACGTCAATTGACTCTTCATCACCGATTAGATTATCAAGTTCACGTCTAATCTCGTCTGCCTGCTCAGATATACTTCTTTTATCTTCGCTCATAAGTTGTGCTTTTATATGCTATATATCTAGATTATCTAGACTGACTGTACCTTCTTAATTGAATTGAAGGAATAGCATTGTCGATTACATGTGCTAACTGCGAGTCTCTAACAACATACTGCTGTAAGACATTCATCTGTTGATCTTGGCCTACTGTCTGACTAAAGATTCTAATGTTAGTCACATCTAGTTTCGCTGGCTGTAACATCCAGTTCTTAGTAGGTTCCCAGGTACGAGCATTCGTAAACGACTTGGTTTGATTTAGTTTTAAGACTAAAGTTTTACTAGAATTACTTGCCGCCTGTCTGTTGCTGTTAGGATCTAGACGATATAAATTACAAGACATCTGTCTGTACTTATTACTTAGATTATAGACTAGACCATACCAAACATTATTCTCAAGTGCCAAAGCACTACCGAATATATGTGTACCGTTGTTAAGATAGACTTTAATGCTAGAGCCGTTGGTTGTTATTTTTAAACCATTTTGATTAGAATAGCCATCGATGATAACCTGTTCTGTTGTATCAACCAACTTTGGTCTAAACCAAATAGTCACTGCAAGATTCTCTTCCTCTGTTAAGCTTGAAACCTTATTGTAAGCTACAAGTTCCATTGATTTATCCGGAGTTGAGTCTAGATCATAATTGTTCTTAGAGACTACAGTCCACTGATTTCTTAATTCAGCATCTGAGATTGTAAGTTTCTTGTGTAGTCTAGCTCTAACACCATCGCCGACCTCAGCAAATACAGTTTTGTACTGTGTTGGTTTGGTTACCTTCTCGAATTCTTCTTGTCTCTCTTCACCAAAGACTTCTTCTACGCCAGTTGTTAGTGCATCAAGTTCTTGCTCTACTGTTTCATCTTCATGGATATTGCTAGTACGCTCTTCATATTTGCGCAGCATTAGTTTCCAGTAAGTTAGGTCCAGATTAAACTCATCTGCATATGCAATTGAGCTAACCTCATACATACGGTTCATTTTTGGAAAGTAGAGATAGTCTCTGCTGCGTGGGCTTGGCCCAATACCAAATGCTGTCTCAAACTGCGTCTTGGTTAGGTGGATTTCAAACTCATCGAAGCCCATACCAAAAATGTCATAGTTAAACTCTCTTGTTGGAAATTCGTTGCCCGGCACCATGATCTTTAACTCAGCCGACTCTTTTACGTTATAGAGTGAATACTCTTTTAAGATTACGTCACGACTACGATCATCTGGCTCAACTCTAAAGTATTTTACTGGATGGCCCCACATTTCAGTTGAAACGTCTGTAATTTGACGGTAAACTGAAGTTGGTTTAGTTAAGGCATATGGGTCCCACATTTCATCTGTACATTCTGCTATGATATTTGCACAACCTGTCATTGCATATGGGTCTACACATTCACCACAGAATTCTGGACAGCTAATAATTGTACCATCAGCAGTACTTAGTTCATAAGTCAATGAAAGTAGTGTTATCTTGTTAACATTGCTTAGTCTATCAACTTCTAGCCTAAGTTCAATCCAAAGCGGTTGATCTGGGTCAAAATTAAGTCCTAGTAGATCATATGGTCCATTGTTAGTTGTCAAAGGTAGTAGCTGGCTCATTTCACCAGGCTCTTCACCTTGTGACCAACGGTATTGATATGTAAAAAGATTGTTTGCGTCTTCTGGTAAATAGAAAGTCAGACCACTTGCTGTAAATGTCGGTGCTTGTGTAACTGTAAACGTATTCGCGTCAACTACTTGGTCGACTGTATAGTATTCATTACCTACGATAAACTGATCTCCTGAGATTAAACTCAAGTTCGTGTTAGTGCCAGTAACTGTGGTAGATGCAGCCACAAAGTTAAGAGTGCCACTAGTGTTTGGTGTACTAACACCAACAACTGATGTCCAGCTTAAAACGCTTTGTACGTTTAAGTATGGATTTTCTAGCTTTGCATATATTACATCACCGATCTGGTCTGCTGTAAAATTATTTACCATTGAGGCTTAAGTCTGTATTTTGTTTATATATCAGACTCAATATCGGTGATTAAGAGTATTTCTGGGTTATCAGTCTCATATGCCTCAAAGTATTGTATCATCGCATTGAGTATAGTGAAGATTTCATTTGTGTTGTTTGCAACAAGATAGTTATCAATCTTGTTCATTAACTCATTAGTCTTAACCACTTTAAAATATTCACCTGAGTTTAACAGATCCATCTTATTTAAAAGCTTATTAATAACATAAGTTTGATGGCTGTTAAAATGGTCAAAGACTCTGAAAGTACCTCTTAGTGTTTTAATACTGAACTTGATAGTTTTAATCTGCTCGATCTCAACTATGCGTTTATAGCTCATGTTCTTATTGAGATTGACTTTAAGCCATCTAAGACTAGTCATATTCTCAAAAATCTTTTTAATAAAGTAGATTGTGGTTGCCTCTTTGTGTAATAGACTTTCACCGACTGAGTCTATTATGTTTAGATCATCATAGAAGTATTCGTTAACTACATTTTTAAGATCATTTGCAGAAATCAAGACAGAGTCCTTAGCTAGCTCTTTAGAATTATAATGGCGCTTGAGTAAGCCCCATAGTTTTAAATCTATTGAGTTATACTTGTAGAGTGTAATATCTACAACTTCTGAAAATGTATCTTTATTTTGAGTAAACATCAACCTGCTCTTCAATCTTTTTTAAGTCGGCGTATAGACTTTCTTTGGCAAACTGCTCAAGTTCTTTAAACTCTCTGTTGCCAATTTCATTCTTCTCCATATAGATTCTAACGGCACCTTCGCTTGGAATATATTTATCCTTGGCTGTGGTCTTAGCCTTTTTAGTTTTAGTGTACCACCAGCCGGGCACAGACTTAAATCGCATAGCGACCATGCTCCATGATTCTACAACTGCAGCTCCGTTGATCCCGTTGTGATTAAAGAGATTAGCGTTACTTGGGAACTTAATAGCAAAGAAGCGATTAATCATAAAGTGATGGCGCTTCTTGTTGTGGTTCTTAATTTTATAAAATTGATCTCGCTTCGTAAACATGATCTTTACGAAGTCAAATAGTTTAGTTTCGTCTAACATATTATTTTATCCAGTCTAAAAATGCTAAATGGTAAGCATCCAGTAAAGTAAATTCTGTGTCGGATGAGCGTTCTTTCCATATTTTTTCAGCACTCTCTTTGACTTCCAGTCTTAAACCATGAGCATTAGCTTCGGATAAAATCTCTTGTATCGTAATCTCTTCTTGTAAAGTATGCATTAGAATAAGTTGTTTAAGTTTTTAGTCTTAGGTGCTGTTTTTGTTTCTCTGTCCGTGCTCTTTTTACCAACCAGTTTCATTGGCTTTACCGGCTCTTCTTCTGGAATATCCATACCTGCAAATACATCTGGGCCAGCGTTATGCTTCTTCTCTAGCCAATCAGTACCTGCTAGGATCTTGTCCATTTTAAGTAGAGTTTCAACGTTATTTAAGGCACCTTCCCAGTCAGTTTCAATAGCTGCAAAGATAGCTTTCTGAATAGCATCTGGAATAGTTCTAGTATGTAGCAACATCAATGCAATATTCTTAGTCAGGCCAGCCTTAATCAAGTTTGTATTACTGTGGCCGACAACTCTGTAGATAATATCGGATAATGCGTCTTTGTGCTCTGTAGAAAAAAGATAGTCAATTGTAAAATCTGCATGTTCTTTTGTAAACTGATCGTAGATCTTATCAGCCATTTTATCAGTAATTGAGTAAGTTCTCAACTTACCATTCTTCATCTCTTTCTGCCAAGTCACAACTGACTGGATGTTATCCGACTTGTCACCTACAAGCATCTTAGTAAAGATAAAACGATCACAGTCAACTTCTTCAATTGTAACTTTATTTTCTTTTACCCAGTCTAAGATTCTAGTCTGATAGTCGTCTCTAAGCATATGCTGACCGCCCATGTTGAATAACATGGCGTCTCTATCCATTTTCTGTGCTGCAGACTTTTCCATGTCTTCAACAAAACCAGGATATGCATACAGAGTTCTCTTAGTGTTATAGTACCAGATTGTATGTGCGTCGTTTGCAGTTGAATGATTAACTAATTGGATTAAGTCACGGTCACCAGTCCAAACGATACAGCTTTTGCCGCGATCGTTCAGCATTGTTGACCAACCAAAGAGAACATCATCTGCTTCAGCACCGCTGATCTGATGTACTGTTACACCATGCTCTTGCATGATCTTTTGGAATTCTTCATAAATTGAGTAAACTGCAGTCCAGTCTACATCACTCTTTTGTTTTCTAGTACCTTTGTATTCTGCTTCTGGGTATAGGTCTTTACGCCAAGACTTAGAGTCAACTGCGATGACAACGTCATCCACAAAACATTTAAGCTTGCGCATCTCAGATGCAAAGTCAATTGACAGTTTACGCATAAACTGTGCTTTTTGTTTATCATCACCTAGAAGCATACCGCTCTTAGGTTTAGGCAGAACAAAAAGGCGGCTAAAGACAAAGTAGTTGCCGTCTATTAATAGTGTATGTTTTCCCACCTTCATATTGTTATCTTTTACGTACAGTACAAATATAATAAAAATATTTGACACTGAAAAATTATTTTACAAAAATCTTGTTATTCTCTTACAATAGTCTGGATCTCATATACACAGCTTAACATGGTTACAACAGGATCGATTACATGGACTCTTTGTGCTTGGTGCTTAGCCACTGTAATAATAATCTGTGGTATATGTTTTACGCTTTGAGATCTTTCTTGTTTTATATATTCGACAAAGTCATCGCCTAGTGTCTGTAAGATGTCATCTGTCTTTGAAGCGTAATTGCTTACCAAGAGCTGATAGTTCTTAGCTGGATCTGTCTCGTTAAAGATTAGATCAAAAACATCTTTATAGACTGAGTTGAAGCGTTTAACTTCTGCTTCAGTAATATGGTTTGTACCTTGTGTTTTATAGCCCTGTAGCTTATTCAAGGTGCTTCTTAGATCTGGGAAGTTACGACGTACAAACTCAACTAATGCTGGTTTTTCAATTGTCATCTCTTCTTGGTTACAGATATTATAAACACGCTTGATATATTTCTTAGTCAATTCAGCCTCTTCTTCCTTGTCAAAGTCAAAGTTAATTACTTCAAATCTGCTTAAGATTGGATCTGGTAATTTATTGATGTAGTTACATGTTGCAATAAAGCGGCTGTTACTTGCAAATATCTCCATTGTCGCACGCAGTGCTTTAAAGAACTGATCCGATACACCGTCAACCTCATCTAGGATTACAACTTTAAAGCTGCCTGGTTTGTCCATAATTGAAACCGTTGAACAGAAGTCAGTGATTCTAGTTCTAATCACGTCAACCGAAGTATCTGTTGATGCGTTAATATAGAGATAAGGCAATTCAAATTGATTGACGATTGCTTTAGCTGCTGATGTTTTACCAGTTCCAGGACTGCCTGCAAACAGCATATTCTGAACTAGGCCATCTTTAAACTTATTCATTACACGATCTGGTAAGATCAACTCGCTTAAATCTTTTGGACGATACTTCTCTGTGAAGAGCTGGTTTATTGACTGCATATAAGTTACTTTTGTATCTTATATGAAAGCTGGCCTCTTAGTTTCACTGATAGATAGTATATATGGCTAGATCTTACGCTGACATTAGAATTGAGAGAACCGGTGGTAGTTATCCAATCAACCGATATGGTATTAAACTGAAGCCTCTTCAGAAAAAGCACCGTAGATTCTTGGTTGAAAATCGTCATATCAAGAAGTGGTCTGGTGATGACCAGTTTATTCACTGCGTCCTTAGAATGCAGAAAGTCAGCACAAAGGATAGTACTGCATACAAAACATACTTTGATTGGCAATCTGAGCGCCCTGTGGACATTAACGAGTTTAAAGAGAGTGTCAACACAGTTAATTGGTTATGTGCCATCAGCGGCAAACCAATCAAGTCTAAGTTTATGAATTTTGATCTTGAGAACTTTGTCCACCCAGAATACCATGATGTCTTAAAGGCTCCAATGGTCGACAGCAGGATTCTTAAGAGTTCAATTGAGTTTCGCCGTAAATGTAAAGAACTCCTGCTCAATGAGAGACAGGAGTTCCTAGATCTTGCAAAGAAGAATGCTAAGCGTAAATTAGATTAAGCTTCGCTATCTTCAGTTTCTTCTTTATCTTTAAATTCTTGTTGAAGCTTTTCTTTTTCAGCCTCAATTCTGGCTAAGTCTTCTTTAGAAGCATTCTTAACCTTTTCTTCTGCGGCTTTCTTTTCTTCTTCAGCCTTCTTTAATCTTCTATCTAGTGATCTTACTGCATTACGGTAAGTCTTTTGGTATCTTTCTTTTTCTGTATCTGTAAGAAGTTTTGAGTCTAACATAAACTGAGCGATTTCCATTCTAACCTCAGAATTTAGAGTGCCTATAAAATCTTTATATTTTGGGTACTTTTCAATCAGAGCGCCGTTCATGTCTTCTGCTGCCTGTCTTAACTCTTCGATCTTTTTATTAAATTCTTTAACTTTCTGTCTTGATCTATCATCAAAGTCTTGCTTCTTATAATCTCTAAGTTCTTTTACGTAGATCTCCATCTTTGCAGCTTTTATCTTATTAGCTCTAACCACTTTTTTGTGTTTAGCTCTAATTTTAGCTTTAGTAACTGCTCTTTTAATTAGTATTCCAACACCTACACCAGCAGCTGCAACAACACCAGCTGCAATTACTGGAATCATATATAACTCTGCCGACACAATCTGATCTACAGTACCTTCATTAAGTTGTGATTCATTTGCAAATTCCTCAACATCTTCCATGTTATTTGCAAGGTATTCAAGTTTGTTAATAATGGTATCAACATCTTTTACAATATCTGTTCTAATGCCTGGTTTTGCATCTACGTTAATATCAACACCCTGTTTAACGTCAACATTGCTAACCTTAGTATCTACTGCAGTTCTCGTCTCAGCAAATTCTTCAAAAAGCATTAATTTATTCTTAAGCTTCATCATACTCTTATTTTTTTTAGTATCTTTGTATTATATATCAGACTTCTATAAACAAAAAAGAGGCCCTCAAATGAGAGCCTCTCTTATATAAACGTGTTATCTAGTTAAAGATTATAGTTCAACGTTTTCAACTTTGAACTCAACGTATTGAGTTTCTGGGTGGAATCCAGCTTCAACCAATGCGAATCTAGACTTAACAGCTACTTTAGGAGCCATAGTTCCTTCAGCAATTGTTTGTACTGATTCAGCCATTAGGTAAGGCATGAATACTAGACCAGCTGAGTTACCGTCACCTTTTCTACCTACTAGGATTCTGTGTGTACCAGCAGAATCACCTAGGTAACCTCCGTTGAAAGGAAGTCTAGGGTCAGTGTAAACGTTGATACCTGCTACAGAACCTACTGGGTAGATTGCACCTGCAACTTGGTTGAACGTGTTAGCCATTGGGTTAGGTACGAAACCTGCGATACCTTGTAGAGCTGAAGCGATTTTAGCATCAACTACTGCGAAGTTACCAGCACCTCTTCTACCTTTGTTAGCGATAAAGTTAGCAGCAGCAAGAACGTTAGTTAAAATTCTTCTGTGTGCTTCACCTCTTGTCTCACCACCATAGTTGGTAGTTGGAGATAGGTCGATAGCAGCTGAGAATGGGTTTTCAGTTATGTTAGTAGCTGCAAGATTTCTCATTGACTTCAAGATGTAGTCGTTGATAGACTGAGTCAATTCGTTAGTTAATACTGCTTCTACTTGAGCAACAGCATCAACACCGAATTGTTTTAGGTCTTGTACTTGCTCTCTAGTTACACCAGCAGCAACTTGGAAAGTTTCAGCAGCAACTGACTTGCTGAATAGGCTTAAGCCCATTAGCTTGTCTCTAGTTGACTCACCTTTTTCTCTTGAGAAAGGAAGAGCGTTACCGTCTGAATCAGCATCACCAGTAAATCCTGGGATGTGATCTTCCATAGCTTTTACTAGTTCAACAGAATCACTATCAGCACCAGCAGCTTCTAAATCAGCAGCTACAGTTGCATCTACGATAGTACCTACTTTAAAGATTGACTTACCGTCAATTCTTGAAGTTCCTACGAATTCGTAGTCACCGTTAGTATCAGGTACAGCAGCGATGTCTGCAGTTCCAGCACCTGAAGCTTTTACGTAAGTTGGAGCTACAGTACCGTCAGCACCGTTAGCGATAGCGTTAGCAACACCACCTTCGTAAGTGTAGTCTAAGTAAGAAAGTAATCCCATTGGACCTGCCATTGGTACTACTGGTACTAAGTCTAGACCGATAGTTTGAGCAGCAACCTGCATTGCTAAAGGAAGCAATGTTGGAGCTTTGTCACCTGAACCGTTTGCACCTGAACCACCTACGTTAGCTGTGCTACCGTTAGCTGGGAAAGATACTGCGCCCATACCAGCTAAGTTCATACCTGGGTTAAGTGCCATAATGTTTGCGTCTTCGTACAGCTTGTGATTGTGGCAGTACTCAGACATCCATGCAAGCTTGTTAGATTCAGTAATACCTGTAGCTTCCTCAATGATAGGAGCCCAAGTGTTTCTGATCTCAGCTTCGTTAATTAAATTTGCCATTTTTGAATGATCTTTTTTTGTTTGTTTATTCGACATTCGATGGGCTTTCTGCTTCTTTAGCCCTATTCGTCGATCAGTTTATATATCTTCTTAATTTTTGCTTTTTTGCAAAAGTTAAAAAGGAGAGTGAATTAACACTCTCCCCTTAAATTTATAGAATGAACAGATAGATTATTTGTTAAATCTCTTCTTGAATTGCTCAGCGTAACCAGTTACATCGTATCCAAGGCCTTTGTTCTCTTCAACTTCTTTCGACTCTTTAATCATTTCGATCTTCTCCATTACTGAGGCAGATTCTCTTAGATCTCTAGTTTGCCAGAAGTTTCTTACTTGGTATTCTGTTTCTAGTTTATGATACTTAGATTGAGCTAAAATTTGATTATGCTTAGCTTCTGAAAGGTTTGACCATACATCAGCGTATTCTGCTGGCATTGCCTCTAGTACGAATGGCTGTGCCTGTCTAGACTCAACAATCATGTTTGATTTTTCGATTAGAGAAACAATCTCAGATTCTGTCATGAAACCTCTCTTAGAAACAATTTGTCTAACTTCAGTTTTTGCAGCTTCGTTAAGCTCGTTGTATTTAGACTGAGTTGTTGAAGATACAATTCTAAAGAATGATGGATTCTCATTCTCAGCTTTAGTTGCGCTTTCAACTAGTGCGTCTAACTTAGAAGAAACTTCTTTCTTGTAAGCTTCTAATGGATCTGAAGCTCCATCTTCGCCTTCGTCTTCTGGCATTTCATCATCAGCCTCTTCTTGAGTACCTTTGTCTTCTTCAGAATGTACTTCTTCTGGAGCATCAACTCCATCAGCAGCACCTTCAGCACCTTCTTCTGCTTCTTGACCAGCTTCTTCGCCTTCAACGCCACCTTCAGCTCCGTTGTCGCCAATTTCTTCTAGTTCTTCTTCGTCCTTCTTAACAACGTCTTCACCTTCAATGCCAGCATCACCTTCAAGTAAAGATTTTACTTTAATTGTGAAAACTCCGTTAGATTCTTCAATGTACTCTTCTAGATCTGGATCTCCCCAACCTGCATCTTCGTCAGAAATTACAGCCATAAGATCTTTCTTAGAACCTGTTAGTTCAACTTCGTCCCATCCATTAGGTCCTTCTCCTAAGTTTTTCATAGAAACTTTATGTTTCTTCAATAATTTAAGAAGGTCTTTTGCCTTTGGATCAGTTACATCTAATACAATCGAATCTTCTGTTACTAAGTTCTCGTTGATTGATTCAGCGATGTACTCAGCGTATTCTGAGATTGACTGCATGTTTTCTTTTAGGTAGTTAACATACTCGATGATGTTTTCACCTGAAGCTGTATTTTCATTGTGAGCTTCTGCAAGATAGTTAGCAAAGTCTTTTAGTTTTGAAACTCCTTCAGCAACATGCTCTGTATACTGAATACCTTCGTCTAGTTTTTCTGCAACATGTTCAGAGTATTGAATAGACTGGTCTAACTTTTCAGCTAACTCTTCTGAGTACTGAATACCTTGATCTGCTTTCTCTGCAACATGTTCTGTGTACTGGATAGAGTCATCTAACTTGCCAGCTAGATAACCAACATACTCGCCTATTTTGTTAACGCTTTCTGCGATATGGTCACCATGACCAATCACTTTAGTAATTTTCTCATCGACGTCGGTCGTTTCTACTTCAGACTTTGCGTCGATAGCCTCCTTAATTGACTTGATCTCTTTAGCAAGATACTCAGAGTACTTGTTAAAGTCTTCAGCCTTTACGAATTCTGCCATGTTTTGATTTTCTTTTATTTGTGTGTCTGTTTTTTCTTGTTCTGAATTGTTTTCTAGAATGTTAGATTCTCCGCCCATTTCATAAATGTAAATGCCATCATCGTTGCTGAATCCATAAGACTCATTAACTCTCTTTAGTTCGGCATTCTCGAAACCAGGATCTGCTACTAGGTCATATGTAAATAGTTGCTTGATCTTAACTTTGCCGTTAGATTCAACAGCGCCTGCAGCTCTAGAAGAAATTTGAAGTGGTACACCAGCGTCAACAAGTGCTTTAGCCTGACGGCCAGCATCTGTATCTAGAAGTCTAATTTTACCACGTACTTCTTTTGTATCTTTATCATAGTAAAGTTCTTCTACTATGTGTGACACGTTCTTTAAAGAAGTATCGAATTGTGTTGGGTGATCTAACTCGCCCAAAAGCTTTGAAGACTTAATTTTTGCTTGAAGAGCCTCAATCTGTGGAACATATTCATCTTCCGTATAGATTCTGTTGTTTCTGTTCTTTTGATCTATTTGACCAAAAATACCCTCAAGCACATAGTCTTTGTTTTCATTCTTATCAACCGTAAGTGCCGATGAGGACCTCTCAACAATCAATAAATCTTTGCTATTTTTCATTCTATGTGTTTTTCTATTTTTAATATATATCAGCTTTGCTTATGTAAATATCTTATTAGATGTCAAGGTCTAGCTTAGGCTCACCTGCGTCTCCGCCTTCTTTAGCCTTATCAGCCTCTTCTTTCTCCTTTTCTTCTTCGGCTTCTTTCTCCTTCTCTTCAGCTTTAACCTCGTTAAAAAAGGCAGTTATTTTTTCTAATTCACCACTAGCGAAAGAACCTTCACCATACTCATCAAAGAAGTACTGCTTGAATTCCTTTTCGGTTGGTGATGCATTAATTGCACCTAGTATCTCAGCGGCCTTAATAGTCTCACCAGAATCTAGAGTATAGTCATCAACGTAAATTTCAGATTCTTCGCCAGCTTTTAGGGCTTCTTTTATGAATGATTCGAATGTGTTGTAAATTTTCATAATCTATATATCTTTTAAAATCCAAGACCGCCCATTTGATCCTCATCACCCTCTTCACCGGCTTCTTCCATATCTACTCTGGTTTTTGCCGCTGAGTTGGCTTGAATCTCATCGTCGGTAAGTTTTAAGTACTTCTTAACAAGGTATGCCTGGTCAAAATAGTACTCTTCTTCCATTGTTTCTTGGTTTGTTGTCATTAAGCTATCTCGCATACTACCGATGAATTCTAGTCTACGCTCCATGATTTCCATGTGCTTTAATTCAGCAAACATATTCTCTTCGTTGAATCTTAATGCAACTTGAGTTTTAAACTGTGGGTCTTCGGTAAATTCTGGGTATTTAAGACACATTTGAATAAAAAGTGGCTTAACTAGTATTTCTTGGAATGTAGATCTTAAACGCTTGATAAACTTGCTGAACTTGATCTCATCGCGAATCATACCATCAGCTGCAAGGTTAAAGTCTCCACCGCCATCTTCATATAAGAATCTTGAGTAAGGAATTTTAGATACGTGCTTTAACTTATCAGAGAAGTACTTAAGTGCTTCAGTATCTGATAAATCTGGTCCATCACCGCCAAGAGTTTCAATCTCTGGGCTTTCACCCTCTTTACTTGGTAACCAGTATTCTTTGTTGAACTGTAGCATTGGCTGGCCATCTGTGTGCAGTGTTGCACTTTCCCAATCAAAATCAACATTCTCCTTATAAGAGTTCATCAGTTGTGCCAAGGATTGCTTAGCACGAGTCTTAGACTTACCTCCAACTGGAATAATAAACTTCATTCTAAACGAAGCATTAGTCACGGCCCATACAACTCTAGTATGTTCCATAATTCTTAATAAGTTAAATGCTCTGATTAGTCGTTCTAGATAACTTACACGGCTTGCCGTTGTAATTGAAGAGTAAGATATGTAAAGAACCTGCGAATCGTAAAGTTTACGTTCTTTTGTTGGATCATCTTTAAATTGTACCCAAACTTTTTTACCATCATCATGGTTGTAGCCTGGAATAAGTGTAATCGGGTCAATCTCTTTGAAACCAATAATCTCAGTTTGATCTGGATTGTATATAATCTCAAACGCTAGATAACCATCAACTAGAAACTTTCTAAAATAATACCAAGCTGATTGGTCTGTGTTAAAACCAAAATAGTGGTAGATCTGTCTAAAATATTTGTTAAGGTCTTTCTCAACCTTTTCAGAGACATCAAGTCCTAAGATTTCAGGTTGACAGAAAAAGTTTTTATCATCATAAACTACAGTCTCATCGCAAAGAATGTCTAGAATATCTTCAATCTCATCATTAATTGAAAAGGCTCTAAGTTCTTCTCTCTTCTGTTGGTATTCTTGGTCAAAAAACGGAATGTTCTTCTTAAGGTTAATGTCGGTCATTGACAGTGCAGCAAACGCACCGTAAATGTCATCATTGTCAAGACCCATTGGATTCATCTGGCCGTAGCCAAACATATCCTCCATTGGACCAATCGCTTGAGACTGGCGTAGAACCATGTCATCATAACGCATACCGAATGATGAAAGTGACTTTAACGTGTTCGATAAGTTAAACGGTTTGCTACCGTAACTTAAAGGTCCGTTTCTTTTGTTTGTATAACCTGCCATATTATGATAGTATTTTCAATTTTATATATCCTATTTTCTAAGATGATTTCTGAACTGGTATCTGATCTTCCCGATTGAAGCACCGTTAAGCTCTATAAAGTCGCAAAGTGCTATTCTAGCCCAGTTTTCATAGTTAACTATTTTTTGATTTGATTTTAATGCTGGTATGTATTGTCTAACGGCAAAACCCAGTCCAAATCGCTCTAGAAAGGCCTTAGCACCAGTATATGTTAATGGTATTTGACCTTGCATTCTTGCCACGCCTTTTTTGCCTGCTTTTTTAGACTCAATTTGACCTTCTAGTCTATCATAAATCAAGTCCAGCATATCTTCTTTAAAAGAGACTGGTAATAGATTAAGGTTAATACCGAAGTCATTACCATCAGCGGGATCTAGTGCTAAAACAACTGGATTGCGATCCCACCACGGTAAAGTTGCTTCATTTTTAGGCTTATCATATCTAAACACGTGAATCATGCCTGTTCTAAATCTACCGCCGTATCTAGCCACAGCACCTTCTCTAACGTTTTTGCTGCTCTCAACAAACCACTTCTCAGCCTCTCTACGTGCTTTAGTTTTGCCACCAGCTTCTCGGCTTAATTCTTTTATATCTTTCTTAATTTTACCCATCTTAGCCTAGAGTCTTTTCAGTAAGCACAATGAAACGCCAGCCGCGGGCTTCTGCCCACTTCTTAGCATATGCGTATTTGTCTCTATTTTTTATGTATTGCTCTGCCAAAAACTTATATGAGTTAAGAGCCTTTTTTGAATTCTTGGTTGGTGGCTTTGGCTTTTTAATCTGAGCTTCTGGTTTCACCTCAACCAAAAACTCTTTTTCACCTTCTTCTGTTTTGGTCTTCATGTAGAAGTCTGGATAATATTTATGCTCTTTATTATCTATAGATGACCAATATTTAATTGTAACAGGTTCGCTAGACCATTTTAGCACGTGGTCTCTAGTGTCACACATAATCATGAACTTGCGCTCCCATGAACTTCTGTAGATGATGGGAGTGGGGCCAATATATTTGTCTGGATTAGTAGGTTTAAAATAACCTTGAATGTGGCCTGAATTATTACTTGGCTTTAAGTTCTTTATCGACATTAGATGTTAAACATGCCACCGTCGTGATCTGAGCCGTTTCCACTAATACGGTCAATTGACAGTGTGTTCTTATACTTTGTTGGGTGAATTTTATTCCAGCCTTTTGCGTAGCCTCTTTTTGCTATCTCTGTAAAATATGCAAATGCGTTGGTATATTTTGGGTTAAAGTTCTGCCAGTATTTAAGTAAGTCTAATAGAGCAAACTGTAGACAGTCATTTCTATCATCTTCATTTACATAGGTTAATTTTCTAATTGTACGTTCTGCAAGAAGCACTAACATCTTCTCAGCGTCTCTAGTTAACTTGCCTGCTTCTTTTGATTTTACAATTTCGTTGTAAAGGTCTTTATTGTTGAGATAGTTCTTTTTCTTAGCCACCTGGATCATTCTTTTTATTTTTATGTATATTATAAACAAAAAAGCCCATTTGTTTCCAAACGGGCTCCTTGACTATTAAAAGTCTAATGGATTTATGTCAATTCTGAACTAGGAAGTTCAATTGCTCTCTTCTCAATTCTCAATGGCTTGTCGTCTTTAAAAACAGTCAGAAGATCTGTTTTTCCAGCTGAAGAATATTCCATTGCATCTATCAATACCTTAGTACCTTTGGTTAGACCGTCAAAATCAACTTTAAGAGTAGCTTCTAGATAGCCTTCATCTCTGCCTAATTTTGCTTCCTCTAAAGATTCAATCTCTTCACCGATTCTTTTAATCTCAGAGCTTAAGAAATGATCTGCTTCTTTAATAGCTGGTATATTTCTATCTGCTTCTGCAAGTCTACCTTTTTGATCCTGTAAGAATGAGATCATCTCTCTTCTTAAAGCAACTGCATTCTCTCTATCTTCAACTTGTTCTTTAATACCATCTAATAGATCTTGAACTGAAGCTGTAATATCTGCTCCTGTTTCTTCAGCAACGTAGTTGATTAATTCTTGTGGCTCCATTTGAATAAACTTACCGATTCTAGTTGCCTCGTTAATTCTCCAAGCATATACTCTATTCTCAGTACGGATTGTAGAAACTTTTACATCTCCAAGTTGAGACTCAGTTACGAATTCTAGGATGTTGTACATACCGAAGTTTTTAGCAGCCGTTTCAAATAGATTCAGAAGACCTTTATCTTCATATCTAATTAATGCTGATGCAAAAGCTTGTTCTGTAACACCTTCTGTGATAACCTCACGGTTGCCAATAAAAGTCTTATTCTCGTTAGCATCGTATTTAAAGGTTACTTGAATACCACTGTTGGTTAAAGTTAAGATAGTTTCATTAACTTCTGCTAATTCTTTTTCTAATTCAGTAGTAGCTGCTTTCTTACCGGCTAACTTAGATTCTTTTAACTCAGTCTTAAGGAATTCAGCTTTATCTTGTAGACCAACTAATTCGTCGTAGTTTTTAGACTTCGCCTCGTTCAGATCAGTGATCTGTGACTTTTTGTTTAAGTCATAGTTAAACTGAATGCCAGATTCATCTACCTTGAAAGCCTCAAGAGCCTTTGATAGAGCGTTAAACTCTTCAGATGCTCCAGTTGCTTCTTTAATGATATTACCAGTAACTTTAAATAGTTTGCCGGCAGTCTCAAAGATGTAACCTACGCCTTGTTTTTCTGTTGGCGAAATGATGCCTTTTCTTAATTTAGTCATTTCGTATTTTGATTTTTTGTTTAATTATATATCTGTCTAATTTACTCGTTAAATGGAAGGTCTCTACCAGTGACACTATAATCATCACCCAATGCAGATTTACCGTCTTCATTATCGTTGATTGTGTTTAGGCTTGAATTACCAATAGTGAACATTCTGTTGGATGCTTTTCTACGCTTAGATATTCTACGTTCATATTCTATCGTGTCTGTTGGTGTTTCAGTTAAAACTGTAGCAGTAGCCTCGTCAATAGCGTCTTGACCCTCATGTGTAAGTGTCCATCCAGATTCTGGAGATCCAGAACCTACATATTGCCATAATTTTAAATAGTCTTCACTGTAATATACAGAAGTGGTTTCAGATGTTAATACTCCATTTGGATCTTCTATATTACCAATGTAGTTACCACCGTCAGTTGTTGTGAATGTCAGTGTTTGATAAGCATCTTCTTCAAAGTCAAATGAAGGCATGAATGAATTTATCTCTAGACTAAAAGTAACCTTATGATTACCTTTATCATCAAAGCCGTACTCAATCGGCCTCTCCATTGTATAGTCATCTGGCATTGCATACTCAGAACTAATTCTGTAAGTACCGTCCTCTAGATGGCCTGCATCAACGTGGTACGAATTGGCTTTATACATCTTCTTGATGATAGCCTCAGTTACTTTAAAAAGGTCTAACTGACTTGAAACTATAATTTCAACATCAACGCCTAACACTACTGGAATCATTTCAAATTCAGCCACAAAAGACTCAAGCATACCATCTTCTGGGTTAAGTCTATTGTAATTGCCTAGATTACGTTTGTTAACTAGCTTTGAAGGATCTACTGCAAATGACGTTAGATTAACAATACCTCTTGGTACGCGGTCATAGTTGCCATCTGCTTTTGTTGGATCTACGTCACAATTCTCACCATTCAAAGTACTGAAAAGAAAGTTATCACGCATGAAGTTTTCATCACCAGAAACAGCATAATAGAAAGGCACATCTACTACAACTCTATTATCGTTAGTCAGCTGCCTTGAGATGCTTAACTTATTGTTAAGATCTGCAAGTAGACCAATGATAATATGTCGGATAACTGAGTCATCCTTGTTGTATTTTAGATTGTAACTTGCCATTTATTATAAGTATCTCTGTGCCATTCTTTGCCAGTCAGAAAGACCTGCTCTTTTAAAGCCTGCAGCTTTTACGAATGTTCTCATTGAAACATCACCTGCATTCTTCATGAACTCATAGATCTCCTCTTTCTCGTTCACTGGCATATCAGTTGGTTCTAGATAAGGAAGTAACTTCTTCATACGCTCCATTAATGTAGCATCATCTGGTGCCACATCAATTAGGATCGATCTAGAACGAATTGCGCCATCTGGATCTGCTTTCTCTTTCTCTAAGTTAGAGATAAAAATTACACGACCTGCAAATTCAAATTTGTTTGGTACAAGACCTGATTCTAGCGCGTTAAATTCTGCTTCTGGGTTATTTTCAAAATCTTTTGGGTCAAATACAATTGAAGACTTCTTCATCCAGCTAATCTTTCTAACAGCTTTAGTATCAAGAGCTGCTTTAAGCATGTTACGGCCATTCTCATCTCTAAATACCGAGTCACAATCATCAAAGACTAGAGTCTTATTTCTAAATTGATAGAACTTCTTGAACATCATAATTGGTGATGCTGCACCTGAAACCAATATCCAGTCTTCACCTTCTTCAAGACCTTCATCTTGCATTGCTTTTTCAACGTTGTATGTTTTACCAGTACCTGCTCGGCCTGAAATAAAGAGTGAGTTGAATGCACCTGCTGCAACTTTTCTTGAGATTTGATAGATGTCTTCAATGGTTTCCTCTAAGAACTTCACTTTATCATCAAGAGTCTGTTCGTTTTTAACTTCCATGTTAGATTTAACTTCACCAGAAGAAATATTACGCTTTACCTTTAAGACTGATCTATATGGAATATCCATCTTCTTAGCAATCTTAGTTACCGGCATCTTCTTGTCTAGAAGCTTATTAATCTCATTGATTTCAGCCTGGCTAAATGCATAGTCTGAAGCAGCTTCGTTAAGAGCATCATATGATTCTGCAATCTGCTTAACGTATTTAGCATCCATCAGTCTAACAAACTCATCAATTAATTTAACGATTGGAAACTGATCTGAAGTAACCATGAAGTCAGCAACTTCAGTATAGTGCTTTGAGTAAAAAGCAAGAGAACCTACAATACCAGGTCCTTTACTTTGACCACCGATTCTAACAGCCTTGTCAGACTTATTAGAGTAGAGCATGATACCTGGATCTTCAGCACCGTCAATTCTGTGTACTAAAATGTATGGGAATTTCTTGTAGTCATCGCCAGTCTTCTTGTTCAAGTATGCCATGATAACATCTGCAGCCTTGTCTAACTTAGCGTCAAACATGCCCGTAGTTTTCATTACTTGCGCTTCGTTAAGAAAGCTATTAAAATCTAAAAAGTGCATTGTAGAATATGTTTGTTTTTTAGTATATATCCTACTGAATTATTATGTTATTCTATGCTGCCGATCTCGAACTTAGAAAAGCCGTTCTCTCTGTAGATCTGAATCTTCTTATCAAAGATCTCATGTGGCAGAACCGTATGGTTAATCACAAAGGTATTAATCTTGTTCTCTTTAATAACCTGGTTTAAGATCTTTAGAATATTGTAGACGCCGTCGTGGTCAACTGAACTCAATAACTCATCTAAGAAGAGTAAGTTCAGTTGTGGGAACCTTAGCTTCAAGATCTTAATAATAGCTATGATAATAATAAAGTCTGCTTTCTTACGCTCACCCGTTGATAAGGTTAACGGGTTAATATCTTCACCAAGGTGATTGATAATACAGTTAAACTTCTCATCAAATCGAATATGGAAAGGTAAGTGCATTGTTTGAGCCATCGCTGCAATGTTCGCATTTAAGCCTGGTAAGATTGTCTTTACCGCTAGATTCTTAACACCATCTTCACCTAAGACTTGCTCAACAATGCTCATAAAGTTATAGTCGCCGCTTAGCTGATCGCGCTTGTTTGATTTCTCAATTTCAGATTCTTCAAACTGTTCAATCAAGCTCTTAAGATGGTCAAACTCATCACCACTTGAAGTCTCTTTAATCTTGACAAGTTCTGCCTTCATTGACTTCATGTTATACTTAATGTCGTTGATCTTTGTATCGATGCTCTTCTTAGACTCTTTTAGCTCTGTTGCGTTCGCAGTGATTGCATCCATCTCAAGTTTAATTGACTTGATCTTCTTAGTGTCCTCTTCAATCTTAGTAGCATACTCATCTTTCTTCTCCATATGCCACTCTGAGTCTAGCTTAGTTTCACAAGTTGGACAGTGCCCATCTTCATATAACTCTAGCTTCTTCTTAAGATAGTCAAGCTCATGCTTTAAAGAGCTGGCATCTGTTCTTTGGCTTTCATATTCGTCCTTCTTAAGTGTAATGTTCTCGCTGATCTGATCTGCATCGACCTTCATTGTTTTAGCCTCTTCGTTCAAGGCAACCAGACTCTCTTTTAGCTCTTTAATCTTACTAGCATTCTTCTCACTTGATTCTTCAAGCAGCGTATTGAGCTTATGGCGTACTGACTTGATTGACTCCATGATCTGATTTAACTCAGATTCATAGTTGTCAATGTCCATCTTAACCGACTTGCGCTCTTCTTTGATTGCGCGCTGCATATCGTTTAAGATTGAAAAGCCAAACATCCTGTCAATAATCTGGCGTTTGTCGGCGCCATTCATTGTCAAGAAAGACTTAAAGTCATTGATTGAAAGAATGATAATATTCTTGAAGACATGATACGGTATACCATAGACCTCTTCTTCCAAGTACTCTTGGACGCTGCGCTTGCCTGCTTTGTCAAACTCAACGCCGTTGATTAGTACGTTAAACTTAGTAGGTGCAAGACCGCGCTCAATCTCAACATTGATCGTGCCACACTGAATACCAACCTTAACCCAAAGTTCTTTGTTGATTCTGTTTGGCAGATCACTTAACTTTACACCCTCTACTTTACCGTAGAGTGCAAAAATAATGGCGTTAGCGATAGTTGTTTTACCATCACCATTCTTACCTAGAGTTAAAAATAACTCTGAGCCATCTTTTTTGAATTCTAGCCTCTGTTTTTGATTACCGTAACTCGCAAAGTTTTTAAACTCAATGTAATCTATTCTCATTCGTCAGTCTCGTAATTGTACGCAGCTTGCGTGTACAGTTGTTTTAGCTTATCTTTTAGCTTTTGTTTCAACTCATCGTCTTCTTGAATACCTTCAACGTACATGTTACATAGATTCATGATGTTATAATCCTTGTACATTTCTTCAATCTTGTCGATGTCATGAAAATCCTTGTCGATCCAGTTCTCTTCTTGGTAGATGTTGGGTTCTAATCTACGACTAACATGTTGGATCTTATTAACCAGATGGCTTAGAGCACTTGTGCTTGCAATTTGGCTTGGTACAAACAGATCTACAAAGTTATTGTTAATCTGCTTCTTAAAGCTTCCTAGAGTTATATCGAAGAGTTGTGTGATGTTGTATTTAACAAAACGTGGTGATATATGGTTTTCAAAGAAGGTCTCTGACATGTCTTCTAAATCAACCAGGTCGAAGCCTTTCGGATTGTTAGCGTCTGATCTTGTTAGCTGGTAAGGCACACCAACCATCAAGAGTTTATCCTTCTCTTGTCGGTAGTGGATGTGGCCACTGTAGACTCTAGTATACTTACTGTAAACATTGGTCTCGGTACCATGCTCATTACGTACTTTAGAGTTTAGGTAGATGCCTTTAACTTCTGAATGACAGAATACAACATCTGACTGTGGGTATTCTGCCAGTGTCTCAGTCTCATGCGTAGTATCTCTACGCCATGGCATCAGTAGTATATTTCTACCGGACCATTTTAAAAGTTCAGGGTCCTTATAGATCTGTACGTTTGGAATCCATTTTAAAGTATCGATTGATGATACTTCATTTGTTTTCTTTGCCCAAATATCGTGGTTTCCGACAATAACATAGACTGGTAGAATTTCACCAAGTCTCTCAAATAGATCAACAGCATAGTTTAATACTTTGATATTAATACTCTGTCTGTTGTCAAATGTATCACCAACCTGGACTAAAACATCACCTGGCTTTACATGCTTCTTTAATGTTGGGATAAACAATTCTTCGAAAAACTGCTTTTGGATAGCTAACCACTCTTGTGAATTGGCTCTAACGCCAAAATGAAGATCGCCTAATACCCAAACCCTTTTCGCTCCTGCTTCAATTACTTTAGGCTCAATCATTTAAAATAACTTGTTAATGTTTTTTCTCTCTAAAACACCAGTTCTTAAATCTAGTTCTTGAATTAAGTCTTCTTTGTAGACGTTACTCAATGAACTATAAAACTTATCAGGTTTAATATCGAAGTACACACACATTTCGCTAAAAATGTCTATTCTGCTAAATTTAGCTTTCATCTCATCAACAATGTAACCATATACATCGTTGATGTCTGACTTCTTCAGCTTCTTACATCTACCTAGGTCATCAACATCATTAAACTGCTTAAAACGTGAAAGCTCGATCAATTTATGGATCTTATTGGCAATCATGTCATAATGAATCTTGATGTCTTCATCTAGGGTGTCTTTGAAACTAGAATCGAGTTCAAACGACATGTTTGAATTTATCTCAAAATCCGGTGAATCAAAGTTATTGTCAAATATTTTATCTCTATTCATTATATTCCGTGTAAATTTGATGTGCTTAATTCTTCTGTTTCTATTAGGCGCATATAGTTCCAGTTGATGTTCAACTTACATTTAGTGCCCTTTCCTTCACCGTCTCTTATCTTTAAGATCTTAAGCCAGTATTCTTCATTTGCTCGCATTAGATCATCTTGAATAATACCGTACATAATATCGGCAGTGTGTGATAGACCAGCTGATTCTGCAATGTCGGACATTGTAATGTCGCTTGAGTTATAACCGCTTCGTGTAATCTGAGTTGCTGTTACGATCAACCAGTCATTGCGTTGACCCATTGCTCTTAAGTCCTCTGCAATCTGCTTAATCTTCATATATGTATTCTCCGTATTTAAGTTACGGTAGTTGGCCAAAATGTTTATGTAGTCAATTATAACTGCACCGATTTTAATCTGACGTTCTTCTTCAATCTGACTAACATAAGCCTCAATATCAAGTACTGTTGCTTGTGACGTTGGCATTTGTTTAACAAAGAGTTGACCAGGAGGAGTAAAGCCATCACCCACGGTCTCAAGCTTACGCTTCATTAAGTCTCTGTTCTTAGACTTGTCAGCATATTCACTTATATTAATCGATAGTAAGTTTGAACCAATACGTTTTACAAACTTATGTGCTGCCATTTCCGCTGTAATTACAACGGTGTTTGTGCCCATCTTAACAAAGCTTGCTGCGTCGTTAGCTAGATAAATTGATTTACCAATGTTTTGTTCACCAGCATAAACGATTAAGTTACCGCCTTTGTCATAACCACCACCAAGTAGTCTATCAACAAAGTTGTAACCAGAGCTTACTTTATCAGTCTCTTTCTGATCGTGATCTTCTGGGTTAAAGAAGTCTAGACCCAGATCTGAGTTAAAGGTAATGTTGTTACGTTCGTTGATTAAGCCTTTAACTTTCTGAATAATACTCTCAGTATTCTCTGGTGTAACTTGAGTTGTCTTAATAAACTCAATTGTATCAGTAAGTGATGTGTTAAATGTTTTCCATTTAATCCAAGACTCTGCAGTATCTGTTAGCCACTCATCATCATACTGATCTAGATCAACGTCAAAGAGCAGGTCTAAGATGCTGTCTGTGACTTTTTCTTTAGCTCGCTTGCTGTTCTGTGCAAGTAGTTTTAGTTGGTCCTTTGATGGTGTCTCATTGAACTTAACATAAAACTTGTTTGCAAGATAGCTTAAAATATCAATCTCTTCAGACTGATAATAGTCAGTCTTAATAGCTTGTAGATATTTTGGCTTGGCCAAAGATAGTCTAAAGAATATCTTCTCAAAGTCTTGTCCGAATTGCATATATTTTTATTGTTATATGAGGTTTACTCAAATGGATTCATTAGAATCTTATAAGCCTCTTTGCCCTCTTCTTGGTTAGTTTGTTCTAGTAGACCATCGGTAACAGCCTCGTTTAATGAGGCCACTAGATGTTCTTCTTCTACTTCTGGGAAACGGTATGTTTTTAAAGCGTGTAGAGTGAAAGTACCTTTATATCTGTCTGTGTTACGCACACACATTGTAATTTCATTATAGACAATGTCCATGCCTGTTGGCCAGCCCGGTAGATCTTTCTCAATACCAATCACATATTTAATCGGCAGCTTATCTTCATTAATCCTCATCTTCTACCGTACTTTCCATAATATCGTCTACATCAAACTGAACGTCTGTATTGTAGTTGAACAGGTCGTAGATTTTCTTATCAATCTTCTCAAGAACTTCTTGGGTAAAGACCTTATCGGTAAAGAATTCGTTGTTAGGTATAACCTCTTCTAGGTGCTTACAGATCCAGCCACGAGCCGTTGCCTTTGGCACTTTCTGGCCTTTTTCAATACTGCCACGTGCAATACCAATATCTTCCCAGTCAATGTAGTTCTCTAGACCTACGTATCTGTTCATACCTTCACTAAAGTGTAGATGAAACTTAATTGGATTTGGTTTTGCAAATCTGTTCTTGTTTGGTTTTGCAGTTACAATAATACCGGCCTTTTCACCACCTTCTTTGAGCTGTGCCTTGTTTAAAAAGAGTACGATTGATGCTGCATATTCAGGTCCTGTACCACCACCGGCAACTTGCTGTGAAATAAAGCTCTGTGTCTGGTATGTATGGTTAGTAAAGATAAAAGGAATCTTTAAGTCGGCCATTGGTGTCATGATAATTCTAAAGATTGACTTAAGCACTTTAGAGCGTGTCATATCAGACTTGTCACTGCCTGACTTAGCATCTTCAATCTCTTTGGCCGTAGCTAAGTTACCTGCTGAATCTAAGATAAACATCATCTTAGGTAGTTCAGCACCAGCACGCTTGGCCTCTTGCATTCTAGATGTGATCGTAGTAATAGAGGTTCTAAAATCTTGTACTGTGTTTACCGGCTGATAGTTAACTTTAGTAGTGTCAATACCGAATTTCTTCATAAGGTCTCTATCAACAGCGGCTTCTGAATCATAAAATATGATGTTGTAGCCCATTTCAATCGCACGATGGATTGAGTTTAGAATTAGATATGTCTTACCGGTTCCAGAAGGTCCTGCAATTGAGCAAGATCTGTTGTTTGGCCAACCACCAAATAGAGTTCCACTAACACATGCATTTAAGTGGTAGTTACCAGTGTCAATCCACTCTGTAACTTCACTAAAACTAGAGTGTTCCATTACTGAACCTAATGGATTTAAGTTTGCTAATTCAGCGTTAATATCGTCAAAGCTGAACTCTTTATTCTTAGTTTTTGCCATAATTATTCTTCTGTTTTAAATTTTGTACGTTCTTCTTCACGTAATGTTTCAAGCTCTTCGATTAAGGCCTGGCTTTCTGCCTGCAGTTCCTGCATTCTGCCCTCTAACTGAGCAAGTCGATCGTAGATCTTTTGATATTTTAGAACAAACTCATGTTGTTCTTTATTCATACTAATCTCCATTGTTGACTTCGTTTATCATGTCCTCAAGATCGATCTGATTAGATGCTGCTTTTTGAGCATTTAGCTTTTTAGCGTTCTCTTTGTTAATCTGGCAAAACAAGTGTCTTATTTTACAGCCTAATTCTGAATCATTAGGAGTGTCTTTTGCCATTTGTCTGATTACTTCGTAAAAATTGTCCATAATTAAAATAGTGCTGATGCATAAAGTAGATTAGTGTCAAGTGTCTGTAGACCGATTGCTGTAAGTACTCTGTTTAACGGGTCAATCATTGCCTTTTCAAACTGAGTGTCGTAGTCTATCTCTGGTGCAAACTCATAAGGATGTTCACCTGGTAGATAGGCATAAACTTCACTGATTGGACTCTTACAGTTGTAGATCTTTAGCTTCTCACCGTTACCAATTACTTTATACTTTGTTTTAAATTTAGAGTTCATATTAAGCAGGTAGTTGTAGTAACCTGCTGCTTTAACATTGGCCGGACATTTTAGACCAACTTGAAATTCAATCTGGTCGTCAACAATATATTTCTCAATATTGTTTGTCCTTCTGTTAAATGAGATCTCGTCAATATCTGCAAGCTGGAACTCTTTTCTGACCTGCTTCATGAATTGAACAAGTTCTTGTAATTCTTCAGCACTTGGTGTTTTAGCGCTCTTAAATATAATTTTAAGTGCTTCAACTAGTTTTGCTCTTACAAATGCTGGTGTTGAAGATTGAATAGTATCATATCCAATCGTCTTAATCTTTTTCAGAGGCGCATGTCGATCGGTCTTCTCTAGTTTATCGTCCCATGCAATATTCTGAATGTACTTCTTCTTGCTCATCCAGATACCATTATATGCAATAGTCTCAAGCTCAAACATTAAGAAGTTATCAGTATTACGTTTCTCAGCGTACATCTCCATACACTTAACAATATAATTATTAAGTCTAAAGCCATAAAGTGCTAAGATAAACTCGTCAATTGACATCTTCTTACTTTCATCTTCCCAGATGATAGACTCATAAACATCTTGAAACTGAACGTAACATGAGTCAGTATCGATGTAGATTACAGCTGGCTTCTCTATTTTACCCTTTACTTTAATACCGAATTGCTCGTGAACTGCAGTGTCTTTATGCCAAAATTCTTGAACATATTTGTTCAAGATTGACTCTGAGTAGAGAATAGCATTCTTACCCTGTTTTGTAATTGACTCTGCAATGTCGATATTGAAGAAGTGAAACCATTTGTTACCAAAGGCTCCGTAGATCGAGTTAAGAGTTAACTTAACCGCCTGCTCATAAGCTGTATACTTTGCTGAAAGCTGCTTGTAGTGATCTACAAGCAGCTTAGCGTCAGCATCAGTCAATTGATCTATTGGTTTATTTTCTAACTCTTTTATATCCATTTATTAAGCTGTTTGGCAAGTTGATACAGTTAATAGTGTTTCTGAATCCTTAGACTGGAAGACAACTTTCGAGCTCGATACGAACACGTTTTGTTCTTCCCTGTCTAACAGGTTCAAATACTTCTTATAGACTGTAGCCTTACCAGAGCCTTTGCTTTCTGGATTAATCACAACGCTAAATGATTTACCATCAACGTTAACTCCTTTACCGTTAGCTTTAATACTAAATGTTTCTTCTGTGTCTAGATTAAACAAGTTCTTTACTTTGTTAATCATATGAGTATCGATCTCAAAGTTGAATGCACTATTATCTCTTGAGAAGATAGCTTCTTGTTGCTCTTTTGTAAGATCTTTAAAGCCCAATGATGGTTCTGAACAAGATAGCTTAATTTCTAACTCATCGTTGTAGATTCTAAACGTAGATGCTACGTATTCTTCATCATTCTCGATGAATTCAATTTCACCTTTAATAGCATCATGTTCAAAGTGTTTGATTGCTTCAATAACTTTAACACCATCGAAGAATGCAATCTTTAGGGCTTTGTCACTAGGTACAATCTCATTGGTCTGGAAAATCTGGTCCATGTTTACAACATGGCTCTTTACTGCATCTCTCTGCGGTAAATAAACAGAAGACTCGATTCTACCATTAGTGATTTTCATGTAGATGAAAGAGTCAATTAGCTTAACGCGATTGATAAAGTTGGTCAACGCGTGCTGGTCAATACGATCAATTTTTAACTTCATATTTTTTTAATTTATGTTTAGTTATTGTATGTGAAAAGAGCAAACAGTTTCAATAAAAAGGGCAGAGATAGTAGCGAACTTTTCTCTGCCCAACCCGTTAACTATAACGGTCCTAAATGTGGTCCTGTTTCATACCACCGGATTTCTTATCCATCACAGCTGATACAATCTGGATCCATTGCTCTTGTTGCAATATCGCCTCTCAGTACTGACTCTGTTCTCATGTAATAGAGCGTCTTAATACCTTGATTGTAAGCTTCTAGGTGCACTTGGTTGATAAACTTAGGTGTTGCCTCAATTGGAAACGCTAAGTTCAAAGAGACTGCTTGGTCAACATATTGTTGTCTCACTCCAGCCTGTTTTACCAGCTCAAGTTGGTTAATTTCTTTAAAGGTCTTGTATACATCTTTCATTGGAATAAACTGATCTTCGGCTGCTTCTGGCGCTTCTTTCAATTTATCTTTATGGATCGGAGTGCCCCAATCTTTATCTAGAGCCTCACCGATATGTACGTGATAATCATCCATCCAATCTAGACCTTGTACACTACCACCATCTTCTAGGATCTTATCCCAAGTGTCTTTTGTATTCTTACCGATTAGATCTAAAGCTTGTTCTAACGTTGGGTTCTTACGAATAAAAGTACCCTTTGCAGTTTGTTCTGTGAATACGTTAGCAGCCCAAGGCTCAATACCTGGTGAATAGTTACCAGCAAGTTTTGAGTTGCTCACAGTTGGCGCAACGGCTCTCAGGTGCGTATTACGCATGCCGGTGCCAACGCACCATAGAGGTTCACCATATTCTTTGGCTAGATCTCGGCTTGCCTTCTCACTTTCAGTCTTTAGTTGAGAGAAGATCTTACGTGTTTCAAACTGAGCTGTTAGGCCTTCGAATGGAATATTGTGCTCTTGCAGGTAAGTGTGCCAGCCCAAGACTCCAAGTCCTAAAGCTCTACCTTTTTCTGCTGATCTCACGCTATTCTCAAAACCACGCATGTATTTTGCTTTCTGGATAAATTCTTCAAGTACTCCATCCAAGAACCATGTTGCAGTGTAGATTAGATCTGTGTCTTTCCACTCATCATATTTTGCCAGGTTCAATGAACTTAAACAACATACAAAAGAGTGGTTCTCATCTGTATGTAGTGCAATCTCAGAACAAATGTTGGTCATATAAACCTTTAGACCATTGTTCTTGTAAGCATCTGGATTTGCACTGTTCACATTACCTTTAAACATGATATAAGGCTCACCTGTTGCTCTACGTTTTCTAAGCACTGCAGCCCATCTTTTACGTGCTTCTTTATCACCGGCTTCTACCTTTTGCATAAAACCATCTGGTACAATCACACACTGGTGGATATTTAAAGACTGGCGATTAACGTCACCCTTTGGTTCACGTATTTCTAACCATTCCCAAAAGTCACCATGCTCAATGTCAATGTTAACCGAAGCTGCGCCACGTCTTACACTTCCTTGATTAGTAGCTAGGATAGTTGAGTCATAGATCTTAATAAAAGGTACAACACCGTCTGAAGTTCCATTACCGCGGATCGTAGATCCAGCAGATCTGATCTGGTTAACACCAATACCAACACCACCGCCATGTTTTGCTAAGAGCATCATCTCTAGATTCTTACCGCCAATATCTGCAATTGAGTCTGCGACATCAATCCCAAAACAAGAGATTGGTAGACCGCGCTCAGTTCCAGTGTTTGAAAGTACTGGAGATGCTAGGTTTAACCAGCCTTTCCAGATGTAGTCAAAGAACTTGCTTGCCATTTCTGGCTTTTGCAGTCTTTTAGCAGTTGTAGTTGCAACTCTCCAGTAAGCATCTTTCGGTGTTTCACCTTCTAACAGATAGCCTCTGCTGATTGTTTTTACGTAGATTTCAGTGTTAGCCCATGTTGGAAAATCTACTCCGATTTCCCAGCCTAAGTCTGCTGCGTAATTAACCACTTCAGTGCGGTCTGTATCTTCTTTTTTAAACATTTTAAACATCGTGTATAATTAATTAGTCGAATAAGTCATCTTCGTCCCAGTTTTCGTCTTCGCCTGCTTTTGAATAGTCAGTTGGTCGAACTGCAAAGAAGTCGGTATGTGTGTGGCCACCGGTTAGATGGTAGAACCAGTCTAGTTGACTAGCGCTCTCTTCATCATATTCCATGAAAGGGCCTTCTGTGTAACCAAGTTCTGCAATTTTTTCATTGGCTCTTTTGGTAATAAAGCTCTTAAGATCTTCTTTCTTAAGGTTTTCAAGATTACCCATTTCAAACATCTTATCGATGAATTTGTGCTCCATTTCAACCATTAGTTGAGCAGCTCTAACAACATCGTCTTTAACCTGTTCTTTTAGATCTGGGTATTCATCAGTCATGTGTCTGAAGAGTTGACAACCCATTTTAGAGTGTAGAGACTCATCACGTACTGACCATTTCATTTGCTGACCAATACCTTTTAATAAGTTTCTCATTTGGAACGAGTAGAGTACCGCAAATGAAGAATAGAGTGAAACGCCTTCTGCAAAGGCACTAAAGATTGCTAAAGATCTAGCAACTTGTCTTCTTGCATTTGAGTTTTCGGCAAGATCGTCATGAGTCCAATCAGCTTCGGTTGAGGTTAAATGCTCAAACTTTTCAGCTGTTGCTGGTTCGTGTAAGAATGCAGTGAAGTCCTCTAGTCCTAGAGTTTCATTTAGATATGAGTATGCAGTGGCATGAATAGTCTCTTGTGAGCCAAACATCATTGCCATTTGCTTGATTTCATGCTTCGGAAACCACTTTGTTACCATACCAGTCCAGTAATCTGAAACTGCACATTCAGTTTGTGCAAAACCTAGCAAAATATTGCCTACCAGGTTCTTTTCATGTGCTTCCATTCTTTCATTCCAGTCTTTTACATCTCCTTGCATAGAGATCTCTGTGTGTAACCAGAACGCTTGAGCTTGTTTCAGCCAACCCTCGGTATAATACTCCGGGTACTCAAAAGGCTTAAATTCTATTCTTTCTTTAAATAGTGACATTATTTGCTAGTTTTTTTACAATTGCAGATTAGTCTAAAAAAGGCCTGCTTATTAGGGTAGACCTTGTTCCGATTAATCGTTTTTTATTAGTAAGACACTAGCAGCGCTGCTTGTTTTTTATATATCAAACAGGCTGCTGGTTCTTTCTAAATTAGAGCCTAAATTTTTTTTGAAGTTCATGTGCTTTTTCATAATAAGCATATGAAGCCTTCTTGTATTCCTTTCTTTGTGCATATAGATCGCTGAGGATCTTTTTTAGGATTGAATCTTCCTTTTTATAGACAACTCCGTTCTCGCAAACGATTACGTTATTATCTTTTCTGCGCTCGGCAATTTCAGCTTCCGGTACAATTTCAATGAAAGCATCCGGCGAGATATTAAACTGCCTCATCACCGATGGGTACAGTGATGCAAAGTCAAATGCACTTACTCCTGAGTAATAACCAACAATTGGTTGTTTTACAAAAGCACCTTCATACTGACCGTCTTTCTTACTGTCCTCTTTGTCATACTCAACGCCGATCTTAACGTTGTCTTCTGCAAGCTTTCTTGCAATTAAAGACTCTGTTACTGCAACGGGGCTGGCTGCTTTATAGAGTGGCATTTTAGTAATAGTTGATAAGGTCAGTAGGACTTCCATTGACTTTAACTGTTGGTCAATATAATAAACCAACACAGAGTCAACTACGTTATAGTAAACATATTTTTGAAAGTTGTTCTCGTAAAGATCTTGCAGTGAACCTGTGTATTTAATCTTGGCCACATTCAAGACTTGGCTTGACACAAAGTCAAGTTTGTTAGACTCTTTTACCGCAACCGAACGATCATACTTATCATAGAGCTGCATATAGTCAAGAATACCCATGTGTAATGGTCTTGAGTCTTTTTTGTCTAGTGCTCCTGTGATTGCAACTTCAGTTAGATCAATCTGTAGCCTCTTACAGCGATTAACAATATATTGCCAGTCATAGTTGATAAAGTTCCAGCCGGTCATCATTGGAAACTTAGGCAAGAACTTGTGCAAGAAGTTATAGAGCATATCATACTCATTCTTAAACTTGTAGTAGCTAAAAGTCCAGTCTTGATCGTAGTTCTTGAAGTGAGCGTTAGTGTCATCTTCAATCTTCTTGATCTGTTCTGCATTCAAGTCATCTAGACCAAGTACAATTGCTTTACGTTCTGGTGTAATGATCGAAAAAGTTAAGATACGACTCTTAGCCTCTTCTGGTCTTGGAAAGCCATCTACAATCTCAGTCTCAATATCGACATAGTATGTTCTTGGCATGTTGAATGCAAAGATCTCTTCTCTATCTGCTTCAGGCAGAGAGTCCATAAAATAGAGTAGACTGAATTTGTTGTAAGTTCTTGAGCGTTTGCGTTTGATTGCTCTGCCGTCCCAGTTTTTAAAGTTTTGGTCTCTGTATCTGTCGTTATCTTCAGCTACTGTCCAATTCTCAAAGTTATCTACGCGATAGCGTTTAAATGAAACTTCGCCTTTCTTATCGTAGTAGCTGACGATTACTTCATTTTCTTTCTGCTCAATGTCTAATAGCATGTACTCTATCCTGTTTTAAATTAGTAGCCTCTTTCTTGTCTGTCGTGATTCTCTGCGTTCTTCGCCATGTATAGATTAACAACATCTTTACTAGTCATACCAATTGCTATTGCAAAGTTCATGTAAAAATGTAATCCGTCAATCCATTCATAAAAGAGTTCTAATTTGTCTGCTTCGGATAGATCTTCAATTTTCATGTTAGCAGCTTTTGCATTGTCTTGCTTCCAATACTTCCAGCCTGCGTTACCAATACCGTCGTTGATACCGCCTAGGGCATCAAACATCTCGTTGAGTTCGTCACTTAATGCATGTTTGTTAACCATCCAAAAGTCAGCGATTTCTTTGATTGTCCAGCCTTCAAAATTAAAGCCAAGACGCTCTTGTAATTCTTTCTGCTTGTTAAAGATTAAGCCAAAGGTGTCATCTGCATTTGAGTGGAAATCTGCCACGTCAAGATCCGAACATTTATTATCTGTGTTTGCCATATTATTTCTTTGTAGTATTATAGATTAATCCTCTTTTGTTTACACGTCTTCGGTTAAAACTTGACCCCATTCTCTGTAAGAATTAGTGTTTACTTTGGTCATCGAGTCTTCTGGCTTTGGGTCACCACCTACGTTCCAGAACCAGGCTCCAGGGCTGGCATGCTTCTGCATGAATTCCCAAGCCTTAGCGTCGTAGTTTAGTGCAGATGGAAAGGGAGGGTAAAATTCTGCATCAACATTCTGCGTAAAAGCCTTTGGATGTGACCATAATGTAGCTCTACCTCTTTCGCCTTTCTGTATGTTACGTGCAACTGCAACTCCATGAAAATCTGCATCCGGCCATGCAATCTGTAAAGATCTTTGTAGAACACCGGTTGAAATAGCCGACCAAACCTCTTGTGGATAGCCTTGCTTCTCTGCAAGATCATAAGCTACTTTAACAGCTGCTGCAGTTACTAGTTCATGTTTAAGCCCAAGCGGTATAAAGAAAGCATCGTTCTCTTCTGCCCATTTTTTAGCATGTGCGTTTAAGACTGGCATTGCTGCAATACGCTTAAACTTCATCTCAGCGCCACGTTCAATACAGATCGCCTGGTGGTCTGAGATCTCCTTTTGACTTGGACTAAATAGAACTAACTTCTTGTTATACTTCTTGGCCAGATATGCAAGTGAGATACCTGCAAAACCGTATCTTGGTTGTACATAGACTAGAGTATCTTTTTCACATGTGCTTACTAAGATGTCACCAAAACGGCACTTAGAACCAAAGCCCATCATGTCCTCTCTAACTACATTAAAGCCATTGTGCTCTGTAACTATTGGGTCTGGAAACGGATCTTGCCAGTCACCGGCTAGATCTAGCCAAGCCTGACGATTAGGCATCATCAAGTTTAAATCCTGGTTGATTAATAATCCTGTGTGTTTATTATGCGACATAGTGCTCTTTTATCATATTTTTGTATTGTTCTACTGTAATACCGGCCTCGGCAATAACTTTATCATCTGACGGGTGGTGTTTCATACCGTTAAAGGTTTCGATAATACCCAGTTCCAGCATTGCTTTCTGTCTACCAAATGGATGGTCCTTAATATTGGATGAGTTCCATAGGTTATCATAGTCCAGATGGTCATATGCTGCACCAGGCCGCACGTAGTTCTCAACCCAACGGATATAATCACATGCAACATCTTCTGCGTCGTATGGTCTTCCACCTGTATCTCGGTTGATCTGCAGCATCACTTCGTCTAAAAATTCAATCTTGTTCATCTTACCTACCGGATCTGCCAGATAGCTAATACATTCAACTGCATTTGTGCCATAGTAGAATGGACTGTAGAGCTCAATATACTCTGGGTAGAAGTCTGCAATATCTGCCAAGAATGCTGCGTACTGGAATCTGTAGGCATTCAGGCCATTCTTCTCATTCCATGCAAACATCCATTCACCAAGTTCTCTAAGTGGAAACTTGCGGTTCTCTTTCTGGATCCAGTCTGCCATCTCTCTAACCAGTCTTGGTGCAAACTCACATAGGTAGTAGTCGCCACCTTTTTTATACTGGAATTGAGTAGAGTAATCCTCCATGCCCACAAAGCCACTGGGTTCAGCCTTAGGCGGCTTCGGGAACTTTGGAAATTGATACCCAACCGAAGTAAAGAACGGCTTAGGATGTGTCTTAACAACCTCACACATAGCTTCAATTGTATCACATTCATGTAGATGAAAAAGCAGTGAGTTGTGGTAGCCTGATGGCTTCTTAGCATAGTTAATGCCACTGCCGGTTACAGCATGTAGCAAGAAGACGTAGAACCATTCGGCCATGCCGAATGTTTTCTGTTTGCCAGTCCAGTTGGTAGCAACTTCTTTACGCTGAGCTGAGACATTGCCGGCATGCATCTTTGACCAGTATGGGTGTTCTTTAGACCAGCCATAGAATACATCATTCTTGATCTGACTAAAACCTGCCAACTTACGCTCTACTACGTCGTAGAGTTCAACATGCTCCATTAAGCTATCATCCATACCGCTTTCTGGGTGCGGAATAGAGCCTAGATTACATTTCTTCTGCTGATCCTTTGCCTTCTGATAGTAATAGAGAAAGTCTTCGTAATATCTATTAGTTTTAATTTTAGTCATATCTTCTTTCTGTTATCGGTCATGGCCATGATAGATCTTAGTTTTATCCCAGTCTTTACCATAGAGCATTTCCATGATTTCACGCATATGGCCGTTGCAATAGTGTTGAACGGTCATAAATGAGTCTCTATCACCCACGAAGGGTCGACCAACACCATGCGGATCAGCCATTACAGGATGGTATTTTGATTCGAAAAGAATTCGGCTATCATGCCATAGGTTAATACCATTCTTATAGAGGAAGTGGCCTGCTATTAGATCACATGCCCATAATTTATCTGAACCCCATGGTTCTTGATTAGTCTTATTAATATAAGAATCGTAGTCAAGCTCATCAACCAGTATTTGCATAGCTTTATTTGACAATAAAAAGCCTGAACCACCGCTTGCAAAATAAGAGATATTGTTCCAGTTTCCGGGTAATATTTCACATTTATTTAAAGTCCATGTATTAAAGCCTGGATAAGGTATTGTACAGCCTACCCAATCTTTAGGATTTTCATCAACATATTCTTCTAGTAGGTCGACAAACCGCTCAGGGTGAATAAAAGTATCACTATCTGTATGAAATCTGTAATCATAATCAGTATCGTTATTCACATATTGTGAGACGTAGTAATGATTCTTAAGGTAGATTGAATCTAGATCATCTTTACAGTTTACAAAGAAGAAATTACCAACTCTTTCGTAAGGTTTATCTAAGTGTGGGTTTGACACCAGATAGACAACATCAAAGCCCTTTTCTCTTAGTTTACTAACCCATGTCATCTCACATTCCATCCAATTTTTAGCATGTGATGGTGCCCAAGTACCCGTTACTGTAATAAGTACTCTTTCATTAATACTTCGTTTTTCCATTAAATTTTCCATTAAATTTTCCATTAAAAAAGTGCATTTGATTGTACTCTACTCTCTAGGTTTGAATTAGGTACATTGTTAGTTAAATCCCATCTATAATATTTTCTAGCGATATGGACTGATTTAGGTTTTTCCATTACTTCAAAGTCTAATTCGCCAATAGAATTTAGATAAACGTCAGGGTGTTTCCATACTTGCCAGCCATTACGTTCTCCCATCTCATTAACATACCAGTTAAAGGTATTAACTAGGTGAGTGCGTTCTTCCCACGATCCAGCGAAAGGAGTGCCTTTATAATAACCGGTCTTCGGTAAGGCTCTAGACTCATTCTCGATTGGTAAAGCCTGTACAATCTCGATCTTTTCTATACCACGTTCCTGCATTCTTAGAAGTTCGCCTTCATAGTTCTGCATTAAACCTTCTAATGCAGATTCTGGATCTTTTTGACGCATTAAGTGGTGTCTAATATCGATGTTGCCTAGATAGACTCTAAGTTCTTTAGTCCAAGGATAAACGCATTCTTCCATGCCACGCTTTAGAGTGCCGAAGAGTGTTAGACCGTCGTTGCGATCACACATATAACCTGGTGTATACTGGCTGAAAGAGTGGCTATCACCAAAACAGAGTTTATCTGTCTTCTCGATATGGTCCACTCTTGGAATCTGGCTGCATATTGTTTTAGCCTCGTCAATCCTTGTCTCAAGCGTTTTGAATAGATCTGAACCGGTCTTTAATCGTTTCTCAATTAGTTCATTAACAGCTGGCATATCATGGTGTAGACTGTAGAATCTTACACCTTCTACAAAGAGGCGATTAAGCTGATGATAAAGATCATCGTTGGCTCCGCCAAAGATATTGAAAGCACCTTTAAACTCCATACCATGTTCAATCAGGATTACGTCATAGTCTGACCAATCCACGTTGACCTCTGTAATAACTTCAGCATTCTTAAAACCAGCATGCCAGAGTTGATTACAAAGCATGAAAGCCCAGCCGGACTTATGTGAACTATCCTTTGGGCTTAATTTGCCAACTAGTGCTGCAATACCAATCTTAATTGAGTGGTCTTGCTCATAATCTGTAAAGTACTTAAATTCCTGCATCTGCGTCGCCTGTTTCTAGTGGTTTTTCTGTCTCTTTGTAGCCGTACTTTTGGATGTAGTTATCCAGGCCACCGATATAAGCTGCAGCATCAAGCAAATTATCTTGCTTGTAGTTATAAGAGTGTCTGCTCAGTTTAAGAGCAACAAGTGCGGCGTACATGTCAGCTCCTGTGAATTGCTTACCAGTCATACCAGAACAGATCATCGCAGCTCTGCGCATGCCTTCTTCGAAAGGACCGTATTGGCGGTTCTTTTCTTCTGATCTGTGGTTAATGATTTGGTCTGCTTGTTCTAAGATGTTGTCTATTAAATCGCTCATATTCTTGTTTAGATGTTATATGGTGAAGTACTACTTTGTTTAGTATATCTATACTAAAAAGCGGGGCAACGCGCTCTGATGTTGCCCCGCTTGGTTCTACGTGGTTTGTTTACTTTTGAAGCTCAGCAAGCTCCATTGGCATACCGACGTTATAGATTAACTTGCAGTAGAAAGGCAGCATCTTAATATTTGTGCCATCTGCTCTGCCCACAGCTGCCATTAGGTCATTGTCAACCACAGCCTGTACAAAGCTACCTCCTGAATAACCAATGCCCCATTTTGTACAGAGTATGGATGTACCAATCTGGATTATATGTTGACCTTGGTCAGATGTCATTGGTGGCATTGTGTAGTCCCATACTAATGAGTCTTTATAATAGCCCTCTACTAATTTGCGTACTGCTTGCATTTGATCTGCTACTTGCATGATTTTATAATTTAAAGGTTAGACTAATGTAACTGATTCTCCGTTAGCTTTAATATGATCTTCAATCTTCTTAAGAGTCTTAGTAAGGTTACAAAAAACCTTGAAGTCTAAGATTTGGTAAAGTTTTTCATCGAGACCTTCGTAAAGGTAACCGTCATAGAGTCCCCAAAGACTGTTTTCGATAGAAGTAAATGCCTTCTCTTTTTCGCCCAGATTTTTAATGGCTTCTCGAACATTGTCTAAATCTTCGCAGTTAAAAACTTCGTGGCGGTTAAAATTCTTGTAGTTCATGTTGTTCTTTGTTTTAATTACAGTGTAAATATAATAAAAAAGCCCGAGACTAAAAAATCTCAGGCTAATTATTTTGTAAAAGTTGTTAACAATCTTACTTGAAGTCTGCTCTAACCTTAAATTTTCTGTCTTTGATAATGTCATTCATCTCATTAGAAAGGTGAGCTAAGATTTCCATCTGTGCGTTCTTAGCTGCTTCATCAACTGAATCTTCAGCCATGTCTTCTTTAAAGTCTTCCCAGTTATCTGCGGTGTCTTTATACCATTGTCTAAATGCATCAATCAATTCAGTTGCAGGTACATCAAGACTTGGAAGTTCAATGTATTCTTCGTTGACTTTAGACTCATAAACTGTAATTGCAACGTTGCTACCTTTGTTATAACTGATTAGATCCAAGTTCATTGCAGCACCAACAGCTTTCATTTCATCTTCACTCATGTAAGTTGAGGTTCTAACTTCATAACCTTTACCGCTCTTAGTGATTCTCTTGATAGCTTTTTCTGGATTACCTGTTACTTCTTCAAACTTCATTGGAAACTCATATTTAAAGTCTGACATGTTACCGTCATATGATTCGTTTACGAAAGATTCAAAGTTATTTAGATGTTTCATTTTTTTATTTTATATTTCCTTTTGCCAAATGGCCGCCAATCTCTGTAAATGGTACATTATTACCCTTAACTGTAATAGTCCCATATGAGAAAGAAAGATTTGCACCAGTTCCTCCAACTTTTAGTTGTGTATCATATGCTGCTTTAATCGATGCTTCATCTTCAGCAACGGCAAGTACCGTAGGTCTAAATCCAGCACCAATGTTCATATCTCCTTCAGATCTTAAATACATGGATTGTTTGTTAACCTCAACGGTATTATGTGCAATCAAAGCATATGCAGTTTCTCCTTTAGCAGGTAGATCGAATTCACTAAATTGTCCTTTATTAAAGTAGTAAGATCCGAATTTTATTTTTTCATAAACTGCGTTTTCAGATCCTGGATTAAGAAAGGATTCAAAGTTCTTTAAGTGTTTCATTTTTTTATTTTATTGTTTTATGCTTGTTTCCAACCAGATTTACCTACCTCTAAGTTTGACATTGCTTTTATAACATCATCAATTGTAGCAACATTACCTTTTGTTACATACCAATTGCGTTTGGTACGACCTCCGCTGCCGTCTGTTGGTTGTGCGACTATCTGCATTTCTTTTGGTGCCAATGGTTCATAATCGTCAGAGTTAAGAATTCTCCAAGTAAAACTATAATCCAAATCTTTTATTCCAAATATTTCAGTTCCGGTATTTCCTTTAGTCTTTGTATTCATGGTAAAAAAACCATGGCTATAGTCTACTTCCCATGTTGTAATCCCGGTTGCCTTAATTAATTTTTTTGTTAGTTCTGTACGTTCTTTTAGCCTTAACTTAGCATCTTGATTAGAAGTACTATCATCAGCGAATTGAGATTCATTGATAAACTGTTCAAAGTTCTTTAAGTGTTTCATTTTTCTACGTTTCTTTTTATATTCTTCTTCTGCATCGCCTTGGCCTGCAGGAACATCACCAGAACCGGTCTCAGTTGCTGTTGGGAATTTGATTGGTCCCATTCCACCAACATCTCCTGGTTGAAGATTGTCGTCCACTTTGTCTGGTAGTCCTTCATGTTTTGTTGCAGCATACTTCTTAAGCTGCTTTAATGTCATAGAGTCTGCTAGGTCTTTTACCTCCTGGCTAGCCTCTTTGGCATCAAGCTCACCCTTTTTATAAGCGTAAGCCATTCCCATTAGTCTCTGTTGTGCTTTTGAAGTACTTGGCATATTGAATTAATGAACATCGAATCGACCTATTATAAATAGGGCGTGAATCGACCTATTCTAGTTATATCTGAAAATCTGTCCCATTGCCTTTCGTCATGGTACCTTTCAAGACTTTTTTCTAAAGCCCTATCTTTAGTATCGCCTTCCTCTGGTGTCCAATTAGGATCATCTTTATATAATAAAAGTGGCGCTTCTTTGACATGCGGAGAGCCATGCCATGATGTATTTTGTAGATATGACACTGAATACTGAGCATTTTTATACTTAGGTAAGTAGCGCATTGTAACATCTACAATCTCGCATTCATAATTGGCTTCTAAGAACTTTTTTTGTGCTGGTGATTTTTTACCTAATTGAGCAGCTCCACCATGCCATTTTGAAAATTCTTTCCAGTTTAATTTTTTACCGATAGCCCGTTTTAGAAAATCAAGCAATTCATTAGCTGTTTCTTCTGAGATATTACCTTTAACTTTAACATCCTCATTTAGAAATTGTTCGAATAATTTTACATGTTTCATTTTTTGTTAGATTTATTTAATAATTTTATATGCACATTATTATAGTAAATATTACAATGAGTACCACGGTTTAATCCAATACTCAAAGAATACTTTTTTAAGTTTACCAAGCATAATCAAAGGTATCAATCTGGTTGATCTTGTCTTTAATGTTCTTAGCATATGTTTTTGCCTCTCTAGCGTAGTATGAGTTTTCTTCACCCCAGTCTTCTTTCTCCTTTTCACCATCAGCAATATATTGTACATATCTGCCATAGTCATCTAGGATATTGCTCATGTGGTTAGAAGCATCTCTCATTTTAGCTTCGCGGCCTTTTGAGTTTTTACCAATGATAATGTCGCCGTAACGTCCTTTTTCGCCTTTAGCTACACCTTCTTTAATCTGATCAGCGAGTTTGTCGATTGCACCTTTAACCATTTTATCAAGTGGCAGTGCTGCAGCCTTATTAGCTAAGATCTCGTTGTATCTTGCGATATTCTCAGCTTTAAACTCTTTGTCCGTCTTAAATGCAATAGCTCCTTTCTTAGCAGCAGTTCTTGAATCTTTTTGTTGTTGAGCTGAATATCTCTGTCTTAAGATGTCAATATCGATTACGATTGCTCTATCTGCAAAGTCAGCAATTCTCTTAGCACTTGAAAGTCCAGTAGCGCCGTAGCCCTTTCTTCTCTTGTCAACACCAAGTGAATCCGCTTTATCAGTTTTAGTTAAGACTCTACCTTTTTCATTGCTAAATCTTTTATAAACAGCTCCCATAAAATCATTGTTACCGTTTAAGACTGCAATTAGTCCTGGTTGGATTCTACCGTCAGAGTTATCGTCAGTGTAAGGACTCTGCTTTTCGTTGTCGATTAAGAAGAACTTTACTTTAGTACCACCTTTTTGCTTGTAAGCAGTCTGTGGATCTATTTCTAACAGGTCGTGGTCTTCAACCTTATCTAGTTTAACTTGAGTGTAGTTATAGAACTCTTGAGCAAGACCTTTATCCCAGTTTGTTTTCTTCTTAGGTGTTAGCAGTTGTGCAAGCTTCATTGACTTGAATGCTTCTGTAAGCATTTCAGACTCGTTAAGGCTTTCTACAAACTTAGAGAAAGACTCGATGATAAAAGACTCACCTTTAAATTCTTCAGCGTTCTCTTTGTCTTCTTTGTCAACTGATTTTACCTTGTAAGTTTCTCCGTCAACTGTAAACTCATCTTTACCATCAGCAATTGCTTTAGCTCTTGCTGCACCAAATGCATTTCCTTCTTTAATAGTCACCGGGAACTTCTTGCCGTTAAATTCAAACTCTTCGTCACCAGCATCTTTAGCTTTCTTGGCAGCAGCTACAAACTTACGACCTTCTTCAACATACTCTGATTCCTCTAATTTTTTAGCCGCTAGTTTAGGATCTTTCTTAGAAACGTTGTCTAAGTAAGAACCATTTCCCCAAAAAGAGACAACTAATTCAGTTTGAGTTGTTGAATACATTCCTGGTTTGTAAACTGCAATATCCCTTAGTTTTTTATTAGAAGCAATGGTTTGCTTCATGAAGTCAAGAGCTTGTTTTTCATTTCTGAATTTTTTCATAGCACTTACACCATCACTATAGATAACTTCATAGTTTTCAGTAACTACTGATTCATTGTATAAATGAACATAGTTGCTTCCTTTTTCAGAATAAACTGATTTGATTTCAAATTCTTTTTGTCCTTTTGTATAGTATGCTTTAAAGAATAAATTTTCATCAAACTCTCCAAAGAAATGATCTGATTTACCGATAAAGAATTCAGCGTTTGGATAAAGCTCTAAAACTTCTTCTTTTGTTTTCGCGTTTAAAACATCTCTATTAAAATCTTTTACGAATTTAGCTTCAGTAACTGTTGATTCGTTACATAAAGAATGTAATTCCTGTGCAATCTTTTTTGCTTTAGAACCTTTATGTCCGTATGCTTCGACTGTATCTAATGCATCTTCCATTTCCATTCCATGTAATTCTCCCATATCTCCGCCTCTCTCATCTAAAAGATCGTCTAAAATGTTTTCAGCTTCTGATTCAGTAACTGATTCTTCTTCGTTAACTACAACTGCAGAAAGCGCTTTCTTACCAAACTTAGAAAGTGCAATACCTTCTTCAGATACGTTAAAGAATCTAGCGTTTCTCTTCATCCACTGTTTTGCGTTTGCAGAGTATTCGCTTAAGATATTGTTAAACTCTTCTTCAGTAAGGGCTCCGTCAGCAATTGCTTCGAGCATTTTATTTCTGATACGAGCTGCTTTACCAACTGTAACTGCTGGATGATTCTCAGTGTAACGTCTCTTGAGAGTGATCTTTGCCTCATTAACATCAGCACTTTCTTCAATGTACTCAGCTAATTCTGGGTCATCCCAACCATATTCACCGTCGGCTAAAACTGTTTCAAGATCTTCTCTCTTACCAGTTAGTTCAACCTCAGGCCAGCCTGAAGGGCCTCTCATCGTTAAGATCTCCATCTTTACTTTATTCTTCTTAAGTAGTTTGGCTAGACCTTTTGATTTAGGGTCCATTGCGTCCATTGTTACTGTTGCCATTTCTTTATCTTTTGTTTTTTTATATATTCTTTGTAAATTGATCGAAGGTCATAATGGTTGACTCATTAGTTGCCATTGAGGCCTCTAGTTTGTCTTTTAAATCACCATACATAGAATGTATCTCTTTCGGAGTTAGCTTCTTAAAGAGCTTCTCGTCACCATCTAGCATTGCGTTTCTAACCTGCGTTGCTGAAATATTCTTGCCGGTTCTTGGAATCTCAAACAGGCCAAAGTCTGCTCTAACTCCTAGATCCTCTCTGTATTGTTGATTGTTTACTTGAAATCCATAGTTTTTCATCCTATCAGTTCCTGTTCCCCAAAGCACTGGTTCATATCCATCTCCTCTCATTGCGTTAAACATTTTATCAATTCCAGCAGAACCTTCAATTACATATACATCCTTAATTGGGTACTTTGACTTTAATTTGTTTAGCATCTCAATCTGTAGATCTTCATCATAAGGTCTCTTAAAAGCATCTTCTTTCTTTTTAGCTTTTGCCTTTACTAGAAAAATAACTACTGGGAATCCATTCTGCTTACTAATCGTCTCAATCACTTTAGCATGTCCAAGCGTAAATGGTTGAAATCTACCCACGAACATGTTAACAGGCTTCTTGCCTTGTTCAGCATATTTAACAGTTAATGCTTCAGTAATTGGGCTTACTTGTGTTTGTAAATTCTGTGTCTTTAGATAGGTGTTGAAGTTCATAACGTCGCCTTCGTTTGTTTCGCCCATCACTAGAGCTTCAATCTTAGCAACGATCTCGTTGATCTGCTCCATTAAAGCAGCGTTGATAATATCAGTCTCTTTAGTTCTCTTCTTTCTAAATGAACCCAGCGCAATCTTGTAAAGCTCTGCTAGAACATCTTTCTGAACCAGTGATAGTGTCTTTTCGTTTTTAATAAATGTAGTATTGAGTGCAAACTCTTCGCCTTGTGCAAAGTCTGCTGAGTCAAAGCTAGCACCAATATATTTTGTTGCGTGCTTTTCTACATATGAGTTAAATAGGATTGAAATAAGTTCGATGTACCTTATGTCGGTATCATCTTCTTTAAGTTCAATGCTAGGAATATCGTATTGTGAGATGTATTCTACTAGATCTAAGATTGAGATCTGATACATGTCAGATGGATTGCGGCTGTCTCTTTCAGCCTTGTCAAATCTCTCAAGCTTAAAGTTCTTAACTGACTTACCGTCAAAGAAGTTTAAGATTAAAGAGTCAATGTCTTTTTCTAAATCTAGATTAAGACCTGTTGAGTTCAAGCCTTTATTAAAGATATTATAGATCTTTCTAGTAAAAGAAGCGTCTGTAAACTCTTTCTTGAATTGAGTTTCGCTCATTTCTAAAAGTTTAACCAAATCTTCTTTCTGGTAGTCTGACAATTTACCTTGGAAAATAACTTGAGGTCTCTGTACGCTTAGAATATCTGCCCACTTGTAAAGAATGTTTGGGTCTCTAACCACCTTCTTGATTTCAGTAGGATTGCTAGGACTCATCACCTGAATATGCGTTAAGATCAGGTGGTTCTTTGGTAGCTTGTCGTATTCAATGTCTACAGTCTTCTTATCAACCATATAATCAAAGCCAAACTTCCAGTCAGTTGGCATCTGTTCAGCAATGTCACCAGAAATTGATTTAAAGTACTTGATGGCATTTTCATAGTACTTTACAATAGTTCTATCAACTTTGTTCATTGCGTCCTTAGAACCGCTCTTATAATACTCAAAACCGCTGTTAGTTTTTCTAACGTGGAATGAGGATGCTTGAATCTTCTCAGAAACAACGCATGTGTTTTCTAGAAGTTGCATGAAGTCGTTTCTGTTAGTCGACTCAAAATATGTCTTAAGGTTTTGTAATGCCATGTGTTATGTTTTATCTACCGTATTTTATAAAACCCATAAGCTGGTTAACTGCAGCGAATGTTCCTGTTAGCTTCATAGTCTTGCCTTTGTATCTAAAGACAATACCCTCTGTTGGTATAATTGATTCGATACCTCCGATTCTTTCAAGTCTTTCAAGTTCTTTAGCAACTTTTTCAATGTCCGAAACATCACCGCTTTTTCTAACTGCTTCCGCTTCATCTTTTAATTGCTTTTGTAGTCTCTGCATTTCTGCAGCTGGATTAGCAGCCACAAAGTTAGATGCGTTCTTTAAGATAACACTACCTAGTTCAAGAAATAAATCTTCAAAAGGTCTCATGTTCTCTTTTTGTTTTTTCTTTACATCTTCTTTGTCAAACTTTTTAATTAGAGCAGCTTTATCTTTACCTAACTCTTTATCAAGACTTCTTATATTAAGAGTCTTCTTATCATCATACGCCCATCTTAATAAAAGTCCTTCTTTGTGATCTTGTGTTAGATCCGGAAAGTTCTTATCGATAGTTTCTCTCCACCACATTTCATGATACATAGAAACTTCATCAGCATCTGTTAAGTTGTACTGTTTACGTAGATCTTCAATTTGTTTAAGGAATTTAGCTTTGTTTGCATCGAAGTCAATATCCTTACCCATTTTAATGATTTGTGGTGGGATAATTGAAAATGTTTTACCCATATCAAGTTTAAGGTCTTTAAGAACCTTTGCAATTGATGCTGCGTATTTTGTTTCATCTCCTATTTCATTACCATCACCATCAGTATGTTTAATACCATGGAATTGAATAACATCCCTGTCGTAATAAATTACATTTGGGTTCTTCGAGTAGATTAGCTCCATATTCATAAAACTCTTACCATTATTAAAAACCTCTAAGTCTTTTGCTGGTAGCTTATTTAATGAATTTGCTAAATCTTCTGCTGCGAATTGAAAAGTATCTCTTACTAGTGGACTTTTATGTGCTTCAAACTTTTGTTTAAAAGTTTTTAGATCCATTGGATTCCTCATATCATTAATACCTCTGGCAAATTTAACCTCACCATCCATTACAGTTGCAAATAAGTTTTGTCCGTCGGTCTTTTCGGTAACTTCTTCTTCAAAGTTAAGTTCGCCTCTTAAGCCAAACTCAACGATCTTTTTAAAGTCACCAAATGTCAATTCTTTTTCGTCGAACGGATGCGACATATGACCAGCTGCACCGCCCTCTAGAATGAGATTTGCATCTACCGGAGCAGATGCTTTCTCAACTAAAAATTCTTGATATGAAAGTAATTTTCTCATTGTTGTAGTTCTTTTTATTGATTAGCCAAGTGAGCTTTGCAAAATACCTGCAGCCTTACCATAATCGCCATCAACTTTACCTAAGATACCATCGACAACTTCTTGCGCTTTTGCTTCATCAAAGTCTGCTCCAAATGCTTTTTGAAGTATTGTGAATGCATATTCTTTGAATTCATCATCAGATTTAATTTCAGTCTCGTTTACTTCAACAGACTCTTTAAAATGCTCAATATCTTTGTAATTGATTTCAAACTCTTCACCATCTTGATCTAATGCAAATACTGAATCGTCATTCCACATATCTGTGTTTTCGTCATTACCGTTATCTGGATTATAGATGATGTACCATTTTCCATTAACTAGGATTTCAGCATCATCATGATTCTTGATTAACTTTAAAAGCTTCTTCTTATCGTATTTAGCTTCGTTTACTGATTCTTTAGCCTCATTGGTAGATTCTAATCTCTGTGATAATTCATAAAGCTTTTCAGTTCTAGAAACTCTTTTCTCTTCACCTTCAAACTGTGCATTAAAAGAGTCAAGAAGTGCTTGTGCCATGTTAGACTCTCCGATTTGATCTAAGTACATTGCAAAACCTTCAGTAATACCAATACCTGACCAATCACCTGCATTTGCAAGATCTGAGTAGTATTTGTCTGCTATAGTTTTTATCGTCTTAGCTGAAATTCTAATAACTTCACCATCCAAGCCTTCTACTTTAACTTCTAGCGGGCTAATCTTACCCTTAATCATGTTCATTGTCACATTGGCCTCGCGTGAAAAGTTAGCGTCTTCCATTGCATAGAAATATAACTCTTTCAAGAAGCCTAGCATTGTTACTTTATCCGCAGCAAGAGCTGTTAACTTGGTATCAAATAATCTGGTTAGTCTTAAAGCTACTTTCTTGGCTGTTCTCTTACCACTGATTGCAATAACAGCCTCGTTTACTGATTCAACTACTTGTAATACAGGGCTACCATAAGTATCTCCCATGTACCACTTTCCATCTCGTTCATCATATAGATAAACGTATTCAGCTCCACCGTCATTAGCAACTTCTTTAAAGTAACCTTTAATGTCAGCTGCGTTGGTCCATGTAGTAGTCATATCTTTGTTCTCTCCGCGATCTCTACCGTAGAATAGAGTGGTTCCCCTTACTGGACTATTAAAGTCTTGCTTTTTACCGATATTCTTGTCTAAATATGAGATACCAGACTTACCTAGTTTAACTAGTTGGTCAACACCTTTCTTGTCGTAGTTCTTAATCATTGGTACCATGTGGTCTGGATAACCATCATAGTGTACATAGACCGATGTAATCCTACCTTTCTTATCGATCTTCCCTACTTGAGATCTTGTGCCTTCTAGCAATAGTGCAGATTCTGTTAAAGTACCTAATCTCTCGTTAAATTTAGGCTTATCTTCTTCAGATAATTCACTCATTGAAGTTACACCGAATTCAGATAATAAGTCCTTAAAGCTATTTGCTGAAGCTTCCCTTTTTGCATTCAACTCTTCCTCAAGTTGAACCTGATCTTTTTTTGCCTTTTGCTCAGCAAATTGTTCAAATGTTACTAATCGTTCCATTATATGTTTCTTTGTTTTTAAATTTGTTATTACAGTATTATATATCACCTTCAAAAGTGACGTTTTTAATATCGTACTTGAACTTCTGTTCCTTGTAGATCTTCTGTCTAGCTTTAGCATGTCGAATCAGGTAGTTATCCCAGTCCGGCAGACTAATATCATCTACAAAATCTATAATGTTAACTGAGTCTTTTGAAGAGTGTTGTCTAAGCCCTCGACCAATCGACTGGCGAATGATAACTTCAGACTTAAACGACTCTGTAAAGAATATGTTATGGATCTTTTTAATTGAAATACCGGTCGAAAATGTACCATAAGAGGCTACAATCACCACTTCTTCACCCGCCTCCATCTTCTTCTTGTATTCTTCGCGAATATCTTTATCGGTACCGCCGTCGACATAGTAGACCCGTTTGTCACTCTCTTGGCGCAATTTCTCATAAATACGCTGACCATGTTCAATGCGGTGGAAAAGTACAAGGGAATTGCGTGGTATTCTGGAAATAACGTTACAAATAAAGTTGAGCCTACCTGGCGAATTGATAACGTAATTTTGTTCAAATTTAAAGACATCTTTGCTTTCATATTTATTGAATGCCATCTCTCTAAAAGCCTCTTTTGTAGACTCAGTAGCATAGTCCATCTTAATTACCTTTACATTACATTTAGCAATGTGACCTTCATTCTGTAGGTAATTGGCAGTCACCTCTGTAATTACAGGGCCTGTATGTGACATTAAGGTTAATCGGTCCAATGAACCTGGTTTAGGGATCGTACCTGATAGTCCGAATCTATAGTCTGCATTCTTACACTTAGATAGAATGGTTTTAATGGACTGTGACTTAGCTTTATGTGTCTCGTCAATGATAACTGCATCAAACTGATCGAAGTACTCAGCCTTCTTCTTAACAAGCGACTGGTATGTGCCGATCACAACATTACGCCCAGCTCTAATCTTCTGGCCACTGTAGATCTGCTGTACTTTAATACTAACTCTGTTTTGCCAGTTATAATCTAAGAAGTCTTCAGATGCTTGAACTACAAGCGAAACGTTAGGTACAATAAAGAGTATCTTCTCGGCCTTCTGCTTCTCTAACGTATAAGCCACAGTCAAGAATGAGATTAAGGTCTTACCGGCTGATGTAGCCAGCTCTGCTAAACAGCGCCTAAATTTTAGGATGTTAAAAGCTGCGTCCATCTGATAGTCTCTAGGTGAGATACCGTCTGGGTGACCGTCAAAAAAGTCTAACGCCCATTCTTCAAAAGCCTCTTGTTGAATGTTGCGGTCAAATAGTTCAGTGATGCCGTTCAGTTTTAGATCATAGTTATAATCTTTAGCAATCAACATAACTTCACGCCATAGGCCTGACGGGATCCACGTATCGTCTTTAATATATGAGATGTAGCCATCCCAAAGACCTTTCTTTACCAACGGGTTAAAACGCCATGATTCAATCCTCTTATTTAAGGATATGTTGAGTTGCTCGAGCTCCATGTCTGTAGCCGAGTCAATTCGTAATAGCTGTTTATTTTCCGTTAGTGTAAGTTCCACTCTTATTATAGATCTTTTAGAGCTAGCCTATTTCTAATAGCAAAGCCCATATTATCTAGAGTCTTAACCGACTCTTTCAAAAATTCAAGTTGATTTTCTAGGTGTGAAAGAATCATGTTCTCATCTCTGAGATCAGTCTCAATAAAGCGTTCTTTCTGCTTCTCGCCTAGTTTATAGTCGTATTCGTAGTATCTTATATATGCCTCTCTGTATCTAGAGCCAATTGTGGCTTTCTGCTCTTTTACCTTCATGTTAATATAGGCCATGTTGTCTATCAAGATCTGTCTTGTAGATAACACTTCCGATATTACATCTTCTAGTTGATTAATGTTCTTTAGGCCTTTGGCAAGTTCTTTAATCTTATTAGACCAGTTGGTGCGTTGGGTGCTTAATTTTTTGTCAAGCTCTAGTATCTTTTCTTTGCTCATTCAATATATCTTTAAAATAGAGAACCTTTGTCTCTACTAGGTTTTATGTACTTGGCAGCCGTCTGTTTCTTCTTCATCTTTGGCTTGCCGGCACTAAAATCCTTTGGTGTAAACTTAAGCTCAATTTGCTCAAAGTCAATTAAGAGCTTATGACCTTTGAATCGGTCGCGGTCTCTATAAAAATCGTCTAATTCGTTGTCAATCATTAATTCATCTATATGTACCATAGGTCTAATTGACTTGATGTGAAATAATCGTTAATCTTCTTATGTGCGTCGTTTTTAAGCTCGTAACATTTCAACATCAGATCATTTAGATCCTTTATATCATATTTATCTAGCTTAAAATCTTGTAAGAATTTCTGCCACATAAAGACTGGTCTGCCCTTCTTAAGCTTCTCAATCATCTTCTTCTTACCTGTTTTATCGTTGTCAAACATATATCTGACAGTTGCCATTTCATCAAACTCTTCTGTCGATCTACCAGCAGTTGCAAGTGCAAGTGAGTTGCTCATGAACTTGGCGTCAAGAGGACCTTCAAACATTGTAACGTCTCTTTGGAAATTAAGTTGCATTATACCGAAAAGTGTAGATGCCTTGTTAACTCGAGCCAGTTCATCTTCAGTCAGACCATGCTCTTTCTTCATCTCTTCATAGAGCTTACCAATATCGTAGGTCAAATAACGTTGACCGTAGCCTTTCATTCTTCTACTCTGTACGCCAATGATATTACCGTTAGCGCCAAAGTTTAGGATCCAGAGCTTATAGGTCTTAGGTGAGTAGAGAAACTCTTCGGCTCTATTATGTAAGAGTCTTTCTTTTAGTTTAAACCAGATCCAGTCGCCAGGTTGAACCTCTTCCGCATGTGCAAATTTCTTAAACTCATCAACTGTAATTGCAATATCGTTTAGCTTCTTTAAGATGTTGTGTTGCAAAGCATCTGACTGCTTCACCTTCATCTTATTGCTCTGAATATAGTCAATAACGTTAAATGTGTCTTGGCTCTGGCCCATCCGAACCTGAAAGTCCTTGGCCATTGTGTGGATATTCGTATGATGTCCACAGTTATAACAGTGATACTGTAAAGTGTCCCAATATAAGTTGCCACGTTTCTTTGTGTCATCAGTATGCGAGTCACCACAATAAGGACATGCCAAGACTATTCGTCCTGGCATGTCTTTTAGCATTTGCTTATTAGGTGCAGAATGTTCTTGTACTGCTATTTCTTTAAGAGTACTTTTTATTCTGTCCTTTAAGTCATCAGTAAGTTTAGATGTCGAGGTCATTCAAGAAAGAATCTAAATCATCATCTGCGTTCACGCTAGAAGAGCTGCTTGCGCTAGCTGCTTCTGCTTCAACTGCTACTGGTTCTTCTTTCTTAGGCTCTGCCTTAGCTGCACTTTTCTTTGGTGCTGGGCTAGAGATTTCAGAGATAGAATCACCTGGATTTAGATACATTCTAAGGACGTCGTTTACGAAAGCACGAGTTGTTTCGTCCCACGCTTGATAGTCATACGTAGCAAGCGAAGGTGCGTCTTCTAGCTCTTCTTTAATAGTAGCCATGTTCTCTTTGTTACGTTCTGCCGGAGCATCGCCTAAGATAATAGCTGACTGACTTGAAGAGAATTTAGATTTGTCGTAGTTGTTGTATTCACCTTGACGAGTGATAATCAACTCAAAGTTCTTACCTTCAAATAGGTCAAATACTTGTGTTGGCTCACCGAAGTCTGGCTTCAACTCAGCGTCGATCTTCTCTTTGATTTTGTAACCGAACTTAAAGACTTTGTAAGTACCGTCTAAGTCTGGGTTTTGTGGATCTTTAATGATCTTAATCAACGCGTAGTACTGTTGACGACGCTTCAATTTTTCTGAAGCTTTACGATCAACTGCAGAATCGCTTTTACGCAATTTCCAGAATACGTCTGCAATCGGGCATTTCTCACCAATTGAACTTGGAGAGTCTACCAGTTTACCTTCACCAGATGAATTAGTCAACCAGTGTACGTACTTTTGAATAAGAGAGTTGCGTGGATTCTCTGGGTTAGGAACAAAGCGGATTAGTGCTTTGTAAGTTCCATCTTTGCCGTCGTCGGCTGATGGTTTGTAGACTTCATTTGCTGAAGTGTTTGCTGCGGGCTGATGCGTTTCTACGTCTTCTACGCCCAAATTGAAAATGTCAAAATTGTCGCTCATTTTACTTTAATTTACTTTTTAAATGTTTAATTCCTTGAAATTACTTTCAAACCTTATAGTTGCAATTAGACTATTGTTTCAGTCGAGTTGAGAGTTAATATGTCTCCGTTTGAATCTTTCCACTTACCATCCTCAGTCTTTAGCAACTTCGCTTTGTGTAGTAGTTCTTCGCGATCATCGTTTGAGATCGAACCGTGTAACACCATATTTGTTAGAATGCTATTAAGCTGGAAATATTCTGCCGTGCATAAACATCTACTCGTCATAGTATAATCTGCTTGCATGTATTATATATCTAGCTAACAGATTGTTTCAACTGAAAAAAGTTGAAGTTTTTTTGAACCTTTTTGGAACAAATCCCCAGGGCTTGCATATAATAAATGTCTTTTCGGGGAGAGATAAGGTTAGGTTAGAGCTGGAGCAGAGATCATGGCTGCAAGAAAGAAAGCGTCGACGAGGTCATCAACAGGTTTAGGCACCTTTTTCCCACAGTCTAGCTCTTTAATCCGAGCGTAGAATGGACTCTTAAGCAGAGACTTGTCATCTATTGAATTAGCAACGAAAGCATCGAACACTTGAGACTTATTCATATTACCTTTACCAGCGAATTTCTTAATTGTCGTCGGAGCGACCGTTAGCAAATCTTCCGGCTGTAGAACTTTCAACATCTTTAGTTTTAAGATTGCTGCGCCGGCTGCCATATCGATCATATTGTTAGTACCCATCTTTGAGCCGTATGAAGTTCCTTCGAATGCAATAGTAAATGAGTCGCCTGGAAAGGACTCTTGTAGAATGAGATTAATTATTTCATCAGCCATTCGATCGTAGCGCTTTACTTTTGCAAGTTCAGAGCCCGAATAGTTTTCATCATTTGTAAAATCTGGCTGAGTCACCATCGTTACATCTTGCAACATGCCTAATTCTTCTTGTAAGGCTTGTTCTTTCTTTGTGCCTGTCTTCGGCTTAATGTAACCAATAAATTTATACTTCTTACTCTTATCGTTATATAAGCAAATACCCGGAGAGTTTAAGGAGAAGTCAACTGCGATATAGTTCATTTAGAATCTTTTACCAAGACTAGCGCCTAAAGCAGCACCGACTAGTCTTGAAGTTAACAAGTCATAAAGTACACCTTTTTCAATACCCAATACCTTAGCAACCATTTTACCAACTGATTTACCAAGTGCGTATCCTGTTAAACCACCTAAGATAGAACCTAGAAAACCTTCATTAGTCATCTCTTCATTAAGCCTTTCAATACTTAAGTTTCCATCAGCATCTGCGTATTGCTTCATGAATTCATCGATAGCAGCATCAACCTTAGCTTCTAATTCCGGAGTCCATTCTTCCTGTAAACCCTCTTTGATTAGTTCCATGTCGGTTTCTGTCACATGTTCTTCAACTAAGTATTTATTAAATGTCTTCATTTTATCTTTATTCTATTTCTAGCCTTAAGTTTAATTTATTGTAGAAGAATGTAACCTCAAATGTGCTAAATTCCGCCACGTTGTCTGCCATGCTTAAACTTAGTTCGTTAATTGAGTTCATAATAACTCTTTCAAACTGCATATAAGCAACACTGCTTCCTTCTGAATCTAAGATCCTTAATGTCAATCCTTGAATATAAGGCTCTTTTGTGGTTCTTGCATAATAATAGAGCAAGGTGTCCATCATAATCCAGTAGTTTATATATCCATCCAATAACTGAAAGGTCACTGTAAACTGACGATCAATTGTATTTTGGATCGGAATAGCACCTCTGTGGTATCTTGTTGTTCCATCATTATCAGCTTGAGTCGTTGGATCAAAACTAATTCCAGGAATATTTAAACCCTGGATTGAATAGTTCACAAAGTCTACTGGCTCTGCCAAAAGACCACCTGGAATTTTATTCAGATAAGGCTTATACTTTTCAGCAACTTCTTCTGGAACAAACTTTCTTGGAAAACGAAAGTCAAATAAGTTATTTCTACTGTTTAATATCATTAGCCTGCTCTATATCTTCCTGTTGTTAACATAGTTTCTTCGTTACCGTTATCCAGAGATATGTAGAATCTACCTCTGTTACGGCCATTAATGATCTTAGCATTTCCTTCATCAATCTTAAATAGAACTTCACCGTCGATCATCTCAATGTCTTTATGTGGATAGTGGTTAAACTTAAGAGCCTTTTCACCTCTACCAACAGTTAGGACAACGTTTTCAATATTATTTAGTGAGATATATTCCAGATCATCGCCTTTCTTTTTAGCAAACTTAAATTTAATATAAGTTGTAAAAGGTGGTATTATTATTACTGTTTGCTTATTACTAACATAGCTTACTTCTTCTACGTCTTCGATTTCAATTGTATTTGGATCCGAAAGACTAGGTACCGCTTGTACTGGAGCAGAAGCTGTTACAACATTATGTCTTTCAACAAGTGCAATTACCTGTTTTGTACTTCTCGGTAGTGCATTTGTCAATACATCTTGAATAACTCTATTCGGAACTGTATTTGGCAACACATTATAAATCTCAGATAATTTGTTAGCTGAGCTAATTGTAACCTTCTGTAAAGTCTTACCGTATTTCGCAGCCTGAGGTACTGTTAAACTCGCTCTCTTTACGATTTGAGTATTATCAGTCTGGTTGTAAATTCTCATCGTTACGTCAATTGAGAAATTAACCGCTGTATTTGCATTTTGAATAACTGGTCGATATACAACTGGAGTATCAAAATCTTCATATTGTGTAAAGCCTGCAGTTGCCGTCTTAATATTAGAAACACCAACTTGTTCAAATACTTCGATGTCAAAGAAGACTGTAATATCATCTTGGCTAGTCTGAATTCTATTCAGGATATAGCCCTCAAAATTAGAAGCTGAATTATCTTTTTCACCGTAGATCTTAAAGTAATCTCCATCATCAGCGTCTTCAACTACAACCGTAAAGTCCTGGAATTCATCCTCTCTTGAAACCGTAAACTTATTCTCTTCACCTGTGTAAATATAGTCAAATCCAGCTTCAGCTGAAAGAGTATCGATTAGCTTAAAACTAATACCGTAGTTTGAAGTCTGTGAAACGTCAGATGAGAATTGAGTACCGTCACCATAGAACCTATCTAAGAACTCTTGATTCTGCTGTACTAGAGTTGGTACCTTTACTTCAATAAACTTAGAGTAGAGAGTCTCACCTAGAATAAAAGGCTTTGGATTAGCGTACTCGTAGTTACTCTGATTCAAGTAGACTAACTGTGTTAGATAGTTCTTCACGCCAGAAGTTCTATCGGCAGTTACTTCAAACAAGAAACCCTCATAGCCTCGAGCAGCGAAAGAATAGCCACTTCTTAAATGTAGTCTAATTGTATCGTACTTGATATAGTTGATAGCAAGTGTATTCGCCGCCTGGTTGGTCACCAGATCGCCTGAGTTTGATCCTTGCCAATCCGTTGAGTTGTTTATGTAATTATACTTAGCGTAGACTCCAGTTGAGTCATAACCAATCAGAGCATACTTTGTTTTATCATCTAGATGTTGTACCGCATGAAAGCGACCTAATGTCTGGTTAACGTCATTGCCAGTATCTTCATCTGGGTTTGAGAACAGTGGATTAGCTCTACGGTCAACTGTAATTTTACCACCAACTCTATTTGGATAAGTATAACTAGTTTGGCCGTCTGTATTCGGCACAAACGTTAAAACTCCGGCAACCACATCGTAACTCTTTATACCTAATGTACCTTCAATATCAAAGTCTGTAGGTACTGCAAGAGCGCTTACGTTAAATTTATAAGTCTTACCGTTCTGTAATAGTAGAGTTCTAGCGGCAAATCCTTCAACTGCAATGTAGGCTCCATCATCAGTTACATCGAAGTTGACAACGTCGCCACCTAATTCAGAGATCAGGTGTCTTTGAGCAAATGGATTGCCTTGGTCCGTGTCCAAGAACATAACTTCAGAGCCATTATCGTCTACGTCAATCTCATACGCGTTTGGGTTAGATTGATCGTGATAGATGAACTCTAAAAGTACGTCGTCGTCTATTCTAAAATATCTTGATGATTGTGCCATATTAAAATCTTAACCATTTAGGTGACCAGAAAAGACCTATGCCTAGACTAGGTCCATAGCTAATTACTTGGTTATTGTTTAAATTTACTCCATACCCAACGCCTAAGCCTATAGACCAGCCAGATTTCTTCTCATACTTCTGGTTCAACTTACTATTTATCAGGTTTATATTTTCAATGTCAGTTATTATAAGGCCAGGATAGTCCGTTGTAATCTTAATCTCATCTTGGCTATCTCCATCAGCATCTTCAATCGCAGCATAAAGGCTCATTTCCTGTTGAATTGAAAAGATAGCGTCCCTGTACAGTAGATTATCTCCATCCCTATAAACAAACATACTACCGGCTAAATTCCTAGTATTGCCATGACCAAAGTCATCAAATCTATCAAACGTTACTTTATCAGTAATTGAGTCTATTCTTTCTACAGAAATAGCAGCTAGCAAACTATCTTTAATCTTAATATCTGCCGAAAGAAGAGTGTTAACCTTGTTCAAGTCCTTATTAATATCTAAAACACCCCGGTACTTAGCTATTAAACCATGTTGTTCTTCTTCTAGGTTAGCAATATCAAACTCATAACTCTTAATCGTAGCAGCTTGCTTACCATTTTTAAGTTCTAAAAGTCTAACTGTATCTTGAGCTGCCTTGTAATTATTAAAGTTTCTATTTGCAGTTTCTTCAACTTGATCGACTTCTCTTTTTAGATTAGAGATTTGATTACATTGTTTTAAGAATAATAGAGCAACAAGAACAATTATCAAGAAGTTCCTGAGTTGCTTATTCTGCCAAATAGCTTTTAATTTATCTAACACGTACGTTAATGTTATCATCCCTAGTTTTGGTTTTGGTTTTGGTTTTGTGTAAGTTCAGCTTCAGTGTAAATAGCAAGAGAATTAGAACTAAGATCATATGAGTTTATATCAGTAGGCATGCTAAAGTTATACTCTAATGTAATAACTTCACCTGGTGTAGCTGATGTTACTTTTAAATCATCAATATCTAAATGCTTAGCGTGGTGTGAATCGGCTGATTCTGACGCTTCGTCAGGTATAAAACCAGTACTATCATCTACTTGTATAATTGTAAACACATTCATACCTGGTTCAATAACTCCAAAATATCTAAAACCAACACTAGCAGCTGTACCGTCTTGTGCTGTTAAACTAACAGATATTGGGAATACAACTCTAGTATCTGTAAGACCAGAAGTATATGGGAAAGTAGCTGGTTTACCTATTGCAAATGCAGCTCTTCTAGAAGGTGTAGTAATACCAGATGATCCGCTTGTGCCATCAAAATTAATATCTGGTGTTTCTGTACTTAAGTTAGTACTGGCTATTGAATAAGGGAAATAATCGATTCTTCCCCAAACCGTTACCATATGCCCAACTTTAACATAAGACATTTTTGTTTTATTGTGGTCAATGATAATAGCTACGTTTGCGCTTGATAGAGTACTTCCAACAGACGGATCCCAACCAAGAGCCTTTATAACCTGATTTGTTCTTCTGTAGCTAGATGTAGAAGCAGTGACCGTATTAGTAAATGGAGTACCGTCAGTAAATGCATCAACGTCATATTGTAATGCACTTTCTCTATAAAAGTAATCTGCTAAAGTTCTATTAGCAGCTGCAGCACCGCTATTCTGTGCAGCAACTTGACTACCGCCCGGTGTTGCTCCATTTTCCTTAATCCTTAAACCAGAATCATTTGCCACTAAAATATCATCAGCTGCATAAATAACGTTGTTATACTTAAATACTCTATCAATATCTGTTGTTCCATCACTTACAGTTTCACCAAAAGTACCAACAACTTCTGTTAAGTAAGAACTACCGCTAAGATAACCAACATTAAGTCTAATCACATTATCAGTTCCATCGTTTTCAGCATAGTCTACTGTAATAAAAGTATCGCCGTCTGCGTCTACCATATTACCCAAAGGCTTCCAGTAATCTCCTTCTGGGTGCTGAACAAAAGTCTCTAAACTACCTTTATCACTGCTATGACCAACATCTAAATTAGTATTGTAGCGGATCATACCATAAGCACCGGTTGGTCTATTAGCCGTAGTACCATTTGGCACTTTAATATAACCAGTAGTAGTACCTTCAACTGTCAAATTACCTCTAGCAATAACACTATCTGCTCTTAAGTCAATTAGACCTGAAGAAGTACCAGTATCTGGCCCTAATGTAATATTGTTGTTAGCAGCATTAAGCTTAATCGCAGTATTAGATGTAATCTGCACTAAATCAGGTGCATTTAAGTATAAACTATTCTTAATGTCTATCTTAAAGTCTACACTATTTGTAGAAGTTCCATGGCTAATCTGGTAAGTATCAACGCTTGACTGGGTTGAACTTGTAAGATTTAAAACAGAAGAAGTGCTGTTTAAAAAACTAGCATAATTACTGTATTTTGGACTATCAGGTAAAACTATATTTAACCACGCAGTTGGATTGTCAATACCATCTGTTACACCGTATACATAGGCTTCATCGCCTAGAATAATAGAAACAGGCTCATCAGTAGTACCACCTCTCTTCGGTTTTAATATATCAGCGTCTGTAGCGCTGTCGTAGCTTATTCTACCCCAGTTGTTAACATCAGCGCCAGTATCTCCTTTTGCTCCTTTTGCTCCTTCATCACCATTTTCACCCTTTGCTCCTGTTGTACCGACACCTCCAAGTTCGCCTTTCTGGCCCTTGATCCCGATCGGTCCACCGCCGTTAGCAACAAGCTGATCAAAGTTGTAATTAGTCTTGTCAACTTTAATTACATCGCTATCATTAGTTAATATTTCTTTTATGTTGATTGCCATTTTAGGACTGTATTTTTATCATAGGTCTAATATTGTAAGAATAGCCTAGTCTTTTGTTATATATCAACCTGAAGTTTAGCGGTGTATCACCATGTAAGCTATAAGTAAAGCTCTGATCTCTAGTAAAGCCGCCGTCATCTAGACCCTCAAGACTTGAAGTGCTTAATATATTAGACTGAGCACCTTTAAATCTACTTACCCAAAGGTCAATCTGGTCAATTGTAAACGCTTGAATCAAGTTCTTGTTTACGTAGTCCTGCATATCATCACTCAGCGTAGTCTTATCACCAATTGACTTTACCGGGTCAATAAACTGAGAAAGCGTATTTAAAGCACCGAGATCACTTAATTTTTGATAGACCACGTCATTCATGTAGAAGTCAGCAATTAGTGTCTGATCGTCTTCGTAGATTACAACATCATTCTCATTATTATTAGTTCTTAAAATATCGTCTAGCTCTTCTTCCGAGCCTGCAAACTGAACTGTAAACTCTGTTAAGAAATAAGCATCTTGTAGTTTCATGACCGTAGAACCCAGATAAGATCTTTCTTCTGCAGTATCAAAAGTACCCGCAACGTTAACCTTATTACCACCTGCCAGAGACCTTGTGTAATATCCATCTTCCCAAGAAGACTTAAAGACATTAACATCTTTGTAGTCAATTGCTATCTCATCAATCACCGGGTAAACAGGTAAAAAGTCTCCACCTTTAGTCAGTTTCAACACACCGTTCGGATTAATCTCATTAACCTTATGATAGTAATGGTTCTTAATTTTACCCCAACCTAAATCATGTGTTGACGCCTGAGGCACAATAGCTTCACCTTGAACCACCTTCATCACGTTTGAGTCTTTAATAAAACCAACGTTAAAAGCAACACCACATCTATTGAATTTATTATAGTAAGATCTAGCAACGTTAATCTCAGCTGAACTAGTCAGACTGTGTTTATATAGAGGCGTCTCAAATAGTTGTTCACGTAAATCTAGAGTAGAGTGCTTTCTATTTGTTTTAAAGTGTGTATAAATGTCCGTAAAGGTAACTACAGGTTCTAGATCTATAGTATAATCACCTGAGTGTCTTACCATGAATGCATAGTATGGATTAGTAGCTACGATGTTATAGCCTATTGTTTTCTTAGACTTATTATAATCATCATAATACTTCTCTTTAGCAGCGACCGGATCGCTTATAGTCAACTTTGCTGTAACACCAGTGCTTAATAATTTATAGCTCTTCGGTTTATCAACGTCTTCAACTGTGGTTAGATCTACCTTCTTAACAAACTCTTTACCATCATTAAAGTTAATAGTAAACCTATTATTATTTACAGTTCCATCACTCTCGATAGTTGTATAAGTAACTCTGTCATCGTTGTTGTTAAGTACTTTAGAGACATTACCGGCAGTTAATTCATTAAGTATCAATTGCTGTGCGTTAAAACCACCGCCAATATAAGTATATGTTGCGTTCTTAAGATCAGCAATATTTAAAGCAACTGTATCTAAATAATAATCTGGGTCGCTAACAGACCCTCCGACTTTAGTTGGTCTACCTTGTATGAAAAGTTCACTATCAGATTCTACTGAGAAGACTTGTACTTGATATTCACCAATAGCACCTAAGTCAATTACAATATTATTATAAGTACCTGAAGTATTCTTAGATATTTGAGAATCAAAATTAGAAACTGATCCATCCGCATGGTCAATACCATAAACTCGATAAGGACTTAAACCGTTAAAATTAATAGCCTTTAAGTCTAATGCGCCGGAAATGTTTATATCAGCATAAACGTATTTATTAGTAACTGTGTTATAGTTAAGTTGGTGTTTAAGTTCATAGAATAGCTTTCTGTTTAGATCTGATGCCCAAACATCACCCGTATTCAACGTAATATAGAAGATTACAAATTTAAACTTCTTATTCTGAATAACCTCAAAATCAATTGAATTGTTAGAAGCTTGATTGTTAACCTTAACCATTATACTAAACTTATAACCGTTGAACTCGGTATTCTTTACAAATTCTGAAGCTACGCTATTAACAAACTCTTTTCTAGATTTAAGAGTCACATTTAAGCCCTTAAATATAGTATTTGCAAAAGTTTCAGAAGAACCATTGTCAATGATAGTGTATTTCTTACGTAGATTAGATTTTACATAACTGTTAATATTGAAAAGACTTGAATCTCGTTCAAGTGGATCATCATTATAAAGATCAATTTCGTGACCTTCGCCGACCATGAACATATCGAAGTAGTCGTAGTCAACTCTCTTAAATAGGTCTTTAGTTAGATCAAACCCTTTAATAAAGTTAATGTAACTAAAAGTATTGTTAATCTGCCAGAACCTTAAATAATCTGGTAAGTTTTCAATATAGAACCATTCATGAGTAAATGCTTTTATATCACGTTCTGTAACTTCAAGGTCCGGTGCAAAGTTTGTTCTACCAAAAGCACTATTAGCGTTTAAGTGATAAGGCTCTTCTCTTACAGTATTTCCATTTCTTAGAACCCACTTGTTAATATTAGGCACAACTCTTGACCCTATTGCAAACTCTTTGATTTCATTTTCAGAAAGCCTATCGTACTCACTTCCGATTGATTCTAAGTCAACATCATCAATATCTTCGTTGCCAAGAATAGGCTGTAGATTAGCAAAATATAAATCTGGTGAAATTTCGTAAGCTGCATCTAGAACATCGGTTTTTATTAGGTCACCTGCTCCTGGACTAGTATTTTGACTAACCCCACTATAAGGTTCATAAACTATCTGGTCTATTGTCTCGTGATTCAATTCTTTAAGATTAGAATTAGCTGTATCGTGGAAGTCAAAGTCCATATCGTAAATTGAGTATGCTGAGAATAGACCCATCGTTAAGTCTCTATCTACAAAAACTCTAACCTCACCATCCTTAACTGAGTTCTCCAAAGATAATATAACCTTTAAGTAATCACCGGCAGGGTCTGTAATATCTTGAACAATATCTACGACTCTATTATAACGCCCCTTATATGCAGTTGGTAAATACTCACCTACACTTATAATTGGAGCAGTTTCTTTAGTCACTAAAATACTCTTATTCTCTAAATTACCACCTTTAAAGAAATACGCATCCCAGTTGCCAGAAGTACCGATAGCTAAATCTCCTAGCTCTAATTCGTTATCAGAGTCTACGTTAATAGCATCAAACTCCAAGAACGGTAGTGTATTATTCCTGTTAACTAAGAATGCTTGCTGCATAATTTTATAACCCGGTATCTTAACACTTATATAAATCTCATCACCAATGTTAAATGCATCAAAGTCTCCTCTTTCTCTAATTAACTTAGTTAAAGCAATAGCGACATCTCTAGTATTACCAGCAGCAGAAAAGTATTGTCCGCTGAAAGTTCCTTTGGTTAAGTAATTCGGGCTTGCAGTATTTGGATCTGCGGCATAATAAGATCTGTTTGGTATCTCAACGTTTGTATAGATCTCCTTTCTATTAAAGACGTTACCATTCGATGTGGTAACTTCTGGTGCTAGATTAAGTAGATTGGCTAACTTCTCGGTTAAGATAAAGCCATTGTCTAAAATTTCAAGGTTGTAAACATCAGCAAATGGAGCTGTATATGCGGTTTGTACGTTAGAAAGAGCTGTAGTAATATCAGCACCAGTGTTAAAAGTTATTGTATTACCAACTGAATCATCAATCTGAACGTTAACATTAGCTACAAATTTAACAAAAGTAAATCTATAAGACTCATTCTTTACTGTAGCCAGTGCAATTTTATCGTTGTGGTTTGGAATATCGACAACTTTAACTTTGATAAAGTCAAACCCCCTGTTAGGATTAGCCTTTATGTCAATTGTTTGACCTTTGTACTGTATACCCAGCTGTGTTGGGATCTCATTTCTAGAGTCCTGAACTCTAAGCTCCAGTCTACTATGGTCATAGCTCTTTGTATTATCTAGCTTATAGTAATTTTCGCCAGTTCTAGCATATGCTAAAATTGGCATTTCAGTTAACATCTTATAAGAAGGTATTGCCGCATAGTCAAACGTAGAGCTCATGTTAGAGTTCACGTTCTTAAAGATAATACTACCATTTCTAATCGAAGAAACTCGACCAGAACCAGTCTCAATATCATCTACGTAAAGACCAATATATCTGTTAACTGAATAAGTACTTGCATGTGGGTCATCGAACAAGAATTCCATGTTGATGATGTTTGCAGCCGCAATATGGTTTCTTCTAAAGCCATCTGTAACAAAATCATTAGCGGCTACTAAAGGCTTATCTTTAAGTATAAAATCGTTATGCATATACTCAGCCTTCTTAGTAAAACCACCTTTAATTAAATCAATACCATTATATGTAGTCTTTTCATTCTCTTCGAATGAGAATGTAATCGGAGCCTTTGGAAAGGCTTGATCCTGTACGTAATTTCTTAAATACTTACCGATATTACTATTTTTAGTCAGATCAAAAACCTTAACAATCTCAGATTTCTCAATTAACTTTTTAATTCTAGCTTCGTTGCCAAGAGCACTATCTGTAAAAGAAGTACTATCCTTAGGGTCGTTTATCCTGTAGATTACAAACTTCTTAGGCATATTTAGATCAACATAGATCGGAGCAAACATTCTAAACTCCTCGTCATATAACTTAGAGTAGTTCATTGCCGTACCGTAATGGTAATCTTCTTCGATCTGTTTCTCATACTCAGAGAAAACAGAGAAGTCAGAATCTCGCCTCTTAGTTGTGTAAACTATTTCAAGCGGTGTTTTATTCTTAGTGTAGAATCTAGTCAGATCATACGCATACGATCCTCTTGGATTAACCGGGAACTTCTTGTAATTAGCAGATGCTAAATCATCAGTTGCACTGATCGAATCAAGATATAGTTCATCTCTTGAGTTAACAACAAGTTTAACATTAGTTGTTAGTTTAGGATTAGTTCTTAAAAGAGGTTTAGCAACGTTATCCAGCTTTGCATTTCTCTCTACTGCAAAGTTAGGCCCTAGGCCAGCTGGTTGAACAACACCAGTTTCACCAAACTGATACCTACTATCGTTTAATCTTTGTATACAATCACAGCAGTCTGCGTAAATACTAAGAGTTACAAAGTCACCAATACCTAAATCACTTAACTCAGACTCTTGTACAGCATCATAATATTTGACACCGTTCAATTTTTCCGCTTTTAAAAGCTGCACTGCTTCTTCGATGCTCTCTGCAATAACTTTATGCTTGTAAGTTTGACAGCCAATAACGCCAGTTTCAATAGTTGTCAACTTAGGGTTAGTTCTTACTAGAGTTTCTATAAAGTCACTCATAAAGTTGTCAACGTTAGCAAAATGCTGCCCGTCGACTACATGTAAAATATGTTCGCCCGCTGTTGGATCACATGAATGAAAAGCATAAAATACTTTGTTCGCAAAAGGACTTGTACTCTGTATGTTGGTATTCGGGCTACCAGCAGGCTGAGTAAAATAACCACAGTTAAAATATTGTGTGATGTTAGGGCTCTCTGTCTCCGTATCACTATCGTCTAGGCCGAACCATGTTGGTTGAAGATCATCATTAGGTCTAAATTTAAGCAGTTTATCAGTGCCAATGCCAGTGTCATCTCCCCATATACCAAATGGGATAAGTTCAGGAAATAAAGAAATTTCAGCTGCATTTGCAGTATTGTAGAGTAAAATACCAGCATTAGCTAAAGTTAATAGATTTGGATAAGGATTTACACTCCAGTAATACCACACTGCTGAAGTTGAATTATTGCTACAGCAGTATTCTGAAATACTATCTGGATTAGACAAAGTGTTATCATGGTAAAGTGTTATAGGCCATGCTTGTGGTTCTGGAATAGGCGGACAATCATCTTGTAACTCGCTCCTCCACTTAGAATTCGCCGGATTAGAGTCATTAAATTCCCAATAGAATATACCTCTCTGCTTAAATTCTCTAAAGTAACCACTAAACTTAATAATACCACTGTACGTTGGTGTAACTCCACTCTGAACACGAAGGCCGTAGTCAACAGCACTATTCTCATCTGAGAAAATAGGTATATTTGCATCAGCTACTTGAGCTAGTGTTAAAGGACCACTAGATGTCCAATAGTGTATAGTATAGAAAGGAATTGTTGAATCGGGATCATCATCTGTGACATCTTGGCATAAAAAAGGCGCTGCTTCTGCTGCGGTTACTCTTAATGAAAAAGCACCTGCAGTCCCAGAACTTCCACTAGTTCCACTAGTTCCACTAGTTCCACTAGTTGTAGAGGTCCCTCCCGTTGATTGGCATATAATATAACCGTTAGTATTTAGATTTGAATAATGAGCGCCTCCTAAAAAAAGATAAACGTTTACATCATTTACAGAATCTGGAAAATCATCGTCAGCGTACCAACCGTCATCTAGTTGTTGACTCAGACTAAAATCATAAAAAACGCCTACGTTGTACTGAATAGCCTGTGCTAGAGTTAAACCAAAGCCTACTCCACCTTGGGCAGTAGAGTCATAGTAGATTGTTTCCTGGGATGCGCTGACATTAGGGTCACAAGGATTAGTGTCATCAGGACCTACACTAGGGTCTAATTGATTAGGGTCTTTATAATAAACTGTAATTGAAGCTGTAGCAGAAGGTTGACATTGCGTATAACTCCCCCAGCTACCACTCTGAAACTGATACACATCAACTTGATTTTGACCAGGAAAGAGAGACTCAGCATACCAACCATCCTGTGCTAAACTTTGAAATAAGCTATCATTATAGATCTCCTTACTATTACTTACAATAGTGTCTAAAGAGTTCGGTGTTAGACTACCGCTGGAGCCATCATCGTCATCCCAATAGAAAACGCCTAATGTACCCTGACCACCACCAGTACATGGATTAGTTATTCCAGTTTTAGAATATAAGTTAATTGATTGTAATGCCATCTATTGCCTTCTTTTTTATATAGCTTCTGCAATCTATATATCATAGACTGAAACTTGAGATAAACAAGTTTAACTAGAGTAAAGAGTAAAGCCTAGTGGTGAGATTGGAGATGCAGCCGAAACATCATTACCAACAGCCGTATTTGCAACTAGCTGAGCAGCCTTAATCGAGTTAATATTGCTACCTTTTGCTGAGTATTTAGCAAATACTTCTAAGTCAAATGAGAATTGATCGTCACCTTCGTCGAATATATCTAATCCAATTTTCTTAGAATACGTAACGTTAGAAACACTAGAACCTCTTAAACCTGCAATGTTACCAATATCGGTCGTAGTATCGTTACCGGCGTAATCAGTCATTCTGTACTGGAATACAATATCAACTGCAATAGCATTAGCATCACCCTGATTTAAGTGTTTTCTAGAAAGATCATTATCACCATCAATTGAAAGTGAGAATAAGTTAATTGGCGACATGTATAAGAAAGCACCACAAGAGCGACCTCCTAGTAGATACTGATCATTGGCATCGAAAGACATTTTAAACGTTCTTCTGTCAGCCGTAATCATGTTGTTAGTATCTCTAAAGCCTAATTGTTTTAGAGCATAACCTGTTAAACCTAAATGCGTACTGGTTAGAGCACCGTTCGGTATATTAGCTGTAATCGGCATTGTGTAGATACCACTGTCTACAATAGCTTGTAGCGCTTGCACCTGTTCGCTATCCTTTAAATCTGATGGATCTGAATTGGCCTGTGGATATGTTGACCCAAAGAAAGTTTCAATATCTGGATGGTCCTTATGCATAAAGATACCATTGTTGTATGTAGTGGTATTAATACTTGTAATTGCAGTACAGTCAACTGCTTCCGGGTCGTAACCGCCCCATTCTTGGAATTGAATCAGTGGTGGGGTCTGCTGTGATGAAGACCAGTATCTACCGAAAGAACCTGCCCAAATATAATTAGTTGAATCAGCATCGCCATCAGGCGTTAAGAAGTTAGCATCACTACCCTCAAACGTACCGTAACTTAACGTATGTTCATAGTATCTAAAGTTAGTGCTTGAAATTTGCTGGTTTGTCACCGCATTCACTGCATACAGAGGCTCAACGTTAGCAATATCCATATACCTTGAGTAAATGAATTGACCTCTTCTCTGAGCAGACTGATATGGCGCTGGTTGTAATAGATCATATCTTGTTAATTCGGTACCTGTTAAGTTTTGGTAAAGAATAGGCGCAAGATCATATTTACCTTTGCTTGTGTAATAAATGTCTGATACTATCTTATCATCAACATCATTAGTACCCTGGTCGTTACTTACGTTACCAAAGCTATGTATACCTGCAACAGAACCACTTGCAGAAGATCTGTAAGCTGGTTTTGTTCTTTCACCGGCAATTCTCGAAATTAATTCAAGTTGAGTTGCTTTAGTATTCTCAAGTAGGAGTTTAAATGTCTTAGTTACAATGTGGCCTTTCTTAATTGAAATTTCAGCAACCTCATCTACGTAATAGCCAGCAAAGATCTTATTATTAGTATTCTTGTTAATAATAGTTACTGTACCGTCTTCAGCAATAAGTTTAACTAGAAGTTCACCTTTGGCATTTTCAATTTGTTGTTGTAGCGCTTCAATTTTCTGCTGTAGTTCAGCCAGTTTATCGTAAACTGAAATTGGCTTTTGTTCAGGTGATAAAAAGCCCGAAGCCAGATTAGTTGCAACGTGCGCATAGTAGCTCTCGTTAGCAGTAAATGAGTCGCCAACATGTGTGTAAACTCCTTTAGAGTCTAGCTCTTCTGCTAGTCTGACACTTGTTAACTCTGTTTTGTTTAGATCAACAATATCTTGTAGATCAGTCGTGTCTAACTCAGCATCTGGGAACGCAATTGTAATCGGAGCTGACCAGTCTGACATGATTGGATTAGCTGGGAAGCCAGCTTCAGAAACAGACTTGATTCTAAACTCAACGATTTCACCTTGTTGAATAGGAATGTCAAGCTGGTTAAAGTTAACTTTCTGACCGTCCTCTATTAAAGAGTCTTGCCATACAAACTTTCCACTTACTGGATCTTTAGCTCTTTCTCTAACTGGTGTTTTAACTTCATTCCAGTTTGAGAAGACTGCTGTTTTCTCTCTAGCATCTTCGGTAAAGGTCAACTGAGAAACTTCAGGTGCTTTACCGCTAGTTGAAAGGTATCTGTACTGAATAACAAATTGTACAACTCTTTGATCTGTGGTTGAAGCAACCTTTTTATCGGCTGGAATAGACCAGAAACCTCTAATTCTAAATTTAGGAGTTACGTTAGTAACATTAGTATCTGAAGAAAGGCTTTGAACCTGGTTTACAATAGAACCGTAGAGTCTAGTTTCAGAAGTTCGCTGCTCAACTAAGCTCGCTAACTGGTTTCTGTCTTTATCAGACTCAATCTGCGACGTGTATTTTTTAGTCGCGATTTCAGATCTCTTCTTAACGATTGTATCGTCTAATTTCTTGATTGCCTCCTCTACTGCAACTTTATCTCTTGACAACTGCTTAATCTTGTTAGCAGCATCATTATCAGTTAAGTGTCTGTTAATTTGTACAACACTAAAGTTTGCAGCGTCAATTGTTGGAGCATCTGGCGTAATACCCTCAGTTGAAGGTGGTATTGAGTCCTCTTTTAGTGCTCTGATAAATTGACCAAAGTCAGCAACTTCTTCTTTGTAATAATTTGCAAGAGTTATAACGTTTCCGTCCTCATCAACTCTACTCAGGTCATTAGTATAAAAGCCAACACCAGGTGACCAGTTCTCAGCTAGAATTTTAGAATCCGGGTCAATTGCTTTAACAAACACTAGGACGCGTTCGTTGAACCCTACGTTGATTTCTACATTCAGCTGAATGTTTGTATTCTTATAAATTTTAAGTGCGTTAGCGCCAATCCTAATAGCCTCAAAGCCTTCTACAAGCTCTAGTTCAACCTCTCTTGTCGAACTGTCTACTCTAGTAGCCTTATATTTAGTGGTCATCTTACCAGTATTAACGATAAGTTCATCACCTTCTTTTAAGACCTCGGTATCTTTAACGTCTTTGTTAGAATCTGTATATGTTAGCTTGTCTAGGCGGTATCTTTTAACTGCCTTTCTTTTAGTCTGACCGTCAATAGTTACTGTTCTCTTAGAGTCATTTATTGCTAAAACGTCGAAAGAACCAAAGTAGAGAACACTCTGATAAGGCATGTCTCTTAATTCTTCGTCAACTTGATATGAAATGTTATTGTTAGCAATATCTCTAATTGCCTGTGCATGGTCAATTTCTTCTTGGTTTAAGAAGTTCTCGTTAAAGAAGTCAACAGCAGCCTGGCTAGTATTGTCAAAAAGAATTCTTTTTACAAGAACTCGCTCGGTATCGCTTGGAATTTGATTTGTAACATTAAATGAAACTGATAAAAGCGGGTTCAAAAAGTCTTCAAAAAAGTAGTTAGACTTTACCTTAAATTGATCCGGCTTTGTAAAAGTTCTAATATCGTTTGCAGGGCTCTTAAGTCTAGATGTAATTACATTTTGGTAAGTACCATCTGAAAGCCTTACTTTAGTATTGCCTTTACCAAGACCGCTTAGGGCTTTAAGATTAGTATCTAAACGCTCAAGTTCACGTTTCATGTAGCCAAAAGAAGGCACATAAACAGTTGTTGTCCCACCTTCACCGTTTAAGATTTCAAGTGGCACGTTCTTCTCTTGTGTTGTAATCGCTTCGTTTATACGTTCGAAGGTCTTCAACGAGTTAGTATTGATCTCGAGAAGTTTCTTAACCGTGCTAGAAATTGAGTTATTTGTATTCATCTTATCTTAATATATCCACTTCAAAAATGTAGTTTATAGGGTCGATACACACAACCTCAATATATGGCTTATCACTAATAAGCTGTACCGGCTGTAGAGTTGCAATTGTCTTATCGTACCCAGTAGCGCGGCCCGTATATATGTTAATTGAGTTACCACCCATGTTTATTGTATCGAAAGAGATCTTAAATAATTGACCAGCTTTCCATGCAAATGAACCATCGTCAATGTATATATCTAGATCATCATTAGGGTCATTGGTTAATAAGTTCTGTAAACTTAGCCTATTTGTATAGTTTGCTAATTTAGCATAAATACCAAAAGCTTGAGCGCCTTGGCCTGATGCACCAACGTCAAACGGACTGCTAGTAGTAATCAAGGTCGGAGTACCAACTTGATCCCATGTAAATGCAGGTGTGATAGAGTATCCGTTTACATCATTTATAATCTTAATCTTTTCAGGATTAGACTTATCAATTCTTGTACCTGCACCAGCAAAGATTACGTCAGTATTATATTGGATCTCAGTTGGGATAGTACCGTCAATCATTGAATTGATACGGTCGTGTGCTTTAGTAATAAGTTGTAACAGAGAATCTGAGTCTTGTAGCTGTAGAGATGCATTCTGCATCTGCTCTTCAACCTCAGCTATTCTAGCAACTAGTTCATCATTCTCTTGACTACCAACTACTAGATTCTCTACGCTATCCAGCCTCTCTGCTAGATAACCATATCTTCTGTTAGCTTCAATTAATAACTCAGTTGCATTCTCAAGAGCAGTCGTCGTATCCATAAACAGATCCATTGAGAATGTAGTAAAGTCATTTACTGAAGTCTCAACACCAACGTTATCTAGAGAAGAGTTAAACTTAAGGTTAAGCTTCAAAGAGAAGGCATTACCGTTAAGTCCTGTTACTTCATTCGGTTTAAATTTAATCTGCTCGTGAATCTTAGAACCAGTTCCGCCAGTGGACTGAATTTCATCTAAGATTAGAATACCATATAAGTTAGTCGCCCTTTGTGAAGGATTAGAAGCGCTATATAAGTCATAGTAAACCAAAATGGCATTGAAAGTAAACTGCTGGCCTGTTTTAGCAAAGTCTAATAAATTCTCAACATCAGATACATTTGTAATCTGAGCATATGAGGTATCGTTAAAAACAATTTGTACGCTATCGGTTGCATTTGGATTAATATTGTAATAGGCCTCACCTGTGCCTACGTCGTAAGTATCTACAACTGATAATAAGTTGATGTTTGGATCTGGGTGGTTTTGACCCGATCTGCCTTCAATTACATTATCAGCATAGAGTTTGGTTGCTGTTGTGTTATATTGTCTAGGCTGGAAAAGAACAGTTGGCGTTGAACCTACTGAAGTTGGCACGTTAATGTAAACTTCATGATATGCATTACCTTTATATGCAATATCGTTCTCAGCGTCAATTGTACCAATGTACTTAACTACTCGATCATAAACAGCACCAGTCTGAATTGAATTGTTCTCTTCGGTTAGAGCGCCGATTGTAGCCTCGTTTGAATCAGCAGTTCTAAATCTAATCGCACCTAGATTGCTTAACCATTTAAAGAATAATTTTTCAGCATCTGACTGTAGAATTATTGGATCGTAATCGTCATCTTGTAATAAGAGCTCTTCAGCATTTAATGTATAATTCTGAAAAGTCTGTGCAAAATCAATGTTTGGCGCGCCGGCAGAATAAGCACTTCCAGATGCATTAACCAGGTTTAAACTAAAGTCAATTGTATTTGCACCATTTGTGGATTGTGTAAAGTCAGGTAAATCCAATAACGCATAACGGCTGAACTCAAAGTTCAGGTCAGGGTTATTGAACGCCCTAGTCATATCTCTAGCAGAAGACGCAAAAGCGTACATCGTGCCGCCTCTTGGTTGAGGTATTCTAACTAACGGAGTTGCCATTTATATTCTTTTAATTTATTGCTTACGATATAGTTGCAGCGTGTGATGAGATCACATACCAAACTGTACCGATGTATCTTAATGTTACTGTTGAGTTCTGTCCATCTAAGCTAATAGAAGTTGCTCCTAAAGTTGATCCTGCTTGAACACCAACTGTAACAGCACTAGTATTAACGTTGATAATGGTTACTTCTTGACCCTCGATACCTGCCGGTAACAAGAATGCCGTATTTACAAAATAAGCTGACTCGGCTAAAGAGCCCGGAGACGTTGTTGCAGTTGGAACTACAGCGCTACCTTCAACACCAGGCTTTACAATTTCACCGGCCATCGTAGTTCTTGCAGCAAATTCAACATCAACGTCTAAATCAATACCGGATGCTGTAAATGTAGCAATGTTTGTTGTACCGTTAAGTACTGTCAAGCTTTGTACTGTTGCAGATGAAATATTCTGAATAGTAGCATTTGTAGGATCTAGAAGTGCCTGTAGATCAGCAATATCATCATTCACCAGCTGGAAGTTACTATTAATAACTGGCCTAGAAGATGAGATAGAATCTGTTCCTAAGATTTGTGTAATGTTTGCCATTTTTGTTTGTTTATTATTTTACATTTATCATATTACGTTTGACGACGTTGTGGTTACCATTGGTATCTTCAACCTCAAGTGTAATCTCATAAGTACCTGGGTCTTGGAATATGTAGGTTAACCACATACTATCATAGTATATATCATTTATTTCAGGGTTGCTTCTGTTTACAATGCCCCACTTTGGGTTTTTAATACCCGGCATGTTAGTAGCATCAGCTGCAATTGTAACGTGAGTTGATCTTTCAACCTCAGTATATTCTCTAAAAATCTTAGTATCATCAAAACCTGGATTATAGTGAACCACGTGTAATTCTCCATCGGCTAAAATAGCACTTGCGCCATTTGGCGTTACGGTAACACTCTCAAAGTCATAATTCTTAGAGTACTCTTTACCTACAGCCAGCATATACAAAAATGTATCAGCATAGCCGTCACCATTAGTATCGTGAAAAACTGCGTTCCAGTTAAACTTCTGAATGATTGGATTGGTTGAGTTATTTAATTCATCTCTAATTGCTTCCCATTCAGCTTCATATTGAGCTGTGTTAACCGGCGAGCTTGCCGTATTGCTTGTAATCACATGTGAACCTGTTGTAATAACTTCAGTATTTGGATCTTTAAAGTCAATCGCAATTTCATCGCCATTCTCTATATCGTAAACTTTAAAAGATGCAGACAAATCACTACCAACCCTAGTTGCATTCCAAGAAAGATGTTCAGTGTCTCTCCATCTAAACCTAGATTCATCAAATTGGTACGGCCCAGTAGTCTCTGAAAAACCAGTTTCAGTTAACGTGTCATTATACCTTCTTACCATTGAAAACCTAATACCTTGGCTTTCATCGTGTAAATAATTAGCCCTGTCTAGCGTATTGGATAGACTTGCAATTGCCTGGTCTACAGTTACACTACTGTCTTGAGCGTTATCCCAATAGCCACCTGACTTATTCCAAGTTAAGCCTTTATCATTCCATCTTACTGGGTCTAACCACTTATAGACTCCATAGAGTTCAACGTCTTTTAGTTCAACTTGAAAAAGATCTCTTTCTCTATAGTGTGATCGATGGCCAAAAAGGTCATAAACTCTCATCTCAACCGTATAGCTGCCTTCGTAAGGTACTATAATTGGCATTGTTAGATAGTTGTCAATATCACCGCGAACTTCAAAGCTAAAACCATTAGGTCCAGTTACAAGCCATTCAACTTCATAAACCCAGCGTTTCCACCAGTTATCCCAAGTTACTAAGAGCTGTGAGTTCGGGTCAATAGCATCGTCCCATGTAAAACCACCGTCGAACCAAGTGTCCCTAAAAGTTTCACTACCGTCTAAGATAACCGGACAGCCAACTGGAATATCCTGGTTAAACGTCCTTAAGTCTCTTTCAATGTAGTACTCGTAGAACTCATTGTAAATATCTTCGAGTTCTTGTAGTTGAGATGTAGTTGCTATTGCAAAATCAGCTGGTGTAAAACCTAAGTATGTTTGATAGTCAGCACTATTCTTATCTAAAGTTGTCTCTAGCACTAGACCCAAATCCTCAATAAAGAGAGTTCTACCTTCTGGCGCAACCTTAAATTTAATATCATGACCCTCACTTATAAAACCAATCTCATTCTGAACGTTCCATACATTTAAGTTTCTCTGAGTAAAGTAGTCACCTTCTGCTGTAATATCTACAATCTTAGTATTTAATGGCAGATATTCACGCTGTAATTTCTGCTTTAAACCATAGAGCTTGATTAAGATTTCATCCGGTGTATACTCAAATATCTCATCAACGGTTGGAATATCCCACTGGTCAACACCACCGTTCGGCTCGTTTAATCTGTAGACTAGGCTAAAACGACTAGTCTTCTTCATTGTACTTGAAGGGATCTGTACCGTCAACTTCTTACGCAACATCTCACCGCGCACCGAAGAATTAGGGACAGGAATCGCAAAGAGTTTACCAAAAGAAGGTTTGCTCTTGTCAACGTTCATCCAGTATTCTTTTAGTGTTATATTGCTATAACCAAAGAAGTCAATCGCATTTAAGATTGCCTTGTAAGTACCAACGAAGGGTTTAATATTATGTAGCTCTAGTAAGAGCTCTTTACGCTTTCTGTTTAAGAGTTTATAGTCTGGGCTTTGTTCCGAGATGTCGTGCTCTTTAAAGAGTAGGAAGTCTCCTTCATCTAGAGTTGCGCCGAAATTTTGTAGTAAAGTTCTAAGTCTTTCGTCTTCGGCAACCACTTCGCCATAGAATGCAATCTGAGCGACTTGTGTCTCAATTCCATTAACTACATCATAAATACCTAAGACGCGCCTGTGTGGTCCGTCAGCATTAGATCTTAAAGCTACATTTAACTGCAGTGCTTGGTTGCTCAATTTTTTAAAGTCCAGCTTCTCATAATACTTAACACCATCAACAACATTATAAGGTGCAACCGACTGTAGCTGCGGCTCTAATGTTAACTCTTTATGGTGTGTAATAACGGGCTGGCCATTCTTCATTTCCGCACCGTAGATAAAAATATCACTAGACGTTCCTTTTTCATCAATCCATTTACAAACTAGTTTTGAACCAACTGAATTTTCAATCGGCTGAATCAAACCTGGCATTGTAGCAGATGTAGTCTGACCCGCATAGTAGTAGCCAGTCTCCTCTAATAAGAAAATGTTAGCCGTTTCGTAGAGACCAACAGATACTTCATCTAGATAGACGTTACCTTGCCAGATACCATCAGCATCTTTGACCATGTTCATGTCATAGTCAAATCCGTTAAAAAATCTTAGTTTATCGTACATTAGTATCGTCTTTTTCTACTGTGTAATTTTTAAACGTTTTTAGGTGCTTAACGCCCTTAATAATATTATAAAAATAATCATTAAGAAAGAGCATAAACTCTTTAATAATCTGATTTCTACGAATGTGTTTCGAGGTCATCAGATTAAAAAGATTGTCCTTATAATCGTAACCAGTATTAAGTCTAGAGTCTTTACGGTGCTTTGCAACATCATAAATCTTTCTACGTTTATACCTTAATAAGTCTTTAAAGGGTGCTTCCATTATAACGCTTTTCTATTTCCAGCTTGCACTCTAGTGTAAATTGTTCTAGGCACAGGAGCTTCATCAAAGTTTATACTTAGTGCAGCCTCTTCATTTAATTTTACATCATCATCGACAAGATCGTCATCGCGGTCTAACCAACCACCTCTAAAGATAGCAACTTCATCTTTGCCCATTATAATATCACCCCATTGATCTAAGCCTCTAACTGAGTCTGGGATAGAATCTCCTGGGTTAATTCTAACTAGATTAGACTCCTCAATCTTCTGGAAGAATACATATTTTTGTTTACCGTTACCGATATTTTCAAGAGTAACTGGTTCTTGTGGCTGAATAGTTGTAGTTACAGTCTCATAGTAACCCAATCTAAGTGCATCTTCTTCTTTCTGGCTAATGAATCTTACGTTAACCGAATCAATACCTTCAATCTCTTCAAGAATATAGACAATGTCTGACTTAGGCAGCTTATCTCTTCTCGTAATGTTAAGCATATAATTTGAGATAGCTGCTCTTACGTCGTTTGCAATCTCTTGTTTACTAAAGCCATCAAAGTATCTGATTGCAACATCCATACTATACTTCTTGACAATTGGTTCTACGAATTTAACTTCAGCAGCCATCATCATCTGGCCTGAGTTTTGCAACACCTGATACATTGCATCATATTCGCTTTGTGTAAAGAACATCTCTTGTTGCGGTAGAGAGAAATAATCCATACCTGCAGTTAACTTTCTCTTAAAGTCTGGCATTGCAAAGATGTAAACTACGTTATCGTCGTCTAAATACTGGTCGTCTGTGCGGTTGTAAGCATCAATATATGAAAACTGGTTGTACTTAGATAAGAAGTACTCATAGTTGTCTGGAGTGGCTAACACATACGACTTACTTGCAAGTGGTGTTAGAATCCTTGTAAAATCAGTTGATTCACGATCTGCTCCCATCTTCGGAGAAGATGTTACTGTTATATCAAAGAATTCATTTAGGTCATGTAGTTCTCCAATTGAATCCTCACCTTCCGTTTCCCATTTTACAGTTAGATCTGAACCATCAGGCAAATTACCTTTAGAGCCACCGTGTTTAATATACTCAATCTCGATTGTGGCACCATTTGCCGGTGGCATACCGAAAGAACCGTTACCAAAGTAAAGGTCTAATCCGCCGCTAATTCCAGTCTTAACCATATAAGCTTTTTCATTAGCGTTCATGTCATAGAGTGAAACATGTTTAGTCCATACTTCGCCGTTTACGTAGACTGTAATTTTGTTATGGTCAGTTAATCCTCTAACGTTTATATTGTAAGACTGAAGATTCTCTCCAGTCCCAGTTACAGTTTGTGATTCATATTCACCTTGTATAATTTCACATGTAAATTTATTCTTATTACTCTTCTCAACTCTAAATCTTTCTCTTGGTGTTTGAACAGTGTACTTTAGACCATTTGAGTCGAACTTAATAACAGCTCTACCATCAAATGTTAGACCAGTACCTGCAATTTTAACAAAATCAGCGCCCGGCTTCCACCTAAACTCAATTTCACCAAAAGCAGCATAGCCTCTAGTTGCATCATGTCCAGTTAGTCTTGACATACCGTAAATTGACTCGGCCTGTTGAGCCGTGTAAATATTCTGTTCCACTAAAGAATCTTCTACGTAGAACATAATCAATTCACTCATCTCACTCATTACATTTAAGAGCTGTGCGAAAGGAGAGGCCTCAGTGAACAAGGTACCTGCACGATTATAGATACGAGAAATATATGTTCTTGCATCCTGTTTAATCTGAGCACCTGTTACTCTAAGCTTATTTAAAAATTTAAGATCTGCCATCCGTTTTATTTATTTAATTTACGTAAACCTGCACAAGATAACTATTATCAACTGTGATGTCAATATAAGCAACATCTCTCACAGTACCTCGTAAAAAGCTAATTTCGGTTTTCACGTTATATTTTTTAGCCAGTGGACAATACGCGTTTATCTGACCTTCTATTGTTGATTTCAATTGCTGTTCATTGTACTGTAATGAATATATCAAATCTTCTAAATTACAGCCAAAACCAGGAGCGCCTAAAACTTCTCCTTTATCAGTAAAAAGAGTAGTTTCAATTTGAGTTATAAGTTGTTGTACTTCATTCTCAATATGAACTTGATTTGGATCATAGTTAGGATCTCCTATATATTTAATGTACAATTCCATCTTTATATGTATCTCTTTTAGCTATGGAACATCCAGTCCACACCTTCATCACCCTTGATTTCTTCTTCAATAGCAGAAAGTTCATCATCACCCATTGATTTAATTGCATCATAATCAAAGTCTACATTACCAGGTAAAGCAAATTTGAAGATACCCAATTTGGCACCAAGTGATTGTTTGATCTTTGCGCTAATATATCTAAAGAAGATCTCATCATCATACAGAGCGCAGTCTGGAATTGTCTCATAAACCTCTAGAATAATATCACCTTTTGGTGTATCACCCATGAACTTTAAATCACCAGTTAATCTTGAGTACTGGAAAGAGATCGGATTCTCAAGAATCTGCCTTGACAGATCGGCAAGTGAAGCATTAAGTACATAGTATTGTAACTCTTCAGCTGCTTGTGCAGGTCCTGAACCATCATACATTCTTCTAAATAACATCTTATCGATTGAGAAGTCAGCACCAGACTGGAATCTTAAATCAGATCCGCCCATGTTATTCCAACCACTTGCAAGATCATATACACCGTAAACAGCATAAACTTTACCCGCACCGTCAGCCGCAGCATCTGGCAGAGTCAAACATCTGTGCTTCTTAAAATATTCAGTCTCAAAAATCTCTTTCGGGATATGATAATAGTTCTCCTTTACAGAGTCCTCATATTTCTTGTAGAACCATTTCTTAGCTCTCTTGATAATGTTGATGATCTCCTTTTTAGGCAGATTAACTGGTACCATACAAGCACCAGTAATCTCATCACCGATCTCATCTAGAAACTCGTTTAAACAATCGTCACTAAAATCTCTAGGGGTTGTTAAACCATTTTCATTACCACTTCTAATTTCACTCATTTTATGAATTTATTTTTTTACTTACTACGATTTCCGTATCGTCAAATCTAGCATACGGGCCAACGTTACCCTCTCTAAATATACCACCGACCATCCTGCCTTTAAAGATACCATCCCTACCGAAAACGTAACAGTTAACAGCACTACAGCTTCCATGTACATATGAAGACTGTATTTTGGACTCTTTAACCTCAGTTGACTGATAAAAATTACAGTACTGTAGATCTGAACCCTCTATCTTACACGCATAAAAATTACAGTTAATTAGATTACCTCTAATTTCAGATGTGATAAACTCGTAATTTTCAGCCAAGAAACAAGTCGACATCTTACCGTCTTTAACTTGAATTGAAGAAAAGTCAGAGTCGTAGTTGATAGTACCTTCTTCTAAAGAGCCATGGATAATTAAGTCCAATACTCTTCTCTTAATTCTATCCCAATGTACTTTAATAATCTGGTAGTCATCTTGCAGATCGACTAAGAGGTTAATCTTGGGCCAGTGCTTATTTAAGTTCCTGTGGTCTTTTAAAGCCTCAAGAATTGGCAAGTTCTTATTCAAGATATACTTAAGCTCAATTTTATCTTCAGCTGTAAATTCAGTCTGAGAACATGCCTTAAAGAGCTGTAGAATAAATCTATCAGCCATGTAAAGAATATCGTCTTGTCTCTCTTCATAATCTTTACCACCAATATACCTAAACTCTAGGTAGTTCTTCTCTTTCTTTAAGAAGTTAACGCCATAGTATTTAGTGTCCGGAAATACAAAGTTCATTGGATTAACGTGCTCGGCGCTAAAGTGTGCCGCTTCATGCTTTGGCATCACAAACTTAATCGACTTTGCGTAAACCGAGTTCTCTCTATTTGGAAAGAATTTATAGACCTGCTTTTCATTAAAGGCCAAGATAAACTTAAGAGTGTTCATCTTTGATACCATCATCGGATCTTCAAGATACTTCTTGTCAAATGACATGTTTAAGTGGATTGAAGCTCTATCTGTTGTATAACCATGCTCTCTAATCCAACCCAACATCTTAATGATAACAATTCTAGCATTACGGTAAGGCATCGCACCAGTCACAAGCTCAATTAAGCCTGAACCACCTGACATATCAGGCTCCATCTTAAAGTGTTTGTCTGTTGGTTGAAAGTCAGAGTGTGCCTTTTCTTCTAGACTAATAGGTAAACCTAGAAGATCCTCAAGCATTTTTTGAGTTTCTTCTAGGTTCTTTTTTGAATAGAATTCAAATTCAATGCCCATTAAGGCGGCATTGAGTATTGACTCTCTTGTAGACTGTCTACTTAGTTTATTCATCGAGCTCGATATATTCTTGTTTGGATATATATCCGGCTCAAATATGTAGCTTATGGTAATTTAAGAAAGACCTTCTGGGTCTCCTCTTCAATTCGAGTAATCTTGACTGTAATGTCATCACCTGGGTTAAAGACTTTCATTATATCTTCGCCTAGTTCACTGACGTGTAGCAGTCCAGTAACACCATCCTCGATTGTAACAAAAAGGCCATAGTCTTTCTTGGCTTTTACTTGAGCCTTAACAACAGCTGGAATTTTATACCTTGTAGTAATATCATCCCATGGGCTAGTTTGTACATTATCGATCTGTGTTAGAGTAATCTTAGTGTTCGAGATAACATCCTTTACTTTAAAGGTAACTTCATCCGCCGGCATAATTTCACGCTTCTTAAACTTCTCGAATGTTTCTGGGTCTAGATCATTCTTGTGAATCATACCTGTCAAACATCTGTTAAATTCAACGAAGACTCCGTATTTAGCAGTTCCTGTTACGTTACCTGTGATTTCTTCACCGGCATTCTCTTTAATATTCTCAATCTCCTGTGGGATTAATGCCTGTAAGTATTTTCTGTGTGAAACAACTATTGTGCCTCTAGTCGCAGAGAAAGATACTGGTACCACATAGAGTTCTTCACCAACAATAGACTCAAAGTCTGCAAGCTTGTTGATACCCGCAAGTGAACCTGGCATGAAACATTCAATACCTTGTACTTCAACAATGTAACCACCGTTTTCAATCATGTTCTTAACAAGACCTACCCAAGCAGTATTGCCTGATTCAACACCGTCTCTAAGATCCATAAAGACTTTCTGTTTAATACCGCCTGAAACAGAACCTGAGATAAAGGCATTATCAGTGTTAGTAATTAAAACTGCAGTTTCTTCACCTGGTGTAAGTTCTTTGACACTCTGTGGTTCTTTATCGGCTTTCACATAGATTAATTCTCTGTAACCAATGTCAACTGTAATTGTATCTTGGGTTACTGCATAAACAATACCCTCGTGGATTTCACCTATTTTAACACTAGATTTAATCGATCTGTTGATTTCAGAGTTCTGCAACATGTCGTACATCTCTTGAGCATAATCTTCTCGAGAGTAAACTTTGTCACCTTTTTGTGTTTTAATGTGAGGGTTAGGTTTTCTTGTGTGTGAAACACAAGTAGCTTCATATGCTTCCCATATAAAATTACCATCTGAATCATAGAATTCACTATGCTCATTTTTTGGCTCCTCTGAAATGTTGTTTGATTCGACGTTTTGTTCAGGTGTTTGACCTAATTTTTGACTATCGGTTGCCGATCCGATTCTAGTCCTTTTGTTTTCTTTTGACATTTATTTTTATATTAAAGGTGTAACATATTATATATCCGTTTAATTTTCTTAAAAAACCACGGGCACAAAACCTGGCATTGGCACTGGACCAATTGGTGTTGGTATACCACCAAGGTAGAGTAATTTAAACTCTAATAAATGTAGAGCATATGTAGCTGCAAGTGCAGAAGCGACAGCTATGGCCGGCGGCTGCGTTGCCGGTATTTGTGAAAAAGTCTGCCCCATGTGCATAGCTCTTCTCAAGTTATTTGCCAGTCGATCTACACTACCATAATAAATTGGAATGTATAGACCACCAAGTGGAGCTGGAATAAGAGCTGGTAGAGCGGATGGCGAAACCTTAAAAGGCTGTACTAATGTACTATACCAATAAGCAATTGTAGCTAAAGCAAGTTGCTTCCATGGATCTGTACCATCCTCGGTATTAAATAGACCGTTGTCCATAGATAGACCTGAATAGCACCTGTAGTCAAACGGTAGATCTACAGGCGCTTCTTCACAAGCAGCAGCATTATTTTCAGCCTGTTCACCTTGCCATTTAACAAACTCAAATAGAGTACCACCGCTAAGAGCTTTAAAGTCTGCAAATGTGCTACTTGAGTTAAAAGCCCTTAACTGTGGATCTGGTGTTCTAACCCAGTTATTTTTATATTCAGTAACCACATATGTTGATACTACATGTAGCGGTGTTTTCTGCCATCTACTTAGGATTCTTTGTGTACCATCGGCTAATGTCTCTGTAAATGAAGAAGCATCAATACTACCAGCTGTAAAGGTAGATGGTAAGTAAACTCTTACATCTGGTCTCCATGAAAAGAAGGCAACAACAGCATCTGTCAATATTTTAGGCCTTTCACTAGGAGATTCTCTATTATAAGAAACTTGGATACGTTTTGGGTTCAATTCCTTTTCTGGCCTATCATTTCCAAAGGGCCATGGTTTTTGAATTGGATTAACAGCAGGTCTTTTAATTGCAGAGTCGATAGTATCGATATTTACAACATTAGCAAAAGCACTATACCAGCTAGAAATATCAACAGGATGTGCCGCCATAATAGCATTTCTTACTTTGTTTGAAACGTTATCAATCAACGTTTGCCAGTTATAACCAGCAGCTGCAATTCCTGTTTTAACATTGTTATGTACGTTAATATAAGGTGCACTAAAGCCACTGCCTAAATTAACCCCGCTAAAGTTATAGCCTAGGTATTCTATTTTACCTAAAGATGAAACCCATTCAAAGAAACTCCAGCGTTCGTTTGGACTGCTTATTTTCTCAAACTGTTGTAAGAGCCTGTTCGCAAACATATCTTCAATCTGAGCCCGTGTGTCGCTGGGCTCAATACAGTGAAACTCGAAATAAGAGAAAGTGTAGAGCCTTGACCCTTCTTCTTCTAAGAACTGACAGAACTTCTTCTCGCGTTCGGCTTCTAGTTCTTCTTCAGTCGGTGGGTCTGGAATCTCAGTTGACATTTCATCATAAGGCTCAAGAGATTCTTTGCCCTGTTCTGTAACATTGCCGTCTGCGTCTTTTTGATCTACTAAATAAGGTTCACCATTTCTAAAGATCTGCTCAAAGATTTCACCGTAGGCTTTAATAAAGATTTGTGCTGCTGGTGATTGAGTGTGTGTTGCACCAAATGGAGTTTGTGCAGTCTTAAGTGCATCTAAATAGAAGCCAGCTAAGGCTTCACCAAAATTCCTGCGGCCACTTGGTGTTACAAGTGGTACATATGTTTTAACGTTAAAGTTAGCGTTAATCTCAGCGCCTGGTCTATCTTGACCTTTCAGAACTCCTGGTCCACCAGCATTTGCATCGCCGTTTGCAATGTAACTACTAACGTCTGTTATGAATTTAGGCCATAGTGCTGGCATTACTTATTCTTTTGTTGATAGTTAATATGAGTAGCTGTAAGTTCTCCAACGGTAACTGGTGTTGGCGGCATTGGTGGGCCGCTAGGACCAACTCCAGTTGGGTGGATGTGTGTATTATAGTCATCCAATAGTTTTTGTAACCAGTCTTGTAAGGATTGACCACGCACCGCAGGTTCAGTCTCATCTGCTCCACCTTCACCTTCATTTGAGATAAAAATGTCACCACAGTCTAAGAACATCTTAGCATCAGTTGAGATCTTAATAAAACCCTCTTCGTCGATCTGAATCATCGGCCTCTCTTTGGCTCCAGAGCCACGCGTAATCACAAGACCATCTTCCGGTGAGTGATATATCCTTAAATTTCTTTCAGCGTCGTAGACTAGGCTTATAACATCTTGTGGTGCGTCTGAGGCCTCAAGAACATCAGTCTTAAGGTCATCATTCTGATCTACTTGAAACCAGTATTCTGGGTGATAGATGTTACCATTATCAAAACGAACTGCAACAATATCACCAACTCTAGGTACGTGATGTGAACCTACAGCATCTCTGTTCATTGGTGTTGCCCATGGGATAGCATCGTCTGTTAACTGATCAAATTTACCAAAGACTTTGACACGGCACCTGCCTTTTAGAAGTGGGTCTTCGTTAACCACAACTTCACCAAGCCAATGCGCATCTCTAAGATTATCTCTATAAAGTTCATTGTTATTCATGTACGTTCTGGTTTAAGTTGCCATCTGGACTACTGTCTACTCCTGGCTCGTATATTCTTTCGTTAATTGGTCCTTGTGAACTATCTATCGCATTTTCTGGATAGATCTTTTTTGGAGTTATTACATCGTTACCGTTTCCACCTGAAGGCTGGTTAAACTGATTAAATAATTGTCCAGCTGCGTTGGCTATACCGTTTAAACTAGCTGCGTTTATTGCATCTTGGATTGTAGATCCTGCGTTAATCCCGTGTACATTACCAAGTAGAAGACGCGCAAGTGCACCTTCAACTACAGAGTTAGCGAGTTGCCCAAGTTGCCCTGTTAACAGAGAACCATGTGCATTACCTAAAGCACCTCTATCACCTGGAAGTCCACCTAGTATATTTGTTACACCAGCAATAGCACCATCTAATTGATCTTTTGCCCTATCTTTAAGCTTATCAATAGGGTTAATAGGGTCAAATGGATTATATGCCTCTAATCTAGGATCAGGATCTCTTTGGAACGCTATACTGTTTTCTTGGTTAGCGTTTAAGTTTGCACCATACCTTTGCGACTGCTGTTCAGCGGTATTCCAGTGTATAATAATCTTAGACTTTGCCATTTCTGGCGATTTACTCAGACTGGCAAACATATCACTAGTAGATTCTATATCGAATTCACAGTGGCCTAATCTAGTTACAAAAAGAGGTTTAGCGTCAACGGCCATCTCAGCGTTAGTAGCGTTATCGGGGTTAGTTTCGTCTGGATTTCTAATCTCAGTCCTTGAAGTATCTTTATTTTTTGAATTTAAAAGTCCTGCGACAGTTGTTTGTTGAAAGCCTCTAACTTCAGTTACCCACACGTCCAACTGAAAATGGCGTAAATTCTTAGGTATTACTTCAACCCATCTGTTAAAATCAAATGCAGCTCTTTTGTATAAATCAATCAGAGTAGCAGCAGTAAGTTCAATATTCTCTAGACACTCAATTTCCAGCGATGGCGACTCAGCACCTCGCCATGGATCTTCCATCTTATTGTACTTTCTAGTATTCTCAAGTCCGGATACGCTTTGCCAAAACCAAGGCAGTTCTGTATTAACCTTCTTTAAAAGTTTAACAAAACGAGCTAATAGATCAGCTCTTTCAGTATCTTTAACTACATTTCTTAAATATTCCTCGGCAACACCTGATAGTAATGGTGAATTTTCTCGAGAAGTATCAAACAAAAGGAAGAAGCTCAAGTAAGTCGGATCCTCATTGATCTTCCTTAATTGAGTTGTCTTTCTAAATTCGTTTATCTTACCAAAGTCTGCCATGTACTATATATTCTTATTCTGCGTAGTTAGTAAAACCACCTGGCCATTCTCTTCTAATAAGAGTAACCTCTTGTACTATTCCACCTTTATCAATGTTGTATTTATAGTTAATATTCTCAATTACGTAAAAACCGCTTAAGAATCTGTTAACTACCTGGTCTGGTTTAGAATCTTCATTATCTTCTTCAGCAACACCCGGATCTATATCCAAAAACTTATCAGAAAAACCTTGTTCATCTAAAAACTTATTGTACTTGAGCATTGCCGCAACACGCTCTTTATTGTATTCGTAAATAAGAATTGGAATCTTCTGGTACTTATAGATCGATGGGTTAAAAGATTCTAGAGAGACTTTAAGTTTAACCTTTTCTATCTCAGCTAAGTTTTGCGCCTGGTGTAATTTAGCAAAATTTAAGCTTGGATGTACGTTACCAATATCACCTTCTCCAACATCCTGTCTACCAATATATTTATGCTTCTTATGAGTGTCATATCTATCCTCGTTACGCCTGCCTTTTAGAGGCTCTTCATAGTCCATCATTTCCTCTGAGTTCAAGGCTTCTATTGTAAATTCTTGAAATCTTTCACCGGCTTCTGAGTTATCATCATAAATAACAACGTCTCTAGTATAACCATATGCTGTACTTATATCATTAGCATTATTTACTAGATTAAAAGCACCGATAAACATATTTGTACCTTTACTGTTTCTGTGGTTTGTAAGTATTAAAGGTGCTTCAATATCATCACTTTCTTCAGGTGTTTCTTTATCCTCTGCCGTGCTGTATATTGCTGATGCAAAAGAGGCCTGTAAATCATCTATCGGTGGATTAGGAGAATTAAAAACCCTATTCACATCAACATAGGTTAAATAATAGTATTGATCTATATAAAACCTTTGAAATGAGTCGTCTGAAATATAAGAGGTGTCTACTGTTTCTTTAATAAAATCTAGAGTAGATGTATATGCTTGTATTCTAATTTGAGCATCGTCAGTGTTTTCGATGTTTGTAGCTAAGCCTAGCTGTAAATCTCTAGCAACTTCTTCTAGATGATCTAACGAACCTGCAGCATCAAAACTTCTACACTCTTCGCTGTAAAGCCTTGGTACTTTAGCTGTCCCAACTACGGTAATTGCATTAAAATCACCTTCACTGGCCTGTTTACTAGTAATGCTCGTAATGTCAAAATCCATGTGAATACTCTTAAACGTAGAAGAGTTTTTACTAGTTAACAATATTGTAATCACATCGCCATCTCTTGGAAATGAATCAACACCAAATGTATTTTTTCTGTCAACTAAGCGGATCCTCATCTCAGGCAAAAATCCAGAGTTATCTAATGAGAAACTCTGTATGTCTTTCTGCATGAATTGATAATTATTTAGGAGCACAAATGGTAAATCAACACCAATAGCTTTAGTCTGGCGATCTGCACCACCATCTTCTTCAGCCTCACCTAGCCCCTCAATCTCAATTGCAGTAGGCATAATTGCCGGTTCAACGACCGCTAATATGTTATTGTCTAGATTCATAATTTATTATTGACCACATGGAGCTGTACTACCAGTGCCGCTAGTGCCATTTCCGCCACCAGTGCCGCTAGTGCCATTTCCGCCATCGTTTTGGTTATCTCCATACTCGTCTGCTGAAGTACCGCTAGTGCCATTTCCGCCACCAGTGCCATTTCCGCCACCAGTGCCGCTAGTGCCATTTCCGCCACCAGTGCCATTTCCGCCACCAGTGCCATTTCCATCGCCACCATTTCTTAATTTATCAAAATAGAGCTGACTTTCAAAGCTACCTTGTATAGAACCGTTCGGATCTCCATATTCACCGTAGAGTGAGCCTGCAACTTCTTGTGCAACATCCGGGTTAACAGCAACCCAAGAGCCACCAGTCCAGCTCCATACTCCACCTGGAATCTTCTCAAATTGAGAGCCTGTGTTTTCACCGCCAATTGTAATTGTATCTCCTAGAAGATCTGTGTTAATCTCATCACCTGAATCTGCATCAAGATTTCTATTAATAGCATCAACTACAGCATCGGTTTGTGCTTGAGCACCCATTCTAATCTGAGAGCCCACATATTCATAATTCTTTTTACCAACCGGTATTACATTCGGTGGCAACAGATTATCTTTACCATATTTCTTCTTTAAAGCATCAAGTCTACGCTGGTCCTTTTTGCTCAAGCGTTTACCTGAAATAAACTGTAGTTTAACAGGATTATTTGTAGCATCAAATTCTTTCGGTCTTTCTAGCTTGTAGAAGGGAGCGTTTGCATGTGGAATTTCTAAGACATCACCTTCGTTAATTGAAAATGGATCTGAAATAGAGTTCCATTTTAAGATCATATCAAGCTTACTCTGATTTCCATAATACTTCAATGCAATTAGATCTGGCCTTGCAGCTTGATCAGCATTAACAACATGCTCTGGATTAAGCAGTGTAATGTTTTCCTTGTTAGCAAAGATCATAGTTGGTTGTGTTAGGATATACCTAATACCATCAGATGTTTTATTTATAAATGTCTTTAAATTCATAATTATCCAGCTGACATGTCAGACAATTTTTGTATAGCGTCTTCGCTAAAGCCTTGAGCTAGTCTATCTTTATTTCCATATGCAGATACATTTACAAGATTGTCTATGTCTCCACCATATTCTGGCTGTAGATACATTCTACCTTTTCCAGCATTAAACATACTCTCAATCTCACCCTTATCGCGCATTCTAGCAGGTTTAAGTGTAATTTCAACCTTTAGTTTAGAAGGAAAATCTTCATAACCAAACGGCCCTTCAAATGAGAAGCTAGAATCAGTACACGCAAGATTACCAACCATCATAATCGGGTTCAGTGGATTACCGATAGTTAAATGCCACTGCCCAGTAGGGTCTCCGGTTAAAAGTGAGTTAACAATCGCGCCACCCTGTGGCCCATTAAATAATTTCATAAGACCACCACCAATAACGTTATTTAAGATCTTAGAGTCTCCAAGATTACCTGTTTCAAATGCTTTAGATATATCAGCAAAACCTGTAGAAACAGCATTGCTCAGTTGACTACCTAGGCCTTTTAAGAAGCCCTCATAATCACCAGATCTTAGTAGTTCATAGTCACCAAATGGTTTACCAAGAGAACCACTACCAGTATACCTAACAGCACCACCCCAGAAAGGAGCATTATTGTATGTCAACGCTAGTAAGTTTGCCATACTGTCCATAAAAGCAACCTTAGGACTTGTGTTACCATAACCACGTAAATCATAGTGAAAAGTTAATTTAAACTCTTGTTCAAATTTTAAACCCTGCTCTCTAGCCATAATGTTTTTAATTACATTAAGAGGACCATAAACAGTGTTTGGATATGTCTCCTTAAGTGGGTCAAATCCACCACCTTGTGCGTTTGCACGTTGTGTTTGATCTGCATTGTAACCGTTTATACCATTTTCAATAGCCTGGAAAATAGGGCTACCATCAATCATTGCACCAACAGCACCTCTATTCTTCTTACCAGCCTGAATAGTTTGAACTGCAGATTCTTCTTCTTTCCATGGTATACCAACGTTAAACTTAAGGATTTCTTTTAGATCGTTACCCAATGCAGGACTCAACCAAGTAATCGCACGTGCTATATCCGGCTGAGTAACATCAATGGGTTCGCCGTCAGGCCCCATTTGCCTAGGCGCAATGAGGTCATCAGCAATTGGATAACCAAAACGTCTTAGAGTCACCATGTAATTATTAGAAATTTGACCATAGTGTTCACATTGTATAAAGTCAGTCAAGCTATACTTAAAAGCTAAAGAATCAATATTATTAGAATATTGTACAATATTGTTAGCAGTAGGTGCAATATATGGTGAAGTTGAGTTAACAACCGTGCTATACTTGTCAGAAACTTCAGAACCTTGTGAGTTTTCACTTAAACCACTTATGTTCTTGTACTTAAAAAGAGTCCATTTATTAAAGTGTGATCTAACAGCTTCACCTTCATGAATACCCTCAGTTCTGCTATCACCTTCCGGTGCTTTATACTTTCTACTCTGGACTAATGTTTTACCATAAACACTAGTATATTCTGTAGGTGTTGGTTCTTCTTCAACAGTAGTATTACCCTGAGTTACTGGCTCTGGCTCTGGCTCTGGCTCAGTATAACCATATAATATATTTTCAGGTGTTTCTTGAAAAAGATACCACTGGTCATCCGCGCCTTTAAATGGCGGAGAAGCAAAAGTTTCCTCTTGCACACCAGTCTCTATAACTTCAAATTGTATTTTAGGTCCGAGTTTCCCTAGATATTGGTAAGCCATTAAATCACTATTCTTTTTTTATATATATCCAGCTCTACTTAAACCCACTCAGAGTTGTCCATCTCAGATGTATCTGGGCGGTAAAGCAATTCGTCTACCCAGTCTTTTTGCTTAGGGTATCTATCTCCTAAAAACTTCTCTAGTGCTTTAATGTATTCACCTCGAGTATGGAAATAGTATGGGCCTTTAGAATAGACCGTACGATTAACTAGTTCATAGAGTTCTTTCAGTTTTAACTCAATATGAAAGGATTGGATATTATTGAAGAGCTCTTCTTGTTCTGCTCTAGTCCTTGTGCAAAAGACAGAGTCAACAACAATCATGTATTTTTGCCAGTTCTGGCCACCAAAGACCTCATCTTCTAAGATCTTTACTTTAGAATAGTTTTCACGTTTAAGGTTGATCTTTGTGTCGTGGCCTTCAAAGTCTCTAATGAATCGGCCACCAAACAGATTCTGCTTTAAAAAGTAGATTTGATCGTAGAACTTAAGTACTTTAATCTGATACTGTGGATTGATGTCGTCGAACTTGACGTCATAAATGATAGCTCTGACTGGGAAAAGTACGTTTGGTTTTTGTGTAGTTGAGATTAGCGCATGTATCTTTTCACCTTTTGCAAAAAGTTTGTGCTTAATCATTGTCAATGAATTTTACATTGTTAAATTTACTTAAGACGCCCTGCTTTGGGTAATCAGATCTGTTAATCACAGTTAGATTAAGCTCTATCTCAGAATCAAAGAGCCCAGACATAAAATCATGAACACCGGTGACTGAATCTTGATCTAAGTTGTTAAACATATAGGCTATAGAAAAGTCATCAGACTCACTCTCTATTTTAGAGTTGAGTGCTCTCATAATCATTTTACGGATATAAAGCGTAATGATAACATCAGAAGGCTCCTCGTTATACGGATCACTCTTCATCAGTCTATTAAAAATATCGGAATAAGATATTGCTAAGTCATGACCATTAGACCTATACAATTTATCAAACTCCGTTCTAGTTTTACACCAAACGCATTCTATCCTAAAATTCATTACTTTAATTGCGTAGAGAGTCTATCAATTTCAGCTTCTAGCTGCTTGATTCTCTCCTTTGTTTCTTTGATCGACGGGTTGTATTTAGCACCCCATTCAGTTTTAGCACTGAACATATGCTTGTCGATTTCAGTTCCTGTTTCTAGCCCTAGATCCAAGATAATGTCTTGGACCAGGTTGACTAGGTTTATTCTTTCTTCGTCGTTGTCTAAATCATAGACAACTCGAGACACATGTTCTTCTCCGCCACCGTTAACGTTATCATCAACTACATACTTGATGACCCCGTTATCAGCAGGTTCAATGCTAACTGTAATCATATCTTACTTTTTGTTTCTAGCCGCCAATGAAGCTGCAGCCTCTTTCATCAATTTTCTAGACCGCTTCACATCAGCTCGGTAAGTTTCTCTGTCTTTGATTGCAGTCAAAGCCCAAGCTTCTTCTAGCATTGTCATTTCTTCTTTGTTGTAGCCAATGTTAGACCAAGTCTCTTTCATTCTTTCTAATGCAGCTTCAAGTCTTTCGGCTTGAGCTTTTTCAGCAGCATCTAGTCTAGCCTCCTGAATTTTACGCCCATTCTCCATGTTCTGCCGTCTAATTGCAGCTCTTGTCGGGTGGAAAAAGCTTAGCTTGCTTAAATACTTAAGCATTCCATTCTGCTTCATCATAAGTCTTCTCTGACGTCTATTCAGAGGCATCTGTGCCTGTGGCGTTGCTTGAGTTTGATTTTGCTCGTTTGTTGTTTCTTGGCTCATTTGTATAATAATTAGAAATAAAAGTTTCGATTTGTTCTTTAAGTTGTTCTCTTAGGTTATCTATCTGGCTTTCTACAAGCAGTCCTATCTGTTCATTCAGTTCTGTTGCTTCCATGTCCATTTGATCCTGTAGCATTTCATAGACCTCTTTTGCTGGGATATTAACCTCAACTAGCATTGCAGCCTTGTTCTTCTTGCTGATCTTCTTCAACATCTCCATCATTACGTTAACTTCTGGAGTTGGTGCTGACTTACCGTCTGTAATTCTACGCTCTTGCTTTGGTGCCTCTTGTTTTACCGCAACAGGTTTAGCAGCGCTATTAACACTCGAGCCAATTGGGTTTAAGTCTAGTGAATAAACCTTAGCCTCTTGCTCAGATTTAGCCGACATTAAGAATTCTTTAACGATACTCTTGTTGATCTGAGTACCATCTGTAAACTTAAGCCATTTAGCATCATCTTGTACTTCAGCAGGCTGTACAATATCACCAACACGTTCGGATTTAGCCCAAACGTACCAGATTTCTTGTTGCTTGTCTTTAACTTGTGTAGACATACTATTCTTTATCTTTTTGATTATCTTTCTGAACATTATATGCCTTTTCTGCAAATTGTTTAATCATCTCAACAGACGAGCTATCTCCAATGATTGCATCAGTCTTCATCAGCCTCTTATGCCAATGCATACCGAACTCATGTTCACCCATCTTACACTTACTCTCTTCTAGGTCCTCGATTGCCGGCACCCATAATTTGTTAAATCCCATAATTATATTATTTTACTATCTTAATACGTTCTTTAAATGAAGGCGGGAAGAAGTCTGGTTTATTTATCAGACTCATAAAACTAGCGTCAATCACGTATGTAATTGCCCAGTCATCTACGCTTCTTACGCTTCGGCCAACACCCTGTTGAATTGAAACACCAGTCTTCCAGTTGTACCAGTCGTTTGATATGTTGAGCTTAGCTTTAATCAGTGGATCTGCTAAGCTAGGATAAGGTACTTTAAAAAAGATCTGGAATCTGCTCATACCATCCTTAAGGTCAAGGCCTTCTAAGAGTGAAGGGCCCATGATAATAGAGTCTTCTTTCTGCTCAAAGAGTTCAAGCATCTCAGCCTTCTCCTTTGAACCTTCATAGTCCATTAGCCTAAAGGTATGCATTGAATGCTGTTTGATATAGTTTGTAAACTGATATGAGCCCGAGTGAATAATACCACGCTGGCCTTTATGTTTCTTTATAATCTGATCCAGGATCTTAACCACCTTTGGCAGTGAGGCTTCACGCTCTCTATAGGTTAGCTTATGTCGGTTGACAAAAATTATTGGTGACTTTTCAAAGCTAAATGAATTGTCCATACGAATAAAGCGAGCGCCTTTAATGCCCATGATTCTTGCATATGCTCTTGGGTCACCAATTGTAGCTGACATGAAAACTTTAAAGCCAGCTTGTTCGTGTAAGTACTTTTGAATCATCTTAGACTCTTCTACACATGTGAATCTAGCCTCATCTTCTCGCTGGTCAATTACCATGGCTTCTAAGCCAACATCTTTGATTAAGTCACTGTAGTCATCAAACTTACAGTAGACGTCTTTCAGGCGGTCGAAAGCGGTGAATGCGGATGCCCAATCACTTGGTATTGTTTTCTGACCAAACCTCTTCTTGGCGGTCTTCTTAGCAATATCTTGTGCAGCTCTGTATGTAATAGCAATACCTCTAAACTCTTGAATAGCTTTAAAGAGTGGCTCGCGACCTTTAGTTGTCATTAGATCATGTACAACTGCCTGTAATCTATTCTTGGTTTGTGTTTCAGCTGGTATATTATGGCGACTAATAAACCGGTTAAGGTAAACTACTCGGTCAATAATAGACTCGTCGATACGTGCGCTAAAATGGTTCTGTACAATCTCATCTACTTTATGTGCCTCATCAAAGAAGACAAAGTCACGCTTCTTGAACGGAGCATCACGCTCTTGTTCATCCATTCTAGCCTGAACGTAGTTACGTTGGATTAGCCAGAAGCTGTAGTTTAAGAGAGCAACTGGTTGTTCAATCGCACGCCTTCTGTTTTGTAGGTAGCCACAGTGACCATAACAAGAGAGTTGTTCAGCTTGTTCATAGCTCATGCCTTTCATCTTACAGTCACCCAGACTAAATGGTAAGCTGTTGACAAAGCACTCATAGTTATCAACACCTCGAATACTTGGCCAGTTTAGGCTAAGGCGCTTAAAGTCTTTCTCATACTGGTCTTGTAGTGCTAGATCTGAAGTCACTAGATAGCCACGCTTGCCCATCTCCTTTAGGATATATGAGCTCCACATAGCAATGAGTGACTTACCAGTTCCAGTTGGTGCATCAATCACCACTGTAGATTCTGGATCTTCTTGATAAGCAGTCACAATCTGCTCAATCACTTCACGCTGACCTCTCCTGAAAGAGAAGTCCTCACCAAAAACTTTAGTTTCTAGTGCATGGTCTATTATGTCTTTTATAGGTCGTTCCAACAGATAACTTCTTCAACGTCAATATTAGCTTTCTTTAGTAGTTCTACACCACTCATATCACGATAGTCTTCTGAGTAGTAGACTTTTGAGATACCGGCTTGAATAATCAATTTTGCACAATCAAAACACGGGCAAGTTGTAGTATAAAGTTCAGCACCATCGCAATTCATAGTTGACTTAGCAACCTTCATAATAGCATTTGATTCTGCGTGTAGAACCTCACGCTTGGTTACAGCATCTTCTTTAGTACAGCAGCCATCACTACATTCATATCCTTTTTCGATTAGATCTAAAGTACCTTCTGGATCCTCATAGTATAAAGTATGGTCATCCTCGCATTGGTTATCAAAACCATACGGCATACCATTATAGCCAAATGAGATTAATTGTTGGTTCTTAACAATTACACAGCCAACCTTGCGTCTTTTAGCATAGCTTAGCTTTGCAAACTGGTATGCTGTCTGCATGTATATTTTTTCAATTGCGATTCTTGGCATATTTCTTTAAATAAAAAAGGTCATGCATTATATGCATGACCTTTATAAAGTTTATAGTATGTAGTTCTTAGTACTCAGGCTTTTCAATAACACCGTCATCTAATGTTGCGCCATATCCACGCTTTTAAACATCTTTAAGATCTTTTTTAGTAAGACCTTCGTTAACTACCTGATTCGCTAATGCCAAAGTGTTTAGCAGCTGCTGCCTTTAACTCATCATATGTATATTTACCGGTTAGTGCGTCATCTATTATAGTTCCACCCTTTTTACCAGAAGCGTACATTGATACGTGATCGAATCCAATCCAATCTCCACCACCAAATTCGTTCTTTTTATCAAAACCTAAATCTAATGATAATGTTTTAGAAAGTGATTGTCTTCCTAGGAATTGATCGTTATAACCTAATTTACCAGCTTTAATGTAACCTGATGCGTTTACTTTTTCGTTAAGCTCTTTTGTAGAACCATTTACAAATGATTCAAATGTTTTTGTGTATTTCATTTTATGTATTTCATTTTTTGACTCATTAAGATCGTAGCCATCCCAGTCCCATTTGAAACCTTTACCGTCAGCTGCTGTGCCTAGATAACCATACATTCCTCTGCTAAAGCCATCAAAGAAAATAGCTCCACCTTCTTCACCAAGCTCTTCAACATATTCTCTAGCTGCGTCTTCTTCCATTGCTTGAACGTAGACCTCGCCACCTTCAAATGAAAATAAGATTCCTTTTTTAAATGTTAGAGAGTCTCCTTGGTACCATTCTTCACCATCAGCCTCTTCATCGTTCGTTGGTTCGTCATACATGTCGAATTGTGGTAATTCAGAGATACCATATTCCAAAGCCTCTTTTTCTGTCTTAAAGAAATTCACCTGAGCATAATCTGGCGTTCTTTCTGTTACGTAAAATATTTTAGCCATTCTTAATTTATTTTTATTTAGTTTAGTCTTCAGTAGCAGGTGCATCAGCCGACCACGCTTCCATCATTTCATCCATCTTCTTAGCATAGGCTTCTTTCATCTCGTTACATGATGCTTCGTACATTTCAACAGTCATTTCACCTTCTTTAACACCTTCACACGCAGACTCATACATTTCAGCCATCATGCCAGCATTAAGAGCTGCCATCTCTTTCATGTAAGATTCTACGGTATGTTCTTGGTAATCATCACCTTCATATGCTTTAGCTTCGTTACACGCAGATTCGTAGACTTCTTTTAACATTTCAGATGCTAACTTAACTTCTTCAGACTCCTCTTCAGAGTCTTCATCCTCATCCTCGTCTTCATCCTCGTCCTCATCATCGTCGTCGTCTTCATCCTCGTCTTCATCCTCGTCCTCATCAGACTCTTCGCCTTCTAGTTCTTCAGACTCGTCTTCATCTTCTTCGTTAGCCGTCTCTATGCCATCGTCCTCGATCTCTTCAGCTCTGTCTTCAGTTGCCACCTCGTCAGTTTCTTCTTCACTAACGTCTGGTGCGTTTACTTTCTTTGAGTACTCCTCAAATGATAAAATTTTTCTAGCCATTTTCTTTAGTTTTATTTTTGTGCTTAGGTTTTATATATCTTGCTAATCAAATAATATTTTTACGCTTAACACAGCTGTGCCTTTGATTACTCTGTGGATAGTTCCAGCTGGGATATTAATATCCACACCTGTTAGCATTGGAATTGGCATTTCATTGTCATACTGAAAGCGCCAGTCATTGTCTTCAAGAACCTCTATTGTTCGGTCCTCTTCATCCCAGTGCCATTTGAATAAGTGTTCCGGGTAGCTTGAATCAAAATGACGCATGATATAACCATCGTAGCGCTCTTCAGTAAAGGGTTTACGCTGGTCTTCAATCATCTCTATCATTTCTTCGTGCGTTACCATGGTTGATCTGATTTAAGCCCTAGTTGTTTGCCAAAAAGTGTTGGCCCATAACAAGCCCAGAAGCCGGCTTTATTAGGATCTTGTTTAGCTTTAGTGTCACATTTATGTCTTGCCCAGAATGAAGCCGCTGCCCCAGGGTCATCATTCTTAACTGCAAGTTTCGGGTCTCCCCATTCAATCTTCTTAGCTAGAATATTACCGTCTTCATCAGTTCGACCAGTGTTACGATAGACAATAAACTTCTTATTGCCACCACGTTCTGGTGAATCCAGTTTAACCTTCTTGGCCTTACCGCCACGTTCTTTATAGACTGCTGGCTTACCAACTTCAAGGTTTTTAGCCATCCAACCGCTTGGACCTTTAAGAATGATGTTGCCTTTATCCCAGTACTCTTTTACCTCTTCAAAAAGTTTAGCATAGGCCTCACTGCCCAGTCTAAAGAATGAATTGGTTAAGTCAAGGTCCTCATCGATGTGAGCCTTTAGTTCTGGCGATACATTATTCCAATCCTCAAATGTCTTTATAAATTTCATAGTTCTTTTATTCCAGTTTTGTAATCTTGTTTATGTCCATACATCACTGGAAACTCTTTCTCTAGTTCATAGCCCATCTTCTCCCAAAACTTGATTGATTTCTTATATGCATCAATCTCTACATATTTAGCACCTTGTTCTTTAGCCCATCTTTCAAAGTCAGCAACCGCCTTTGAGCCAATTCCACCACCTCTTTGTGCAGCTTTAACTTCAATGTGGTTTAACTTAGCCTTATCGCCTTCAACGTAGCCGGTAATCTTAACACCATCAAAACCTGGATAATAATTTGACTCATTTAAAGACTCATCCATCTTGTCAATTAGATCTTCTCTACCAAGTTGCTTATAAACCTCTTTGCGAGTCTTCTGCATCTTCTCAGCGTAGTCTGGATCGTCGTTGCGATTAAAGACGTATTGTTGAGTTAATGAACCACTAATCTTCTTAACATCCTTCTTGCGAGTCTTAATTAGCCAAGCAGCTAGATCCTTAATAGAAAGATCTCTGAAGCGACCTTCAGCATCCGGTGCATCTGAGTGATGAAAGTCCGGTGCGCCTTTCGGCTTCTTCTCGGTAACAAATTCTTCAAAGAGCTTTACAAATTTCATATCTTCGTTGGTTGCTCTTTCTTTTTTCTTAGCAGCCTTAATTTTATTCTTTAAGATTTCAGCCTCTTTGCGCATAACCAATTCTTGTGCCTTTGCTGAAGACTGACGTAGTTGCACCTTAGCTAGTGAAGCCTTCATCTTATCAGAAGGTTCCGGAGAATCAGCAAGCTCTTTGGCTGTTTTAACTAAATCTTCTTGTTTGCCAACAGTCTTCTTAATCTTCTTGTCAATCTTCTTGACCTTAGACTTAATTGAATTCTTCTTGTTCTTCTTCTCGTTTAAGAAATCATTATATGTTGTATTGATCTTCATTAGAATTTACCAATGCCACCTATTTTTTGTGCTCTTCTGCGCCAAAGGTCTAAAACTTCAGCTCTTGTTTCATTATCTATCACATCTTGTTCTTGTTGAACGTCTAAATATCTGTTAATAGCATCTGCAATCGACTCTTTACGTTTCTTAGCCTCATACCTTAAGCCTTGTAGATTAGCATCTACTTCTTTTGGTAGCATCAAGTAATGATACTTTGGTAAGAAGCCCATTTTAATCAAGGCTCGCATTTCAGAGTCATCTTCATCTGGTTTGCCCATTCTGTAGTTTCCGACACTTTTACCGTCTTGGGTAATATGTTCCATCTCGTGGCGCATTACGTCGGCAAGGTGCATATAGACCGTTTGCCATTCGCCAGGCAGCCACTCATCGTTGATTGCAAAGTCAATTAAGATATAAGGATCCTGATCCACTAGATCGCCTTCATCATCGTAATACTCATCTCTACCGTCAGCGCCAGTTGAATCTAAGACTTCAAAGCCTTTTATCTGCTGACCTTCAACGTCACCAAAGTAGATCGTTGAAGTAAGATCAAAGATTAGTCCACGCTCTTCAACGCTTAGCATAAAGGTCGATAGCTTCTTGCCACTCTTCCAGTCTTTAATCCACTTCTTAAAGTTTTGGCTCACGAGTTTATTGGCTAAGCCATCGTACTTGCTTCTGCCTTCGTTGATAAAATCATTATAAGTCTCTATATGCCTCATGGTTTATATATCATAAAAAAGAGGAGCCACAACGTGACTCCTCTGCTAAAGCTAAACTAAGGCCTAATCAACTATTCACGGCATTTGTCTGGGTGTTGCCTTCAGGTGACGATGTGAATACCTCATCTAGAACCTGCATGCAACCATCTGCATCTGCGATTGCAGATACCAATTTGTCCATTTCGTCAACAATGTGCGGGTGCTCCCCGATCCCAGCCGAATTTGACATATAGTTTTCTAGTTCAGCTAATGCTTCAAGCTTTCTAGCTTGATAGCGCGCTTTAAGTGCTTGTAATTTAAGATTTGCCATTTTGCTCTGTATTTGATTTACGTAGTTCTCCAATAATCTCTCCTAGTCCGCTAAAAATAATAGCTGGAATAGCAAATAACCAAAATCTATCAGAACCAATGTTCATGATAGCAACAATCCAAAAGATAGTTGACTGAATAGACATTTGGTATTTAGAGCAGATTCTAAGGAATGCTCTAAAACCACTAGCCAATTTAGATAAAATGTTTTTCATAAATATTTTAATGCTTATACGAGTTCTAATGTGTATTGTTTCAGATAACGTTGCACTGCCTTCTCTTTAGCCTTGGCTTCTATCTCAATGTCAAGGTCTAGGCCGTAGTCGTCAATCGGATCATAGATGTAATCGGCATGTGCGCGGTTCATTACACTTTCATCTTCGTAAACGCATTTAGCTGAAGAGTAATGGCAAAGTTGTTTGATTGATCTGTGCCAAGTCTTACTAGCAAGTCGGAGCGCTGCTTCTTGATCTAAATGGCCTGGATGGCACCAGTGATGATGATAGTCAAAAGTGATTGGTATATTAAGGTGAGTGTAAAGACCGTCATAGAGGTCCTCTACTGCGTACTGAGACCGCTTGTCGTCGTTCTCTACAACAAGACGTGCTTGTGTAGTCGGTTTAAGCAATTTAAAGTTCTGTCTGAATCTAGCCAGACATTCTTGCTTGCCACCTTGAGTTGTATTAACATGAATGTTGATTGCAGCGTAATGAGTCTCTGGTAAACCCATAAGATCCATGATCTCAGCATGTTGGTCTAATTCTCTAATAGTCTTGTCAACTACAGCCTGATTTGTGCTAGCAAGCACGTTGAAATGACCAGGGTGAAAGGTCAGGCGTTGACCGTATTTCTTTGCCAGATGACCCACACCGTTGAGTAGGATTGAGATCTTCTTATAGTCTGGTAAGTCTTTGAGTTCGTATTCACTCATCCATGGAAAGATGTCGCTGGACATACGGTAAAGCGTAATGCCGTTCTTATGGTTCCACTTGATGATCTCAATTAGATCTCGGATGTTGTTTAAGGTTAGTTCTGATGCGTATGCAATGCCCTTTTCTTGAAAGGTGCGTTTAATCATACCACGATTGGTAGTGATCTTGTCTTTGCGTAGTTCAATATTGATACAGCAGTAGCCTAAATTAGTCATCTTGGTTATTTTTAAAGAGGTGTATGAAAAGGTTTCGTATAAACATAATAGTATAGATTGGCCAGATTAGACCGACTGCAATCCGCTCTTTCATTGTAAAGCGTAGAGCCTTATTGCCCAACTTATCTACAAGCAAGTCGTAGATAAAGTTGAACAGGATTCCTCCAAGTAAGTAGTAAATAATGTGTTGCATCTTAGCCCCAGTCTTTTTCGAATGTGTACCAGTGGTCTGCACCAGCGCAATCACGATGCGCGTCGACCACGATAGTTATAGCATCTTCTTTAGTGATAGTTTCAAGAATGTGCTTAATATTCATCTCAACAAGCTCTTCGTTCTCAAACTTATTCCAGGCCCAATTGCCAAGACCTGTTGTTAGTCGAGAAACTATATTATCAAGATGGTTAAAGCGACTGCCTTGGTGATAGTCACCGTTAGGGTCTGCTGCAATAATTCTACTCCAGATTTCATTAAGACCAAGATCTAAGCGGACCTTTAAGATGGTAGACTCGATTAGATCTTTTGATTTTAGAGCTGCTTGGTAACCATATCCACCAACACCATTACAGTGGACTTCGTTTGCGTTAAATGTATATTCCATGTTCATAATTTTAGTCGTTAATAATAAGCGCTTTGAGACCATCGTTAGTTTTATATCGCCAGCCGTAGATTTCTTCAGCATCGCGATCGATACCACACATCTTAAAACTCTTGAGATTACCAGTCTTAGGGTTCTTAATTATCAGGGTCGTTGCTGGAGTTCCAATGCCAAGCATACTTGCTTCTTGTACAAACGCCTTGTTATCCTTTTGCCAGTCGAATTGTCCAACCTCGAAGAATTGCATTGTTCCGTTATCGTTCCAAAATGGTGTCATAATTGCTTTGTTTTAATTACAGTGTAAATATAAACAAAAAGATTGACACTAGAAAACTTTTTTGCAACTTTTTTGCAAAAAAAAGGGCCCCAATGGGGCCCAAGATCTATCTTGTTCAATCTAAATTATCTAAATCTCATCTTAGGAACAGATACCTTCGGCATGTTCATCTTTGGCATTGCATTTGCCGGAGTTCGAGGCGGCATCTTAGGACTTGGTATTTCCTTTTGGCCTGTTGTGTTCGGTATTTCAGGTGATGGTCGTTGAGCATCTAAAGCCGGTACTCTGCCCATACTTGACTTAGGCGTAGAACGTGTATTTTCATTAGAATCAGGCCCGTCATCACTTTTAGGGTTTGTTATATTACTAACACTTTCAATGGCATATTCTCTTAGCTTATTAATAGCTTCTTCTTTTCTAGTCTTTAACCAGTCGCTAACATAAGATTTACCAGAGTTATAAATATTTGAAACTATATTACCATCAGCATCACTCTTTGCATCCACTTTCGTTTCATTAATAGGAGCTAAGTCTGATTTTTCTGAGGATTTAGCGCTAGACTTATTTTTCATGTCATTTACGCTTAAACCGTCTGAGCCTTTAGCTGGATCTTCAGCGTTATTGACCTTATTTAAACCTTGGCCCTCTTTTGCAGAGAGTTCGCTCTGATTGTCGGTAATCTTAGAGCTACCGTTATTACTCGCATCGGATGTTGTACTTGTGAGATCTTGAGATACTGTAGGATCAGGCGTGCCGTTAATCTTACTCAACACGCTATTCTCTGATCTAAATTTAAGACTATCTCCTGCCATAACATATATATCCTAAAAAAGCCAGACCGAAGTCTGGCTTTAAAGTTATAACAGGATCGTGTTCGTATTATTCAGCTCGGCAGCTATATCTCTTTTTACATCTTAGACTTCTGCTTCGACGGCCTACTATACTTCAGCTGGTCTGGTGCTTCTTCGTCAACAGTGAGAAGTTGATGGCGTGCTTGTAGTTTTCAACCAGGGCACTGCTTTCCGGGTCTTGTTAGCTCAATACAACCGAAATTGCTTCGCTAACTCTGTCATAGTATATAAGGTACTGTTTGCTGTACCGATCCTTTAACAGGTTTCTTGAACTTTAACTTGATATTTGCTTGTAAGTATTGTAGTTTGCTGTAAGAAACCTTATTTTGTTTATATATTAAAGAACTCTACGTCTATTGTTGCCATGTTTACGCTTTAATGTTTTTATACCTTTCGCCCATGATTGTTTCATCCATGATACTAGCTGGCGTAAACTCTTCAGCTGCTATAACCGAAGTCATAATTGCTGGTGAGAATCCACTGATCAGCGCAGTACCTTGCTTGTCAAATCTAACTGGAGACTGACCATTTCTAGACTGAATGTTCCAGTATACGATCTTTGGCATTTTATAACCAGCGTCATTGTACATTTTCTCAATCATTTGTTGAGCAGTTGGGTTCCATTCAGCAGTATTGTCATTTCTGCCCCAGTAACCTCTAGTTGAAGTTGCTTCGTCAAACTCCATATCTGATAGGATCAAGATCTTATCAGGCATTTGGTCTTGTGAGACGCTGTGCTTTACAGCCTGGTCTAGGACTTGCTTAAAGGCTGCTTCAAGGTTAGTGTTCATTGCCCACTCTGATCGGCTTAACTGTTGGAATCTGTCTTTCAAGCTTCCAGTCAAGATCTGTAATTCTGGCTTACCGCTGAAAGTTAAGAACGCATCTTTAAAAGGACCCACATTCTTTTCAGAAATATAGAGACCTAATGAAACTGCAACATCCATACAAGTTACGTTTGGATTACCGCCAGCTGGAGTATTCATTGAACCTGAAACGTCTACCATTGGCAAGATCATTTCGTTGGCTCCTTCCATCCAGTTTGGTAGTGCTTTCCACTGCTCGGTCGCAACGTCAGCGTTTCCTCTGTGCAGAGACTTAGTAATATCGTAAGGATAAACTGCACCAGCATTGATCTTAGCCTCACCTTTTTGCAGTTTACCAATGTAGGCCTCGTATTGATCCTTAGCATTCTTCCAGAACGCTTTTTGATAACGAGCACCTGCAACTGAAGGCAGTTTAGAGAAGTCAATGTCTTCCCACTTCTTAGCACACATTAGCTGCTCAACTACGTTAGTTAGACTAACCAGAACCTTACGGTAAAGCTTTGGCGTTAAGCCCATATGATTACGCAACTTAGCTGCAGTAACACCCTTACGCGGTAGCCATTTTGCCGCAAGTCCATTTTGGTCTTCAAGAAGAGCCTTTTGGATTAGGTCAAACGCATCCGCTTGTAATTTAGTGTCCTCAAGGACTAGAAGGTCATCCCAACGTCCGAATTCTGGAATTAGGTTGAGGTTTATCTTCAAGGCTTCTGGATGAGACTCCAACAAGTAGCCCATAATATCACGGAAGATTTGACGCTCTCCAGCTCCACCGCGAACATCACGAGCCCAGAACAAGATTTTCATTGCTCGAGTCGGATCTTGGTAAAATGCCTTTGAGAAAGTTGCGATTAAACGATCTTTGTCTTGACCGCGCATAGCACCTATATTAAAGAATAGGTCTACAACTGCGCTTAAAGAGCTACTGTTGGTTGCCATGCCATTTTCAGTCAAACAGTCCTCTTGACGAAGTGCGTCTACTAGTTTCATATCGATAAGTTTAAAGTTCAGTAGTATATATTATGATACTACCAAAAAGTTTCAACTAGAGCACAAAAAAAGGCCAAACAAATGTTTGGCCTTCAATTTATAACTTATTGTTAGCTTATGCTAGTCCATGTTCGTATCTTAAACTCTTCCATCTGCGCCAACATGTAAATTCTCTCATATTGTGTTTATTACGCTAGAAGCATATTGAATGCTTAGTAGCAGGTTCTGTAACAGGATCTTCATGCCTATTGCAATCAGGATAATACCGAAGACACGTTCGACGATGATAATGCCAGTTGTGCCAACTTTGTTTTTAATCCAATCCGCACTCTTGAGAACGAGATAGATCACAACAGAGTTTAAGACAATTGCAACTACAATCTCAAGTTTAGTAAACTCACTTGTCAGTGACATAATCGTCGACAGAGTACCCGGCCCGGCTATTAACGGAAACGCAACTGGAAATATAGTAGCCTTCATGGCCTCTTTTTTCTGCTGCCCGTTATCATCAATACCAAGTACCATCTTAACGCCAAAGTAGAGGATTAAGAATGAACCTGCAAGGCCGAAGTGAAACGTTTCGATGCCCAAGAGTTGAAAGACATATGTACCTACAAAGAGAGTGCCTATCATAATACATGCTGCAATATAAGTGCCCTTAAATGACTCTATTTCGCCATGTGTCTTTCTGAGCTTAATAATCAGCGGCACGTTACCGACCATGTCGATAACCGCAAATAATGTTAACGTTGCTGTTAAAATATTGAGTATTGTTTGCATTTCTATATTAGTATAAGTTTATTAATATAAGTAATTTTCTACCGCTGTGTAAACGAAATCTGAATCTTCATTCATTTCCTCTACTTCATCCTCAGTGGCATCTCGAAAGGTACCGTCCTCGTTTTCAATAGTTGCACTAGCGATATAAGCATCGCAGAAATCTGGATAGTCTCTTGTATCAATTCCATCTACTTCAATGTCGTGTACTTTACTGTAATCTAATTCTACTTTAGTCATAATTTTTATTTTTTAATGGTTTAACTTTTAATTATAGAACAAATATAAACATAATATTTGAATCGGTAAAACTTTTTATGAAGTTTTTTCATTAAAAGGCTTCTCGTAAGCCGGTTTTATCATCTTCCAGATTAATTGTTTCACTTTATCTTCTTTAGTGTTATACATAGCAAAAATAAGTCCATGATTGACTCCATTTAACTCTTGAACTCTCAGTGCAAATTCTTTACGATCAAGTCCATATCTAAGAGTGCTGGAAAGATGTGCCATATGCTGATTGAAAACAAAATCATACTCTTCTTTCAAGCGCACTTCCAGTTGGTTAACCCAATCGTAGAACTCATCCGGAACATCTTTCAACATCTCTTCAGGTAACTTACCAAAAGTCTTTAAGTTTTCCCAGACATCGTAAGAAGAACAGTTAGTCAAGACTCGGTGTAATTTCACATAGTCAGCAAACTTGATCTTACAACGATCTCCATTAGAGAACCTAACGATAAAACCCTCTTTGTTATCCCAGTTCAGCTTTTGAATCTCATTGTAGTCCTTAAAGTCATACCTCTTAACGATGTTAAAAATGCTGTTCTGCCAGTAATCCATACCCAACTCTTCACCAGAAGCAGTATGAATCTCACCTAACATAACTACATCCTCCATGTCACCATAGTTTACAACGATCCGGTTTTCAGGGTAAATAATCTCAAACATGTAAGTATTAGTCACTGTAAGGTGAGAGGTCATATACTTGCTTGTGAAGATCTCCTTAAACTTTAAGGCCTGCTCAGAGGTAAAAGAACCACGTGATGCAAAGACCCATTCACCGTTGTAGTAGAACATGATGCCTAATGAACCATCCATCTTCTCGTAGATCTCAAATTCATTTGTTGCAGTGTGCTTGTTCTCCTCGATGTTAAAGAACTTCTTGAATGGACGAGCAACAATAGTACCCATATCATCTACTACAAGTCCACGGCACTGAAGAGTAACCTCGTCCCAATGTGCATCATACTGAGTTGCTTGAGAGTAGTTGTAAATAGTTAATGGCAGAGTTGGGTGAGTCTGTGAGATCAGCCAACCTTCCGCTACATATCTGTCTAATATGTCTTTAGTTATCTTCATATGCTCCGAATGTTTCTTCCCATTCCTGCGGGGTTATACCGCTGATTAAGAACTCACGCTCGTCAGGGCGCAACTGTGGAATTGCCTTTTGAATTAATGTACCTCTTTGCCAGCGATCAAGCTGTTCTTGAGTAACATTAAGGTCCATCGTGTGAACCTTGCCGGTCAATTGTGATTTCTTTGTGATTTCCATTATCCTACCATTATTTCTTGAACAGCATCAGCCATCCATACGTTATCTTTACCGAGCTCTTTGCGCAATTCAATCTCTCTGGCGATTGCTTGTGAAATGTTGTTGGTTCTAAGGTCGTTGATGATTTCTTGTCCGTTCCAGTATCTTACTAAATATCTCATGTTGTTGCTTTTAATTACAGTACTAATATAATAAAAAAGCCTGACATAAAAAAATGTCAGGCCAATTATTTTGCAAAAAGTTATTAACAATTTGTCATATTCGCTAGTAACTCCAGTCTGCAGCAACGCTTAATTCTAAGCCATGTTTATCTGTAAATTTCTGAAGTGCGTCGATAATTTTTGACTGTAACTTCTCGAACTTAGTGTATTCTTTGCTCATTGTTGCATCACTACCATACTCATCTGGATGTCTATACTGTCTAGGCTCATCTATTTTCATACGAACCTCTCCGTGTTTCATAACTAGAGTAGGTTGTCTTGTATCAATACCCAGCTTTCTGGCTATGTCCTTCATTGCATAGTAGTCCTTGCTAACTTTATCACTTAAAGTATTGAATTGCTTTTCAATTGCAGCTCTATTCTTAGCAATCTTCTTAGCCTCTCTTGGATTAAACGGAGCACCATGTTTCTTCTCATATTCGGCAAATATTTTTACAATATCTTCTAGCATTTCATCGTGCTTTGAAATTGCTTTATATGTACCGTATGTTACATATTTCTCAATTGGTTTTCCACCGTTTGGATTTGGTAATCCTTCGAAGTAGTGGCCTACAGAATATCCTGGACCTCGTGTACTATCACCTGAAGTATATGAAAGAGGAGCATCTTTGTAAGTAGTTGTGCCCATACCAACAACACCAATACTTAGGACTAGGTTACCTCCATAGTTCCATTCTGATCTATAGACTGAAACCTCAAGTCTAACTGGTAGTGCTTTCTTTAAGAATTTAACAGCCTTAATACCTTTACCAAAGTTTAGGTTAGATTTAAGAGCTTGTTTTGCCTCTGGTGAGTTCTTAATTCTCTTTAAGAAGTCACTTGCTGACATCTTTTCATGTTGATTGAAAAGCGGCTCGTTGTTAATTTTATCGAAGATAAACTCTTCGTTTACGAATTGTTCGTATAGTCCTACTTTCTTCACAGTATTGTTCTTTTTATTTTGTTGATATTTATATCGATTTTAGCTATTTCTTTTTGAAACTGAATCTTTTGTAAAGTTAAGGCGTTAATCTCTTGCTTGTATGCATCTTCTTCATCTCTATTTTTAACACTAAGATCATCATACTTGTTGGCAAGGTCTCCTATCTTATCTTTAAGGTCCTTAATTTTAGAGTTGTATTCTGCCTTGGTTGCTTTTTCAAATAGCTCAAAAGATTTTACGTGTTTCATAATTATTTAGGTGCCTTAGCAGACTTTAATTTAATAACTCTATCATCATATCTATTGTATACGGCCGAGATCTCTAATAGTTGTTTAGTAAATTGGCCTTTAAAAACACCAATCTCAACTCCCTTCTTTGCGTTAATGTCATTTAGAATATCAGTGATTACTGGGATTCTTTCTTGGTTTAACTTTTTCATATGGTTTATAATTGTTTTAATGATTGTAAAAAGCCCTCAATATCCTCTGAGAAAATAAGTTCAAATCTATCTTCTAATGCATTAAGGTCTAATTCCCACCATTTACTTTCAAGTAATTTATTAATTGTTTCTTTATCAAATCTTTTTCTAATCTCTTTAGCTGGAAACCCACCTACAATTGTATAAGGCTCAACATCTTTAGTTACCGTTGCATTCGCACCTATTACAGCACCGTGGCCTATTGTAACACCACTTAGTACAGTTACATTCTGTCCAATCCAAACATCGTTACCAATAGTAATCTCACCGTTAGATAAAATGTTACCTTCTCTAGGTTGGCATAGATTAAAACCTGGCAAATATGTAGTTACTCTATTCATGTTATGGTTTCCACTTAGTAGAAATTTGCATTCTTGTGCAATAGAAACAAAATCACCTATATTAAGCTTTAACGTATTAAAGTGTTCTGGTTCTGTGTACACTCTAGACCTTATATAAGGTAAAGGTGAATTAGTAACTCTAGCCTTTTTATGTTTGCCTATTAAGCGAACCAGGCTAGATACACCGTCTTTAGCTTTATTTAGCTCTTCTATTAAGTCTAAAACAATCATACTTTAATTAGTTTTACGTGTTTCATATTGTTTTTTTGTATTTTTCAGCCTCTATTTCTTTAATCTTTTGCGCAATTTGTGGTCCCTTAACGCCAAACTCTCGCATTACCCAATTACCATCGGTTGTTGGTTTGTACTTTAAGAAGGCCTTAATTTGCTTCAGATCTAATCTATTTATCTTCGCAAACTGTGTAATTACATCCTTGTCAACCTTGGTGGTCACCCACTGCTTGTAAAGGTCAAACACATTTTCAGGCTTAAGGTCCCTCAGGTTCTTTAGAAAGACCACAGCATTAACCTCGTCTGACGTAAAAGTCATCCTATTCATCTCCTTCTTAATCATATCGTTTGAGTTCATATCAAACAGGTGAGTCAATTGAATAGGCCAAGTGTTAGTATTGACAAAATTGGTTGAAATTACAAGATTTGGAAACATAATATCCCATAGACTAAAGTGACTAACCATATTTAAGTAGTCGACTGGCTTCTTTGCAGATTCAATTGACTTCTTAAACTCATCACGAATCCTTTCAGGGCTAACACCTTCCAGGCTATTGTCGGTCAAGATAGCATCTGCCGTCTCCTTCTCTAGTTTAGAACCAGTCCTGCCTGCAAATCTGAGTGCTCTCAGCTTTCTTAATGGATCTTCAGCAAATCGATCAGCAGCAGCGCCAACAGTTCGAATCTTCTGGTCCTGGATGTCTTTTAGTCCTCCAACCAGGTCAACAATCTCGCCTCTGCCAATATCGTAGAAAAGAGCGTTAATTGTTAAGTCTCGTCTAAGAACATCCTTGTCGATGGTTGAGTATTTTACAGCATCCGGTCTGCGACCTCCTGAAAGGTCCTCTCTAAACGTGGCAATCTCAACTCCATTCTTATCTGAAGGTATTTGCACAATCACAACACCAAACTGCTGCCCAACCTCTCCAATCGTAGAGTAACCAGCCCCTTGGACCATGTTAACCACCTCTTCTGGAAAGGCATCAGTTGCAAGGTCAAAATCCTTAGGCTTTTTACCCATGATTGCATCTCTGACAGCACCGCCAACAATATAGAGCTCCTTACCATTCTTTTGGAATAGTTTATGTAGGTCTATAATATCTGAAGGCACATTGAGCCTAAGTGAGCTCTGTGCCTCGTTGACCATTTGGAATTCTGTAAATGTTTTAAGTTGCATGTCCTATTTATTAGATTTATTTTGTTAATTTTCTGGTAAAAGGATAATGTTAGTATCAATTGGATTCTTAAAACCCATTTGCATTTTAGGTCCAAAGATTGACATCATATCCCACATTTGAAATTCAGTATAACCGTCTTCATCTTGCCTTGTCTTTAATTCTTCAATAGTAACCGGTTTAATGGTACCTGAAAAATGTACAAACTTATTCTCATGAGCTAACCATACTTCATAACCATATTCGGTTACTTTTACTTTAACATCGTGGTTGATGTTGAATTTAATTCGTTCCATTTTATCTAAGTTTTACTTGAAATCTGTTTTCCATTTTTTCTAAAGTCTCATCAGGAACTCCATGCTCATTGATTCCACCGTGACGGTTCTCAACAATTAGTGAGAATACTGCAAAGTCATACTTTTCAGCCAATTCATAGTAAGGTTTCATTTCCCATTCTTGTGTGAATGTGTTAGAAACGATAACTGTATTATAGCCGTAAGGTTGCATATAAACATCTGTCTGTTTTTGACACCATTCATGTGCTTCCTTTAATTTAGAAGCATCGAAGTTGTATTCTCCATTTTTCATAAAGAACATATCGGCCTCTACATGACCTGTCTGTGCATTCATTAATGATTTTGCTAATGATGATTTACCACATCCTGGTAAACCTCTAAGTAAATATAATATCTTCATAATCTTAAAAATTAAATGGTTTAGTTAAAGTTTTCACAATATAGTCTTTACAGCTATATGCTAAAAATGTAGATTTTTCAAAACCAGATTCTACAATTTGTTGTAAACCACTACCATTACAAACTCTACAATCTGATTCAGTTGGATTGCTATTATCTCCGTAAGTATCATTATAAGTACAACCACAATCTACACTCATATACCAATTCTTCATTCGTATAGTACCTCTTGAATTTCTCATAGTAAATGAAATCCAGTCTACTACTTCATATTCCTCTGAAGTGGTTTTAACGGTTCTAACTCCATTAATGATTACGATACCATGTGATGGTATTCTATAAATACTTCCTGCTTCTGGTTTCATATTTTAAATTTTTGTTTATATTTTTAAAAGTTACCTGGAGCTACTTGAAAACAGCTGATACCATTCTCTCTCCACATTTTTACTACTTTATCTCGGTCATCAAAGACACACATGATCTCGTGGCCTGCTGCCATTTCTTGATCTAACCACTCTTTCTTCAACACGTCATCTGGCGTGAAAGAACCCTGCATTCTCATGAACAAGAAGTCTGGTTGAATGCCGTGCTGTGCTAACCAATCTTCAGTCTGTTGACGACTAATAGAGTCTCGACCACTAAAGATACCAACCCGAAAGCCAGCAGCCTTCATTGCTTTAAAGCTTGCAATCACTGGCAAGTTTGGCTCATCCAAAGAGATATTCTCTGGTGCAAAGAAAGTCTTCCAGTTAATTTTACCATTTGGCTTAGCTGCCAAAACACGTCTCTTATCGATCAAGGCCAAAGTACCGTCCAAATCGAATATTACTGTTTGTTGTTTCATCTTGTTTTGTTTTACAGTGTAAATATAATAAAAAAGCCCGAGACTAAAAAATCTCAGGCCATCTTTTTTGCAATTATTTTTGAGTACTTATCTCAAAACTTCTACAAATCCAACTTTATTAATATCGTTGGATTCAACACGCATTACCAATCGATATACGAACGTTGATTCACTAACATTAGAACCCCACCATGTGCCATCCCAATATTGATTGGTATCTCTTGTTTCAAATATAAGTTGACCATTACGTGTATAAACTTCTAACAGGTAATCTGAAACCGTCAATGTATCATCAAATATAGGTTTCCAATAATCATTCATCATATCACCATCAGGGGTGAATGCGTTTGGAATATGGACTTCTTGTGCGAATGCAGTTGCTCCAACAAACATTGCCGCTATTACTAATAACTTTTTCATCTTTATTTACCGGTATATCTGTTTACTTCATCAATACAAATGCAATTCTTTTCTCCGTAGATGTGGCCATTGGATGCTGATGTTCGAACCCAAATTTGTTCACCATTCTTATCTACTTTATGAGTATTACAACTCCATTGCATACACGTTTTCTCACAAGAAGAAAACAAAACACAGGCCGTTAAAAATGTAACGAACCCTATAAAACCACATACTAACTGTTTCATGATTATTTGATTATGATTATTTGATTAAATTGTTTTTATTCATTGTTATAAATGTCTACTCTTAATCCGATAGTGAAAGTTAATATTGTCCACTATAGTCTCTATTGCCTGGATGTTACTCAGTTCTCGAATGCGTTTGATCGCAAGCTCTTTGTAGTTAGCTGCAGCATTCATTTGACTTTCATTCTTACATGATGATATTACATCAGTGCATTTGTCGTAAATAGCTCTAACTCTAGCGTCCATTGTTTCTAGTTTAAGATTTGCAATACTGTTTTCCAGTCTGGGCATTCTTCCGAGCCAAACTTAATTACTTGACCTTTGAACTCTGCAGCACCATTGTTTGGTCGGTCGTCGATCAGATAGTCACCGATCATTAAGTTCTTGTTGTGTGTGAAAATAAGTCTTCGGTTAACCTCATTACCAAGGTGTTGCTCTGCCCAAACTCGTTTTGCAGTTAGAGACTCTGGATTAGCCCAAGGTGCTGTTGATAAGATGTAAACGTCAAATCTTGGGTCGTTACTGAGTTGCTTGAATGCTTCTACCGCACCTGGCATTGGCGCTGCTTTGTAGAATGGTTCTACATCTTGGTCGATAATCGCGCCAACGTCAAAACCGTCTTCACCGAGTGCATGGATATATTTTTCGTAGACTGCACCGACTAGATCGACGAGAACGCCATCCATGTCTATGTAAACTACTTTCTTATCCATTCTTGCTGTTGCTTTTTACGTTTGACTTAAATAGGATTGAGAATAAGAAGTTCAATCCAAGTGCTTGCCAGAAGCCGATTGAGTTGACTCCATCGACTGCAGGTTCTAGACATGTATTCCACAACCACATGGTTGGAAATGCCATTAGCAATGCTATTAAAGAGATAGCAGTTAACCCGATAAAGAAGAGTCCGATAATTTCTAATAGTTTGTTCATTTATGTATGTTTTTAATTACAGTACTAATATAATAAAAAAGATTGACACTAGAAAACTTTTTTGCAATTATTTTGCAGATTTACTCAACAAAGTCAAATGTCTTAATCTTATGTTTGTCCATCCAGCGCCCAATGAAACCTTCACCAACACCTAGATCTATAATCTCATATTTGTGATCGATCAGGGGCTTCTGAGCTCGAGCATTATTCACAATGTCAACACTTTTAAGAGTGACTAACATGTAGTGTTTTTTGCCTGTTTTAGTCTTACGGTAAACTGCGACTGTTGGTGGCTTCTTAAATTCTATCTTGTCTAAGTCTTTTAGTTTCATTTCCAAAATAATTGAATAGCGATTAGGCCAACCGATAGTGCGAGAGAAACTCCTGTTTTTGCAGTTATACCTTCACCCATGAAAATATATGTCATTACTGTAAAGATCAGGATTCCACTGGCAAAGCCAATAAAACGGCCAGGCCAAAGCATTCCATCGAAATGTTCAACTACTAGTCGGGTTGCCTGAATTAAGATGTAACTGATAATACCACCAAAAGCAAAAGAAACTAGCCATGGGTTCTTCTTAAACCATGGCCATACAAATTGACCATTCGTCTGTACCCAAATCAAGCCCTGGCCTAAGAAGAAGAGCAGGAAGCCTAAGAGCAGATTCAAAACAGATTAGTTGTTTTAGTCAACATGTGACTGATGAATGAATGTCTGTGCATTGGTGTAGCGCCCTCGTTAACGATTGCGTCTCTGTGTTGTTTGGTACCGTAGCCTTTATTACTACCCCAGCCAAATGCTGCATACTCCTCCATCTGGCTCAAATCTCGCATGTAATTATCACGTTCGGTCTTTGCTAGAATCGAAGCTGCTGCAATACTAACGTATATGTTGTCTCCGCCAACGATGGTTCCGAAAGGTATACCATTGTACCCATGGAACTGATCCCCATCAACCAGAATGAACTGGAACTCGTTTTCTTCGGCTATTTTATCAAGGCATTGCTTCATACCGTTCAGAGTCGCTTTCAGTATGTTTGTGGACTCGATTTCCTCTACTGGAATATGAACTATTGAATATGCAAGTGCGTTGTCCAGAACTAGCCTACGAGCTTCTACCTTCTGTCCTTCAGAAAGTAACTTTGAGTCTTTAATCAACTCATGTTGAAAACCATGTGGCATAATACACGCAGCAACGGTAACTGGGCCTGCAAGTGCGCCTCTGCCAGCCTCGTCGAGGCCAACCTCTGTTATGTCGAGGTCGTTCATATGGCTTGATTTTAGTAGGATCTGCTTCATTTATAAACTTATTTAGAGTTATATGTGAAGCTCTAGAATTGTTTAGGACTCTTTCTTAGGTCGATCCCATCGCATCTGGTTCTCAGCTCTGTACATACCACACTTTTCGTAGAACTCTACGTTCTCGTCTGAACAGTTTAGGATTGTCTTGTAACAATTCTTCTCTACTGAAAGTTTAAGTAGATCTTCAATCAGCATTTTACCTAAGCCTAAGCCTCGGTATTCTTCAGCTACAGCAACGTCTTCGATCAGGGCAATTCTATTACCTGATCTGATAATTTTATTGACTGTAATTAGAGAAGCAACTCCAGCAATTTCGCCGTCAACTTTAATGACGCGATATGTAATGCTATTGTCACTTATTATTTTCCACCATTGAACTGGTGCTGGTTCTGTAAAGCCGAATGCGGAGCTATAGATCTGGCAGATTCTGTCTAGATCATTATAGCCCGCGTCTTCGATTGTTATTTTTCGTTCTTGTGTCTCCATTGGTCATACCTTTTCACGATGTCTTGTAAAATCTTAGCTCTCACTATATCTCTATCGTTGAAGATGTGAGTGCCGACACCTTTTACATTTCCGATTAACTCGATGAAATTAGGTAATGAAACTCTAGATGCTGCAATGTCATGTTGACTTACGTCTCCGGTTACAATAACCTTTGAGTCTCTTCCCATTCGAGTTACAAATAACATTAGCTGCTTAAAGGTTGCGTTCTGGGCTTCGTCGAGAATCATAAGTGAGTCGTCAAACGTATCGCCTCGCATATATGCTAAAGGTTCAAACTTAATAATATTCTTGTCGAATAAGATCTTAGTCTCTTCATGTCCAATAATCTTCTCGATGTTAGACTTGTAAGATTTCATGTAAGGATCTACCTTCTCATCTTTACCACCTGGTAGAAAGCCCAACTTCTCACCAGCTTCCTGGATTGGCTTACATAAGATGATCTGTTTGATCTTCTTCTCCTTTAAGAGTTTAAGTGCTGCGAAACAAGCCGTAAACGTTTTCGAAGTTCCGGCTGGCCCGTAGCAAAATGTTATTTCATTGTTTTCAATTTGGTTTAAATATTTTTGTTGTGACTGCCTTAATTGTACTCTCTTTAGCAGTTCGTTATTATCTCCTGTGTTGGTTCGTTTTGTCATTCAATTTATTGTGTTTAATCCCCAGCCATTATGACTAGCTCCTTTAGCTTCATTAGTCGTTCACATTTTTCATACTCTTCGATCTCCTCGAAGTATCTAACCATTAGATCTATAAATTTAGACCTCTGACTTATGCCATGAGGTATCTCTATTAACCTATCATCGTCCTTGAATACTATGAAGCGGTTCACCGTCTTAGTAAAGTTACGTGTGAGTTGGTAATAAGATGCTCTCATCAGACTATCCTTGTCCGAGTTTGAAATAAATCCGCTCATTATCGTATTGCCTTCTTTTTTCATATATGATCTGCGAGTACGTTTATTGTACCGCACATCATATATATTTTTGCTGGCATACATCCTAACTAGAAATTAAGATTAAAAATAGTAGTATATCTTTATGGTATAAGTTTAGTCTTGATTCGATCTAAACTTGCTTTCTACATACTTAGCCTTCATTTTCTGCTTTCTCTTCTTAGCAGATGGCTTAACATGTTGTTGGCGCTCGCGTAGTTCTTTGAGCTGTCTTGTACGTATTACTTTAGATTTATATAGCTTAAGGGCTTTTTCAATGCCACCTTTACCGACTTCAATTTTCAACATATTCTTCGATTTCTTTTTTAATGTTTAACAGTGTGGCACATTTTTCGTAGGACTCTTTAGCCTCGTAGTATTGAATCATACCATCTAAGACTTTTAACTTTTTCTCTGATTCTAGATCTGAAAGAACAACGTAACTTGGATGTTTTGAAATGGCTTCATAAAGTGCTTGATAGAACTGATCTCTATGTGTAAAGATTAGACTGGCCATCATTCCGTAGAATGGTGAGCCACGATGTGGATCGTAAAAGTTCATAAACATTTCTGAATCATCCATTGTTTTGTTTTATCTTTTCTATATATTCTAACTGCTCTTCGTTTAATTCTGGGTAAGAAGCATGTATTTTTACTAAGAGAGATCCCCTTTGTTCTGTGCCGTAAACTGGGTAGCCTTTCTCTTTAAGTCTTAATGTCTTTTCTGGGTAAGTACCTCTTGGTATCTTTAGGCTGATCAAGCCTTCTGGTGTTTCTAGTGGAATTGAACAGCCTAACATAATATCATACCATGGTAGGGTTTTCTCTAGCCAGATGTCGTTGCCTTGCATAATAAACCTACTGTCTGAGATAACATGGATCTCGACTACAAGGTCTCCGTTCGGTAGGCTTGTGTTAAGTTGATGTGGATAGCCTTTGCCGGCTATTCTGAAACGCTGGCCTGTTTTTAGACCAGGTTTAAACGTCATTCGGATGCTCTGCCCGTTAACGTCAAAAGTTTTAGTTGTGCCATGAAATGCTTCATCAAATGAAACATGGATCTGGACTCTAATGTCTTGTCCTTTTTGTCTTCTCTGTTGGTTGTTGAACGCATTGCCAAAGACCTGATCGAACATGTCGGACATGCTGTAACGATCCTGTTGGTTATGCCGCGCAAAGAAGTCTTGTTGCCTTCGTTGATTATCATAATTTGCTCGCTTATTTTCGTCACCAATAGCTCCGTATGCTTCGGCGATCTCTTTAAATTTTACATCATCGCCACCACTAATATCCGGGTGATATTCCTTGCTTAGTTTACGATAAGCCTTCTTGATTTCATCCTGTGTTGCATTCTCGCTAACACCTAATGTATCGTAGTAGCTCACTGGCTTTTAAAGTTTGGTCTAACTTTTATTACCTTGTCTTCGTTAATCGGCATGTCTTCACGAAGATCGCTGCGTAGTTTCTTTTCCTGTAGCTTACTAACTTTCTCGTCACGCTTAAGCTTCTTCTCTTCAATTACATTTTGTTTATCAAGAGCATCTGCAATGCGTTTAAGTTGAGCTGCTATATCTTTAGCTGTCTTTTCTTCCATGTCTATTCTTTATTAGATCTGAGTCTCCGTTTTGAAAGTCTTGGTATGGTAATGACTTATCTTTCTGGCCTTGTTGTGGCCCATTTATCATTATAACATCCTTATGTGGATTTGTTTCACCGATCCTGCTTCTAAGCCAGTCGTCAAGGTCTTGGATTGAGCCTTGGAAATGTCTGATCTTCATCAGTCTATCGTCTTCATCTTTAAGGTCTGCTCTGGCTTCGGTTTCATCTACTTTATAGACTCTCTTGATAAATGCATTGATGTCCTTCTTGTCGTAGCCAAGCAGATCACCAACGTATCTTGCCTCTTCTGGCGTATCATCACTTAAATACCCACCCTTCTTCTCTGCATAGTCTGCAAGTTTCTGAGCAGCCTTCTTGTTGTTCTTGTACATTACCCAAGCCCTACCATCAGGTTTACCTTTAACTTCAATTGCTTTAAGTCCATTATCTAGACCATGTTGCATTGCCTCTAGTTCACTCTCGTTATTAGGTCGATAAATCGGAGCATCCATTGTTGAAATAAATGCAAGTTCTCTTTTACCGTCAATCACAGTCTGAACGCCTTCCATTGTATCGTAGGCTTCAGATGCTTTAATTTTTTCGGCAACAAATTGTTCAAAGAGTTTTATGTATTTCATATCTTTAATCGTTTTCTATAGTTGCGAGTTTTGTATAATATTTAGGATCCTCAAAAAGGTGATCTCTTGCTATTTCCATCGCTACTTTTTTATCATTAGTATGTTCCATCTCAACTGAGATTCCTTTTTCATACTCAGTATCTAGTTCGTCTAGATCTACTTCATGTTTTTTAGCAATATCCTCTAATGACATATTCCCAGATATTCCTCCTGAAATTACTTCCTCATTAATAAATTCTTCAAATAGTTTTATATGTTTCATAGTTATTGTGATTTTTCAAGCTTCCATGATTTTACACTCTTCTTAGCATTAAAGATAATAAGAGCATCAAGATCTTCTTGAAAGTCTCGAGGGTCGTAATCGGAATAGATAGCTCCGGCAAATCCGTTTTTAATTAATAGCTTGGTTCCGTCTAGTCCCATTACAATTTCAGCAGATGGAT